TATTTTATTTAAATGATTTCATAATTTCTTCTAGTGATTCATTGAAATCTTTCAAATCTGCACCAAATTCACCCATACCTCCATAAAATCCTTCACCTTTGAATTGTAAACTTCTTTTTGCAAATCGAGCTATTTTTTCTGCTACACCTGATCTCCCAGCGCTTGTGGATATTGAGGATAAACCTTCTTTGTAAAGCGGACTAACTGATAGAGTTTTTGAGTATTTACCATATAAAAATTCATAAATTTCTTTATATAATTCTATTATGTATTCTTTTACTTTTCTATGATCGTGACCCTCATTTTTTTCTAGATTCTTACCCTTTACACTAACTCTATCTAATATTGGATCTAAGAAATCAGTATCAATGGCAATACCTTTCTCCTTTGAATCTTTTAGTATTGTCATAGCCTTTTGTATGTTTTTGAAAGCTTGGATTAGATGTTTTTCATCTGACATAATTTCTGCTCTCCTTGTTGTACCAAATCTCTTTTCAAAAATCATAAAGCTATCAATAAAAGCTCCATGATTTCTTCTTTCTTTAACAGTAACTGAATCAACTGTTACCATAGCACTTCTTAGAGCTTTTAGATTTTTAACCATTAGATAATATAGTTTGGAGTCTACTTTCTTATCGTCCTCTTTGTCATCTGTTTTATCCTTATCAATATTTTTTCCTCTATCATCACCATCCGGTGTACCACCTTCTTTACCAGAGTCATCAGAATAATCTTCTTCGTCATCAATATCTTTCTCATCCACTTCCACAGGTAATAATGATTGATATAAATCGTTCAATATTTTTGCCCTGGAACTTCTCAGACCCTTCATCCTTGCCAATTTAAGTGTGACAGCACCAACAATTAAAGATATTCCAATAGTCGCTAAAACTGGTGCGAGTGCGATGATTTTAGCACCCAATGCAGTTGTAACGACAGTCTTTCCGCCTTGTTTTATAATAACCTTTCTTGTTTCAGTAAAAAGCTTTTTAGCAATTGCGGTTGTAGCACCACCATTTTGATTATATAGAAATCCGTCACCCCAAGTTCCTTCAAGTCGATTAAAAATATCCCCGACGTTTTTGTTAGTTGGATCTGATAATTGTTTCAATAAATCTTCTGCTGATACCCCTCTAGCATTTGGATTTATGAATTGTAACATTGCCTCAGCACCCTTTTTTTCATCACCACCACCATAGAATTTGAAAGCTTCTTTCAAATTACCAACAGGTTGGTCGAAATTTAATGACTTGCCGGTTTCCTCCATGAATCCATTATTTTGAATAGTATAAGACCATCCGTTCGGGTCTACTTTGACATTTCTATCTACAATAGATTTAAAAGTTTTTTCGCCAAATTGATCTGGCTCTTCAATTACCTTAGTAAAGAATTCTTTGAACCATTCAGTTTGTGCAATCCAACCTAAAATACCAAGTGTCGCGCCAAGACCAGCTAAAATCAATGGTAGTTTATTAGACTCCAATCCTTTAATTCTATCACTTGCGAAATTCTTTTCACCAGAAGTTTTCTGAAATTTAGATGATTGAGTATTAGATGTTTTTTGTTCCCTATCAGACCCTTTTCTAGCACCAAACAACTTATCACCAATCCATCCGATTATTTCTTCCTCTTCTTCATTAATTGACTGGTAATCAGAATATAAGCTTTGTTGGAGTTCATTAACTTCTTCTTCCGTAATTTCATCTCTTCTTGATTCAAAAGTTGTGTAAATTGCTTTTAAATCAACATCTAAATGTTTTTTAACAACTTTTCTCAAATCACCAATTATTTCATTGACAACATCTGGAGCCAAATATCCTTCTTCTTTCGGATCTTTTTTAGCTGCAGCTACAAGTGAATCATAAAATTGTCCATACATTAAAACACCTTTCAAAAAAGTGAATTTTTTTCTATCATTTGGAAATTCGGGTGCCTCAATCAAAACCTCACCATATACTTTCTTTAGAAGTTCATTGGATTTTTTTGACATGATTTTCTTGATTTCTTCTCTAGATTGAGCATCAACTTTCTTTTTACCGAATATCTTTCCACCAGCTTTATATCTACCAAGTTTAGATAGACCATATTTTATATCCTCCCAAAAATTTTCATTTAGAGAATCCAAATTTTGATTATCAAATTCGGAAAATTTTACTAATTTATTCATAAAATAAAGTTTTTATTTCTATATATTAAAAAAATTATTTATTTTTTAATTTTTGAGTCGAAAAAAAAATTACTAAACTTTATTTGATTTTATCTTAAAATTTAAATCAAATCTATACCAAATGGACTTCAATACGATTTTAAATACCGGCTTAATATTTTCAGCTATCACCTACTTGGGATATCAATTAAGAACAATTCCCGAACTAATATGGAGTTTCATCAAAAGAAAGATTACCTTCAACTTAACAATAGTAGAAACTGATGAACTCTACATCTATATGGAAAGATGGCTTCTACACAATCATAAAAATTCATATAGAAATGTAGAAGCTTCACTTTCTCCACAAAAGTTCAATTCAATGGACATATCACATGAAGAAACATCCGACCCAACAAAAGATGAAGATAAGCTACATCTTTGGCAATTTTCTGATAATTTCTTTATTCACTATCGCAATAGAAGAATCCTAATATCAAAAGGTAGAGAAAAATTAGAAGGGGCAAAAGATTTAAGAAATGCCTTTCTAAATAGCTTCACTATCAGTGGTATCTTCGCTAAAAAATCTATACTAAAGTTAATAGAAGAAGTAATACAATTCAACCAACAATTCAAAAAAGAAAGATTCCCAAGAATCTATACAAATACAGATTGGGGTGAATGGCAATTCTCTGGTGACAATTACTCTAAAAGTTTTGATAACATCTTCTTTAAAGATAAAGAACTTCTTATATCAGACATAAATAACTTTTTAGAGAATAAGACGTGGTATCAGAAAAGAGGTATACCCTATAAAAGAGGTTATCTTTTTTATGGTCTTCCAGGAAATGGCAAAACTGCCATCGTTCAAGCTATTGCTAGGCACTTCAAAAAAGACATCTATTATATCTCACTTGGTAATATAGAAAGTGATTCTAATTTATCAAGACTTTATTCAAATATGAAGTTTGGTTCCCTAGTAGTATTTGAAGATGTAGATGCTTACTTTGAAGGTAGAAAAAACAATAAAGAAAAGGGAATTTCTTTTTCGATGCTACTTAATTGCCTAGATGGTATATTTTCACAATCTGGGACAATTACGATTATGACTACTAATCATCCAGAGAAATTAGATCCTGCCTTAATCAGACACGGTAGAATAGATGTTAAAATGGAAATTACTAATCCGAATGGTGAGGAAGTTAAAAAGTATCTTCAAAACTTTTATGAAGTTGAATCTATCCAAGATTTAAGTTATTTAGATGGTAGTTTATCTATGGTGCAAATTCAAGATATTTGTTTATTGAATAAAGACTCATTAGAAAATACCCTAAATACAATCAACCAAATGATTGTCGCAGAATTGGTTTAGTTATTTTTATATATAGATGTATGAAATAGATAAATTTCACCATAAAAATAAAAATACAAATGAAAAAAATAAAAGATTGGAAAAAATTCAATGAATCTTTTGAATCCGATGAATTAGATGAGTTATATGACCAGGGAGCTGAAGCAATTAGTGCTGCCGCTGATTACTTAGCCACTCAAGGCACTGAGGAATGGAACGATATAAATAATGGTGATCCATTCATTGTGATAAATATGTTAAGAGAGGATGGATCGGAGGAAGCTTTAAGTATTGCTGACGAGATTGAATCTATTAATAATCAAATAGCAGAGATAGAGGGAAATTTGGATGATGATTATTATGATGAAGATTATGATAATGAATAACTATTTTGTAAATATATGAAACACTTAAAACTATTCGAAAGTTTTGAACAAACGATTTTTGAATTAAGGGATGTGAATGTAATTATGCACATCAATGGAATTATCAAGCTAAGTGTAGAAAAAGATCCATCTATCAATATCTACAATACAACGACTCAAGGAAGACATTGTATTGTTACTTTCAGACAAACTAATTTAGATGAATTCAAACCGATTTTAGAACCACTTGGTTATAAAATTAATCCTTCAATTACAGGATGTCCGTTCGAAAAAGAAGAAGAAAATTATAGCAAAATTAACCTGAGAAAGAAAATGTTGTTTATACATGATATAGGTGACTATTGGTATATACTCAGTTATTATGATTTAAATAAACTAATTCAACTACACTTTTTAATAGATGAAAAAGTCAATCTAATAGATAAAATAAAAGAACTGACATCGGATGAGATTTATTAAACTATATGAGCAGTTTAGAAGTGGTAGCAATCTTTCACTACTTTTAGAAGCTGTTCTTAACTTAGATGTAAATATACAAAATGCCTTAAAGTCTATCAAAGATGATAAGACATCAGATCCTACTTTTGCAAAATTATCTGAGTTAATTCTTAACTCTATTCAAAAAGAGTTTCCAAAATTAAAATACGATAATGTCTATCTGAACCCTGAGAAGAAGAAAGATTTCCCACTCAAGGGTAAGATTGGTAAACAGGAAACCGAACAGAGTGTTACAAGAGTAATCAATAATGTAATATCAAGTATTTACGATAATAATAAAATCCTACCGAAATACTTAATCAAAAAGGATGGTGGTAATTCCAATATTCCAGCACCAAATACATTTTTAAGAGAAGATGAGTATTTGCAAATCATGTCAAAATTTTCAAAAGAAGAAATCGAATCTAATAAGAAAAAAAATTCACAAGAAAAATCAAAATTTATTATTGATAATTTAACTGGTGGTGCAATTATAGATGAATTCTCAAGAATTTTAGGTGTTAAACTTTCTGAATCAACGGTAGTGTCGACTGATACAATAAAATTAGTTTCTGGTGGTGAAATATTGAAGTGGTATAATAGTGATAATACAGAAACTGCAGAGCATACAACCTTGGCTAATTCTTGTATGAGAGGGGATGATAAAAATAACTATATGAAACTTTATTCAGATAATCCTGAAAAAATTAAGTTAGTAATTAAATTAAATAGTGATGGAAAATTGGTTGCAAGAGCTTTAGTTTGGAAGCTTGATTTTTCTCAAGGTGAATTTGATTATTATATGGATAGATGTTATTATAATGTAGAAGAAGATGTAGAAATTCTCTTTACTTGGCTAAGAAAACAACCAGGATACCAAAATTCAAATCGAGCAAGTAATCCTGAGAATATGATTGTTAAACTTGAAAAAGTGAATTTCAAATATTATCCGTATGTCGATACTTTTAAGAATTTATTCATAGAAACTAAATTGGTTGAAAGAGCTAATACGCCAGAAAATTTGAAACTACCAAATATCCCGGATTGGGAAAAGAACTCTTGGTTCTATCAAGATATAGTTTTGTCTAACAAAGGATTTCTTTCAAACTTAACATTTGCTGAAATATTAGCTGATAAAAATCTGGTTAGCAGTTTAGAGAATATAGACATAATAATTAAAGATTACTATCTAAGAAGTAATAAAGAGCCTATATTCGCTCAGACATATCTTGATTTCAGACTTCAGAGTACACTTGGTGAAAGAAAGGCAAACAAGGAAAACTTTAAAAATTTTGACATAGGTCCTGAAGTAGACGTGGTTACACTGAAGTCAAAATTAAACATTTCACCAAGTACAAATTATTTAGTGGAATTAGATAATTTATATAAAATCAGTAAATTAGCACACCGAGATGGTACTCCTGAAGACATTTTTGATATAGAAAAAAAGCAGATTAATGATAATTATATAAGAATTTTAGGAAAATATATGATTAGTAAAGATTTAACTTCTGATGTCAAGGATTGGGGCGGATTGGAAGTAATAAATGGTTGTAGATTATTTTTCTATAATGTCAAAAATAAATTAGGTATAAAAGAAGTATCAGATAAATTGAACCCATCAGAATATTCTTTTTATAGATATCGCAATTGGAATGATTCCTCACTTGATTATTTTGTTTCCGCACTAGATTTAGATATACTTGGAATTTTACATCATTTCAAAAAAATGAAACCAACATATTTTAGTTTCTCAACAGCAAAAGAATTTTTAGAAAAAAATTCTGAATTCATATCAGAATCTTTAGAGGGGCAAGAACTCACAACATCCAAGAAGGAATTATTAGAAAGAAGAAAACTTTTTGTTTCAGATGAGGATTAGACTTTTACCGAAGAATTTAAAGGTATAATATTTCTCCTTTCATCGAAGTAAATTTCTAAATCCAATATGAATAGATAAGGTTCAAAATAATCTTTTTTAACTTTCTTTGGAAGTTTATAACCAGCTAACTTGACATCTTCAATAAACTCATCAATTAATTTCTGTTTGAATTCTGGATCGTTATAGATTTTACCTACACCTAAATTAAAGTAAGCAGAAAGTCCCTGCTCAAGTTGATACACTTCACTTGTCTCTTCACCTATCATTTGTCTAAGTGAGGCATAAGTTGGTTGTGACTGAGTTTGTGACTTTACTAAAAAGTTGATACTGAGTAAAAAAAGTAGAATAATAAATTTTTTCATAATTTGTGATTTTTTTAAAGTTATAAAATATATATCAACAAATATATGAAAAGAGACTTAAAAAAGATATGACTTAAATCCTATTTTCGAGTGATTTAAGTCATATTAATTTAATTTTTATTTCGATTTACACAAAATTTACAATTGCCTTTGTGTGTGATAACAGCCGAGTTGAAACCTATATTACTGACTACATATTCACAACTATCAATCTCGTAGATTTCGAATCTACCAATTATATTAGTGATTTTTGGTTGTTCCCGATTTTTGTACTCATTTATATCAATTTCACTCGGATTTACACAGCTTGTAAATAAAAATATCAACGATAGAAAACAAAGATTTTTCATTGTAGTTTTATTTTGGTGTTAAAAAATGTCTGACTGTTGAATATAGAGTTCTTCCCAGACTAATTCTTCTTGTCGTTGATAAATAAATTCATCACTTTGAACATATTCATTGTGTAGTCTTTCGAGTAGTTCTTCCATAATCATTTCTTTTTCTTTTTAGAGATTCTTTTTAGTAAAATTCTTTTTCTTCGTTTACGAAGATTCCATTTTAATTGGTCTTCAAATCGCCTTCTTGTCTTTTTTGAAAACTCAAATCGTCTTCTTTTCATTATATAATGATAGTAATTTTTATTTAGAATTCAAATTATTTTTGATTAATTCTTCGATATAAGATTTCATTGTTTGATTTTTAGTTAATTTATCTTTGAGTTCATTAATCAATTCCCTGTTCAATTGAACATTTACATTTTCCTTATTATACTTATCACCATAAATTCTTTTGGACTCATAGACTTTTTTATCATTTTTATTCATAGGGAAAATAATATTTTTTATATATATTATTATAGTTAAAAATAAAGTTATGTTTATGAATAATAGTAGAATAACATACATATATGGATTATATGAAGTTGGAAAAGAGGATGAAATAAGGTATATTGGTAAAAGTGATAATCCTAAAACTAGAATATGTTCACACATAAGTGTTAGTAAAAAGAGCAAATCAAAGCCAACACACAAAGAATGTTGGATAAGAAAAGTTATAGATAGTAAAGGCGAGATAGGATGTAAAATATTAGAAGAGGTAACTTACGAAAATTGGTCAGACCGAGAAAGATATTGGATATCTAAAACGGAAAACTTAACTAATACATCACCCGGTGGTGAGACTGGTATAACTGGAAAACTATTTGAAATATCATATAATGACTATAAAACTTGGATTAATAATAACTATCCAAACTTAAAAAGTATCAAAGATTTCAGAGAAGTAAATAAATATTTTCCCGATTTTATACCAAAATCGCCTAATACCGTTTTTAAAAATTATGGTTGGACTAGTTGGCAAGAACTTCTTAATACTGATTTTGTAACATCCAAACAGAAAAACAAAAAATACTTATCTTACATGGATTGTAAAAAATGGATTAATGATAATTATCCAAGTATAAGTTCATGGAATAGAGTTAAGGAGAACTTACCATGTTTTATACCAAAAAGACCTTATATTGTATATAAAAATTCGGGTTGGACTAATTGGTTTGATTTTATTGGAGTTGATTTGTCACCAAAAGAAAATTATTTAGATTTTACAGAGGCTAGAAATTATGTTAGAGATTTGAAATTATCATGTTCAAAAGAGTGGTTTAATCACTATAAGTTAAATCATAAAAAATCAGAGTTTCCAAACATACCAAAAAATGCAAATTCATTTTATCGAAAAAGTGGTTGGATTAATTGGACAGACTTTTTGGGATCGAGTGTAAAACCAACCGATATAAACAGAAATAAACTATCATATGATGAATTAGTTAAATATGTTAGTAATAATTTGAGTCATGTTAAAAATAAAAGACAATGGATTGAATATATAAAAAACAATATATCCGTTCAGATACCCAAACATCCAGATATTGTCTATGTAAATGAATGGGTTAGTTGGAATTCATTTTTAAATAAAAAAGAATACAAAAGAAATAAACAATTTTACACATTCATAGAGTGTAAGGAAATCATTAAAAGAAATAATATAAAATCAAATAAACAATGGAGAGAGTGGGTAAAAGGTGTAGAAGGAATACCAAAGAATCCTGAAAGTTACTTCAAAGATGAGTGGATAGACTGGTATGATTGGTTAGGAAAACAAAAGAGTGTGAACTAGTTCACACTCTTTTGTTTTTTACTTCTTAAGAACTTCTTTTGTGTAATAATCTTCGAATCCATCCAAGTAGTTACTAATTGATTTATCTCTATCTACACCAATAATCTCATCAATTAGTCCGAATTTCAAAGCTTCGTCACTAAAGAACCACTTATCATTTCTTGATATTTCAAATACTTCATCGAATGTTTTACCACAATTTTCTGCTAGTATTTTAAAAAGCATATAATTATACTTTTCAGCCTCAATCTGATTAATCCTTGTATCTTGAATATTTCCCTGTGATCCGTGTGAAACCATATGAGTCATAATTTTTGAAAAAATCAATGAAGATCTCTTTCCTTTACATCCGCTTGAAACGAGAATACTTCCCATACTCGCGCACATACCAACATTAATAGTAGCAATATCACAACTTACATAGTTCATAACATCTCTTATACCCAATCCAGCTAAAACAGAACCACCTGGTGTATCTAGATGTATTGTAATGTCTCTCTTTTTATCAACCGAATCTAGAAAAATTAATTGCGCTTGAACAACCGATGACATTCTCCCATCGACAGGTCCCGAAACCCATAATATCCTATCCATCATGAGTCTATCAAATACTGACATTTGTGTAGCTCTGAGTTCTCTTTCTTCCAATACCATTGGTGTTAAAGATGACTGATAATCAATAACAGCATCAACCGTTGTTCCATTTATGCCCTTATGTTTTGTTGCATATCTTCTAAATTCCTTCCCTAAGTTTTCCATATTTTAACTTTTTTTAATTTTACTATATTCTTCATCAGACAGAGTTCTTATCCATCCAATATCATTTCTTAGCTTACCGGGTTCTCCAGTAACTTCGCAGATTGTATAACTTTTTTCTTCTGACTCGCCTATTCTTTTGAAAACTTCATCAGAAGATTCGTTAATATAAAATCTTAGTCCGCCAAATTTTTCTTTGACTTGACAAACTTCCTTATTCCAACCCAATTCAATTATGTCTTCAATTAAGTCTTTGATTAATTGATTCCAACCAATACTTGTGTCAAAAAAATCAGAACTAAGGATTCTATCCCCAGTCCAACCATTAATTAATCCACCGATTGATTCAAGATAAATATCTAATTCCCTATTGCTCATGTTTTTTTATTTTAAAAAAGTAGTCAGTGGCATCGGGTATCACTCCTTAATGATAGACATTCGCGACTGCTATTAAACGTGCTTGACTACTCTATGTTATATAATATTAGAAAGGGAAGTTTAATAACGATCCCTCCAAAAATTGAAATACGGTTCTTCTGCTATATCACATAATTTTTGGTAAGGGCAATCATCATCACCTGCTTTTTCCCAAGTCCAATTATCTATGAAGGCATTTTGTTCATCGGTATATTTGGACTTATCCCATTGAAGTTCTTCAAGATGTAGGTAGTCAGCACCAGCGTCGTAGCTTTTAGCACCCCACCATTCATATTCTCCGATTCCATCGTTTTCGACTTTGAAATCTGATAGGTTTGCAAATATTTCTACTTCACCGATAGTTGAAATTTCAACAAAAGTCTTGATTTGCGTATTCATAGTTTTTTAATTGTTTATATATAGATTACTAAACAACACAAATGTAATGAAAGTTCTCGTAATTCTGCTTTTATTTATAACAAATTTTTGCTATTCTCAGTCTTTTTATTTTGACTGTTATAGTCACACATCAAAGTCTAGCTATAGCGATTATAGTAGATCTATGATAGGTATAGATGGTAAAATTTGGATAGACACCACAAAAAAGACTATACATATACAATCTGGTAACGTAATTAAGAATTTTGGAATAACTAAGTGGGATAGATCGGAAGAATTTATAGAATGTGGTGATACTTATTTCTGGTTTAAAGATGAAGAGATAATAGTTAGAAAATGGATTGATGACAAATATAGTTTGGGATTTATACAATTACATTTTATTTCAAAGGGATATAACTTGTGATTTTTAATATTCATCAAATCTAATTGGAACTATCATTTTAACGCTTGTTTCTACACCATTTGAAAAACCAGGAGTCCATCTTAAGGTGGATTCGGCGATGGATTTAATCACTCTTAGTGCTTCTTCTTTTAGTCCACACCCATCTGTATTATCTTTGACTAGGGTTATGTCAGCCATTGTGCCGTTTGGTCTTATTATAAAACTGATTTCAACGATACCTTGGCAACCCATTTCTTGTGCCTGTCTCGGATATTTGATATTATTTTGAATAAGTTGTACGAATTGTGAGTTAGTACAGTTTAGTTGGTCGAATTTATCTATCAACATTTCACATCCGGGAAATATTGGCAATTGGTTTATATTGGTCAATTCCTGGTTGGTTTGAGCTGATAAATTAATAGTGAGTCCTAAAAGTGTGAGTAGTGTAATTTTTTTCATAGACTTTTTTGTTTAGAGGTTAAAAAATAAGTGAGTTTGGTAAGTAAAGCAAAGTTGGATTCTTCTTTTGTATATCTACTTTAGGATATTTCTTTTGAAATTCCATAACATCGAATCTCTTGGTGATAAGGTGAAAACCATTTTTAGTAGGTATTTCTGCAATTATTTTATCTTCGCCAAAAGGTTGGCAACTATCAATCTGTAATTTGATATCTAAGAGTTCTTTAGTATCTTTGGTATCAACATCTACAATCCACCTTTTCTCATAAGTTTTGAGTTGACCTACAACAGAGTCAAATAAACCTTTTTGATTATGATTGCCATTCTTTATACGTTCTGCTAAAGCCATCATCATTTCTAGTGAAACATCGTGATGATTTTGTTTTTGTATATGAATATAGGCACGAGCCTTAAACATTTCACACAAATCAACAATCTCATTGAATCTTTTGTCTAAGTATTCTAAACTTTCAACAGTATAGGATTTAATAGTTCTAACTGATTGATGATTATCTCTTTCATCTTCTGGTTGGTCTTTTTTACGTTTAAAAACATAAAGCATGTAGAAGTCACCAGGTTTTGAGAAATCTAATAGTGGTTTGATTAAGTCTATATTATTTATCATTTGTTTTTAATTTGAATACAAATATAGGTAAATTTTTTGATTCAAACAAATTTAATATATAAATAAAAATAAAAATATTTTGTGAGAAGAATAAAAAATTGGAAAACTTGGATTACAGAATCTTTAGAACAGAATCCACTTACAAATTTACCAGATGGTGTCACATTGTATACTAATCGAATAGAAGCAACTGAAAAAAAAGAACAACTCTTTTTTGACAAAAGACAAAATAAAAAAGATAAGAGAGAAGAGTGGAATACATCACAAAGTGACTACTTGGGAATATTGAAACTTTCAAAAAAATATAATCTGAAGCTAAGAATTGATAAATACACGTTATATGTTGAATCAAATGTAGGCGTCTTTTCAATAATCAAAATATCAGATTATTTTTATTGGTTAGAAAAACTTTCAAATTTTTTTGGTGCTAAATTACTTTCTTTTGAAATAGATCAATATGATTCATTAATATCATTAATAATACAAATTTTAGAATCGGGTGATACATCACCAGAAATTTCCAAAGAGATATTTGATGAGGCAGAGATTGCTCAATATCATAATGTAGCTTGGCAAGAAAGACAAGCAGATAATATCGATGATTGGAAAGGAAATTGGACTGATGAAGAAATTGAAAAATTATCTAATGTTTCTGGAGAATTAAGAGAAATATTTACAAATCATTATAATTTCTTTAATGGGATTTTTCAAATATATGCAAGAAATAATACATTTATTTTAACTAAACTATCGAACAATGAATATTGGATAGAAAAAGATGCGTCTGGGAATGAAACGAAAGATAGATACTTTTTAGTTACAGGGATAAATAGTCTAGTATCATTTATCAAGACAATAATTTAAAAAAAACACTCATTTGAGTGTTTTTTTTTTATCTTTTTACTTTAACTTTTACACCGAAATCTTTTTTACTACTATTTCGGTAACTACTTTTTTGTTCATTTACTTTAACAGTTACCTTTTTAGAAACCTTTACTTTAAATTTATCTTCCCAAGGAACAAATAGATTTCCTTCAGCAATAACTTCAAGTCTAATGTCACCAACTTGACCTTCTTTCAAGATACTTAGTTTTTTAAGTGGTATAATACATTTACCACCTTTTAACTCACCATAAAACATAAGTGTCCAATCTCCTGATTCCACAACAAGTCTGGCTTGAGTTTGTTTTGGATCGGCACCTTGAATTGAAATATCACAGATAAAATTTTCTGATTTATCTGCATACAAATTATAGAAGTTCTCATTTTTCGATTCATCAAGGAATTCTTCTTCCGTTACTTCCTCCTCTTCCTCTTCTATTTTTTCGTAACTAGGTTCATAATCAATTTCTTGTTCTGAGTCCTCATATGAATCTTCTTCACTTTCTTCTGAGTCTTCTATATTGTCAGCCATAAATGATTCATAGATTGAAGTTTCCTCTTCTTCAGAACTTTCTTCTGTTTCGTTAGAATACTCTTCAATTTCTTCTTCCTTTTCTTCTGATTCTAATACAGAATATTTCTTTTTTGAGATTTTATTGAATTTATCTTCATTAAGAAAATCACCGAATTTAAAAATATTATCTTTCATAGAAATATATATTTTATTTTAAAAGTCAACTTTGACATTTATTGATTCTTTTATAAATCTTTCAAATTCATTTGTAGAAATTTTGATATTATTATCATCTACTTCTCTTGATTCATCAAATTCTAAGTTATTCAATTTACAATATACACTGATTACTTTTTTGGTTTTTTCTTTACCAATTTCTTTATTTAGTTGTTTCCAGGGGTTGTTATCTACATATTCTTTATAACCATAACCGCCCCCACCTCTGATAACTTTTTCTACTTCAATTAGCAAAACAATTTCTTCCCAAAGTAAGTCAATATTTTCCCAATTAACATTCAAATCTTCCCATTTTATGTAAATTTTTGACAATTTAGTAACTTATTATTTTTTGAGATATTTCAACAAAACGATGTTTCATATATATTAAATAAATATGGCTTTGCTAAAAAAACTTAAAGCTTGATATATAAAATTATGACTTATAGTTTAACTGGAAAGACCGCTTCTTCAACATATGGTAGATTAGTTCAAGTAATAACAGGTGCTACAAATACCTATTACGATGGATTCGGAAATCAATTAGATTTAGGGCCGATACCAGGACAAACAGGTCCTGTCGGACCCATTGGTAATACCGGACCGATTGGTTTACAAGGACAATCAGTTGTTTGGAATGGTGAATGGGATTCGATGATGCTCTATTACTCACTTGATATGGTTTCCTACGGTGGTAATTCATATATCAAGAAAAATTCACCTACATCGAGTCCACCCTTTTCACCTCCCAATGTGGATACTTCTAATTGGGATATTATGACACAAAATATAATGGGTGCGACCGGTGATACAGGCCCAGTCGGACCAACTGGTGCTACGGGTACAACCGGAGCAACTGGCGCAACAGGTTCCACCGGATCGTTTGGACCTACAGGACCGACTGGTGCAACAGGACCAACGGGTCCTACTGGTTCACAAGGTGAAACGGGAGCAACCGGTCCACAAGGACCAACTGGACTACAAGGAGTTACTGGTAGTCAAGGTATTCAAGGAGATATAGGACCGACAGGACCACAAGGTGAGGTAGGATCTACAGGTCCGATTGGATCAACTGGACCGAAAGGCGCTGATGGAAGGTCGCTTAGTTTCTATGATTATAGAGCAAATACGGCAGTATATAGTGGTGACCCCGGTTCCGGATTTTTAAGTTGGAATAATATTTCACAATCGAGTTCGACATCTATTTTTGTAAATATGACGACTCAAAATAATATTGATGTTGATTTATTTTTATCACTTATCTCTATTAATGATTCACTAATTATACAAAATTCTACTGTATCTAATTATTATCAAGAGTGGATAGTTTCATCAACTCCATCTCAATTCGGTGTTAGTCCGAATTTCTATTGGGAAGTACCGGTATCTTATCAAGGAGGGGGATATACCTTTTCAAATAACGAAGATTTAATACTTATTCCTATTAGTACAGGTATACCTGGACCACAAGGAGTTACTGGCGCTACTGGACCGACAGGACCGGCTGGTCCTCAAGGTGCTACTGGACCAATAGGCGCCACTGGATCAACCGGACCTGGCTCAAGTGTTAAAACATTTGGAATATCAATTGATGGGGGTGGTTCTGATATAACTACTGGTATAAAGGGAGACGTAATCATTCCAAATAATATGATTATCAATTCTTGGACTATAATTAGTCCACAGACCGGAAATATCATTATAGATATTTGGAAAAATTCTTATGTTAATTATCCGCCAACTGTTTTGGATAGTATAACTGGAACAGAAAAGCCTTCACTTATTTCACAAAATAAAAATAGAGATTTAAGTCTATCAACTTGGACGAACTCTGTATCGGCTGGTGATATAGTAAGATTTAATGTTGATTCTTGTATAGGTATTCAAAAAGCCACGATCTCGATAGAATGTTCACTTATTTAAAAAAAACTTTAAAAAAATTATAAAGTTTGGAACAAAATCAATATATTTGTAGTTTTAAAAACAAAAACTTATTTATGATAAAGCCAGTAGAAATTGTAACAATCTCAAAATTAACACCTATCTTCAAAGATGGACAAGAAGCAAATTCAATCGCCGTTGCAAATTTCAACTTCGAAAACGGAGATGAATGCGCCTATAATGTAATCTGTCAAAAATCATTCTATAAAATCGGTGATAAGGCAATCTATATTCAACCTGATTACTGCCTAAGTGAACTCACAATTTTTGATAGCTTCACAAAACCAGAGGACAATCCAAAGAAATCTAAATTAGGTGCACACAACAGAATTAGAGCAATCAAATTCAATTTCTCTTTCTCCGATAGTAGCGACCCTATTTACTCTTTTGGTATCTTAATGCCTATTTCTGAAGTTAAAGAATTCCTAGGTGATAATTATGATGATACCAATCTTGTTGACTTACTACAAATCAAGAAATTTGAAGAACCCGAAACAGGTGGATCTGGTTTGACTGCTGGTGACTTTCCAAGTTTTATGTATAAAACTGACGAAGAAAACTCCGCAAATCTAAAAACTAAAATCAGTCAACTTTGTGATGGTCAAACCGATATGGGATTCACTATCAAGAGAGATGGTTCTAGTATCACAGTCTACTTCAAAAGAGATGAAAATGATGAATGGACCTGGGGTGTTTGCTCAAGAACAATGGAAAAAAAGAAGGAACAATCTTATGTCAGCAAATATATTAGTGAAAGTATGACTTTGACTAAATATTTGAATAGTGAAACTAAAGAAATGGGTTGGTTTGATAATGAAACTAAAACTTTCTATACTCAATCCCAAGTTGATTCTCTTGTTGAGGGAGGTGAAGTTTTAGAAGAAAGAACTGAAGTTAAAGATTCTTGGATTGAATTAGCTAAGAATTCTGGACTTATTGAAAGAGGTATGAAATATTGCCAAGACAATAATGTTCAGTTAGCATTCAGAGGTGAGATTTACGGACAAGGTTTGAAAGGTTCTGGAAACAAATTAAATCCAGACTCTAATGGAAAACAATCTATCTTAATTTTTGGTATAGATTCATTGGATGGTGGTTTTTCTCTTCGTCAAAACTATGGAGATAAACATAACTTACAATGGGTTTGTGAGGCTATTGAAATCAACTATACCAAGTCTATTTGGGCGAGACCTACTTCTTATGAACACTTCGGACAAATTTGTGATGAGATTATTAGTTTGGAAAAAACTTGTGGTAGAGTAATCGAAGGTGTTGTAGTTAGAACAAGATTTAGTAACAAACTTTCTTGTAAATGGATGAACTCAGAGTATGATGCAAAAAAGTAATATATAATAATGATATGGAAGAAAAAGATAAAATAGATTTAACTTTCCGAGAATTGAAGATGAATATCAATTCAATGTATGGTAATACAGGAAGAAATGGTCGTGTATATAATCAAATAGATATTGCAGCTGAAATCGAAAAATTCAAGAAACTGAGAAACTCTTTGATGATACAAACAGAAAGAGCAGAAAAAATTGATATCATTCTAAAAGATTAAACATAAATAAAATGAGAGAAGAAAAAAACTTTGACCACGAAATAAACAAGGATCACATCAATACGATCAAAAATATAATGGACAAATTGTCCGGTGAAAGAGTTACTACTGAGACTTACAGGGAGTCATTAAAAATGCTTGACTCTTTGTATCAAGAAAGACTAAGTTTAAAAAATTCTTTGAACCGTGATGAAAAAATTGACATTATATTAGATGGAATGGATTAGTGTAAAAGAAAGGTTACCTGACTGCACTTCTCAACATAGAAACCACTATGGTAGTGGATATCTACTTGGTTATACAAAGTATAATGAAGTAGAAATTACACAACTTTGGAAAGTATATACCGAAGATTCAGTGATATATGAATGGGAAGGGCAAGATGGCGAAGATGATTATATTACACATTGGATGCCGATGCCGAAATCTCCACTAAAAGATTAGTGGAGATTTTTTATATATAGATTCATGAAATATCTTAAAACATTTGAATCTCACTCAAATAATTATTTTGATTTAGACTTTTCGAAAATAGAAACCACTGATACAAGAGGGTATTACTCTATATTGGAAATTCTCAAAACTAAAGAATTAGACCTACAAGAATTTTTGAGTGATGTTCGTTTTAACCTACTTCAATTCGGTCTAATAACAGAATCAACTAATTTTAAATTAATAGGTACTGGACAATATGGTATCGCCTTTTCATTCTATGACAAAGTTTTAAAAGTTACTACTTCCAAAAAAGAATTTGATACTTCTTATGAATTCATTGATATGGAATATGAAGGAGCTGTTAGATACTATTTAGCCTTTCAGTATTTGAATTTACCATTATGGATTATTATCCAAGATAAGTTGAGTACATTACCTAAAATGGAGAGAGATATTTATACAACACTCTATTATTTAGGGGCGAACGATATGGATAACCCTGAATTTAGTAGTGTAGAAGAGTTGATATCTGCACTACAAAGACGATTAAAAAATCCAAACGAAGAAGATGAGCTACCATCTTATGAAATTAGAAAGCGTGATTTAAGAGAATATTTTAGAAAATATTCTGAACTTAGAGATAAATTGATAGCAAATGGTATATCAGTAGATGATTTACACGGAGAAAATATTGGATTGAAAGATGGACAAATAGTTCACTTTGATATAATGAAAGTTGATTAGTTTATTACACCAAAACCTCTCATTATGTTTAGTAATTCCTCATGTAGATTTCCGATTTTTCTCGGTGTACTTTTAGATAAATAAAGTTCTACGTTATTTGGTGAAACCCAAGGTGTTACACCATTATCATCAATTTGTAATACATATTTTATTTTTGAAAGAGCCTCTGCAATTTTCCTTTCATCTCTTGAGTTTGCAGCATTTTTCAAAAGTTTGAGATGTATAGTTAGTGCTTCTACTTCTTTTTCAAACTTACTTAGAAACATGGTTTTAATTACATTTCTATAGAATACAAATAACTTGTCTGAATTTAGTTTATTCGTGGTAACATCTATATTCATAAGGAATTTCTCCAGATTAAAAACTTTATTATCTGACATAAAATCTTCGAATAGTTTAATATAATTTGTTTTTTTCATAAGTGTTATTATTTTTTCTTATTGATAAATTCTTCTACTTTACCTTTTATATCTTGGTTTTTCAGTTTTCCACTAATAACACTTGATGCAATAGAAAATAGTGGGTCTTTTTGATAACGAATTGCCCATTTTTTTCTATCTTCCTTCATTACTTTATAGTTTTTGAGCATATCATTTACTTTCTTAACCATATCAATAACTTCTTGTGAATCCTTTTTTGATTCAAATATATCTCCGGAGAAATTTTCAAATAATTTTAAATGTTTCATAATTAATTTTATTTTTATATATTAAATTTCTAAAACTTTAATTAACAGTTACTGTCCATCCGAGTCCGACTAAGTTCGTTTTTGCAGTTTCTCCCGCACCAGTCGGTGCTTGATTTGTACCACCACTTAAATCTAAAGTAGTTGGTGTTACACCGGAAGATTCAAGAGCTATCAGTATATTGTTTACTGTGGTTTCAGATAGTGCATTATTGGCAAAATTATAAGTTGCCGCAGCAAATCCAGAGGCTCCTATGACTAAATCTGTCAAAGAAGTATTTGAATTAATTCCACAATTCCCAACTACCGTTTGTAGAGCTGAGAGATTCAAAGCTGTCAATCCAGCTAAGGTATATAATTCTAAATCATCTCCGACTGTTGTCAAAGAATTTAAATCAATAGTAACTAAATTGTTTTGACCGTTCATATTTAATTCTCCACTAACTGTTCCTAATAACGGTAAATTTACAGTCGTTAAACTAGTATTTGAATAAATTTGACAATCACCGACTATATTTACTAAAGAAGGGAAATCTAATAAAGTTATATTTTCATTCGAATAAATATTGTTGCTCGAACCAATAGTTTGTAAAGAGGAAAAATCCACTGATGTCAAAACACCATTCGAATAAATGTAATTATCAGAATTGATTCCAGTTAATTGTGGTAAACTAATTGTCTCTAATGAAGGATTGTTATTAATAGTGCTATAACTATTTATTATTTCTAATAATGGAAGACTCAATGCTGTTAGACCTACATTATAAATTTCATTCGCTCCTTGAATATACTTCAAATTTGAAATACTCAAATTCAACAAATTTGGATTATCGTAAAGTCCATTATTATTACTAACTGTACCTAAACTTGATAAATCTATTGATACAAGTGCAGGATTATTAAAGATACTATTATTGGAATCAACAAATAATAAATTTGAAAAATCTACTGTTTCTAAGTAAGTGTTTTCATACACGGAATTTTCACCAACGACTACTTCTAAAGATGGCATACTTAGTGCTGTTAATCCAAGATCTCTAATTTTATTTTCTCCACCAATATATTTCAAATTTTGAACATTGAGAGTTGTTAATAGTGGATTCGTAAAAATTTGATTGTTTGAACTTACAGTTCCTAAAATGGATAAATCTATAGATATAAGTGATGGATTATCATTAATTACATTAAGTCCTACATTTTTTAACGCAGATAGATTTATCGTCTGTAAATTTGCATTTCCATATATTTGATTATCAGTGTTCAGTGACTCCAAAGACGATAAATTTAAATCCGTTATCGAATTAGAATATATTGCATTACTATCAGCAATTTTTAGATTCGATAGATTCAAATTCGTAAGTGATGAATTGGTATAGATACTATTGCTCGTTCTAACATATTCAAGCGAAGATAAGTCTAAATCTGTTAGATTTGTTTCAAATATAGTATTACTACCATCTACACGCTGAAGAGATCCAATTAGTAAATTAGATAAGTCACTTATTGCATTACTACCTACATACAATAATGATGATAAATCAACAGATAAAGAAGCATTATTATCAGCAAATGAATTGTCTGAACTAATATATTTCAAAGAGCTTAAATCGATTGTTGTTAGTTCGGTATTTCCTATAATGAGGCTATCGTGTCCGATTGATTCTAAGTTTGATAAATTCAAATTAGTCAGAGATAGGTTATTTTGAATAGAAATCAAATCTCCACAAGTTTTTAAGTTAGAAATATCCAAATCTGTAATCTCTGTGTATGAAGCCTCAATTTTATTAATTACGGTTTGAGTTGTAGAATCTGAAATTGAACCAGTTCCAAAAATTTTGTAATTTATTACAACCTGGCTATCTGTACTATCATTAAATTTATTAGGTATTGGTAAAGTGACAACCGAACTAACAGTAGCACCAGATTTCACTGAAGCTGAATTATTTTCTATTCCAAAATATTTATATCCTGATGGTGCGTTTCCTGTACTTGTCAATCCGTTCTCTTTCAAAATAATCTTTCTCATTACGACTTTTTTTATTTATATATATTAATATATAAATAAAAATAAATCTTATTTATGAATCTAAAAGATAAATTTCTATGGATCTTAGCTTTCATCTGGACAAATATCCTTCCACTTCTACTTGTTGTTGGATTTTGTATTGGAGTATTTTTCAATCTTGCTTATGTACAAAATCTATCATTCACCTTATCATTGATTATTACAATCGTTGGTGGTGTCGGATTAATATTCGGATTTGGAAAATTATTACAAAAATGGTAATCTTATTTATTCTTTCAGCAATTCTCATATCACTTGGTAAAGCTATTGCTGATATTGTTTCAGACGAATCAAATTGGCAAAAATCTATTTTTTCAACTTATAAAATAGAGAGTTTCTTCGGTTGCAAAGACAATACTTGGAAAAGAAAATACAGAGAAGATAAGTTATGGAATTATCTATTCTCAACGATATTGGTTTTCACAACTGATATATGGCACTTTGCAAATACAATATCTAAGATTGGATACTATTTAGGTTTATTAACAATATTGTTTTTGTCTCCTAATATACTTGCGAATATATTACTTATTTTTGTACATTTAGTTTTGAATACTTCTCTTTTTCATATTTTTTACCACCACATTTTGAGAAAACCGAATAACTAATTTACATCACCATTATTGTGAATCTAAGTCATCACGATTTTCGTCTACTTTTTATACTTTTGTGAATATATAATTTATATTCAAAAATTAAAAAATCACAAAATTATGAAAACAAATTTATTTTTACTCGCAGCAACAATCTTTACTCTTCTTTTCACAAGTTGTAAAAAAACAGAAGAAATCACACCACTACAAAAAAACTTAACTACACTACAACAAACCTCGTGGCAAGTTATCTCAGTAACTTCACCAGAAAAAGAAGTCGAAATTACTTGGGAAACAAAATTTCCAAAATTCAATTTCGGTAGTGATTATGTAGAAATGAAACTCGGTAGAGATATTTGTACAAAATATTTCTCAAACAACTCAAGTCAAATACAAGTAAATAATTTAGGTACTTGCCAAATCACAAATCCAGATCATCAAATGTTATCAAATTTACTTGAAGGGGAATTCACAGTTAATACCACCGCTTCTGGGGATATAATTCTCAAAAATAATTTAGATACAGAGATTCTACTTAGACGTATAAACCAAATAAATACGACCACAACACAAGGTACAAATATTATCTTGTAAAAAAAAATCCTCTTTTCAGAGGGTTTTTTTCATAAAATTTTATATATAGAAATAAAAGTTAAAATGAAACACATAAAAAAATTCGAATCATTTGAACCAGGACCCGCTCCAGAAATAGATATTAAGACATCTCAAATAACTGGGAAGATAAATTATGTTAAAGGTATCTATTCACAAAAATTAAGAGATATATTAAATGAGTTAAAATCTAAGGGAGATGAAGTTGCTTATTTTCTACTATGGGTAGAAGACGAGTTACAAAATGATGGTTACGAATTGATCGACATTGACACTGACTCGGTTCGACCATACTATCTTGAGATAGAAATTGATGAAAAGAAGACTTGGAAGAAAATTGATGAGTGGACTAATCAAATATATAGTGAGAAAAGAGATGGTAGATTCGGTAGTATAGAAATGGATAAATTTATGAAAAATTATGTTTCTTTGATTAAAGAACTTTAATTAGATCCCATAGTATAATTTGTACTATGAAAGAAAAAAAACCATTTCAATTTAAATTAGAAACAGATCCACTGATGCACTTTTTTTCAATTTGTTCATCAGTGGTTTTTTCATATTTTTATTTTCCCGGGAATTTAGCTTCTCCTGTTACATTAGTTGCACTACTCATCAGTAATTTTATTTCTGTAAACATCGTGAGTAATTTTATGAGATATATAAAAGGAGAATAAGAAAGATTTATTTCAAAATAAACCCATCCACGACAATAATTCTATCGAATTTCAGAATAGAAATGTCTTTCAAATATTTACTTTCTAATCTATCATATTCTTCAACTGATAAATTACTAAACTCAAGTTCATCATTCAGCTTATCCAAATCCTTTCTACTTTCTTGAGCTTTTTTTACCATTTCTTGATACAGTTTTATCAAATCTTCTGCTTTATCTGATAAGTAACATATATCTATTGTTTAAGCTATTACAAAATCATTAAAATAAAAACAAGCAGTTTCAACTAATTCATCATATCTTGAATCAACCCAAATATCAACAACTAACCCAAAGTTGTCATCACTTACTTTAACATCTACGATGTTTCCTGGTTCAGCAATATCATTAATAAAATCATTTACGCAATCAACAAAGAATAGTGATTCGGTTTTATCATTATCTAAGTTTGTGATGATTGTATTATCAAAAAATAAATTACCTTTTTGTATAGTTAAGAAGTTGCTCATAGTATTTGTATTTTTAGTGATACAAAGATAAGGCTAAAAATTGAAAAATCAAATATTTTTTGAGTTTTTAATTAGAAATTTTCAAAAATTCTTCAATCAATTCATCTTGTCCATAAAAGGTAAACAAATTATTCTCCTTTAAGAAATTTTTAATTTCTTCTTTAGCTTCAACTTTTGAAAAAAATTCACTCATATATAAATCTATTAGTTTGTCTAAACAAGCAGTTACACACTCTGGATGTGTATGAAAGTATTCACTATAAAATATAGTTGCCTTTGATTCAATAATGAATTGCCAATTACTATCATCCTCTTTTTTGACATCATTATGGTAACCATTATCAATGAAGAATTTAAAAGCTTGTTGTAAAAGTGGAGCACTAACAACGACATCTAAATCTGGTTCCCACATATCAATATATTGAGACTTTGTCCACTTTGAAATTGATTCATCGGATTTGACTCTTACCACATTTTGTTGATTGTTTGAATTGTAATAACCCAAGCACGGTTTATCAAATCCGATTTTTTCGAGATTGTAAGATTGATTGTAGTTACAGAATTCTGAGTCAAAATTATAGTACATTCTAAGTAAATTTATTTGTATATCTATTATTAAAGATTATGTTTAGATAAGAGATAATCGGTAGCCCTGATTTCTCTATCAAACCATTCACCCGGAAATTTTTCTTCAGATTTTAATATATCTAACCTATTCCTCCAATCCAATAGTTCATCAATCGTAGGTAATATTGAAGTATGGATATAAGTAATGTATAAAATACTAGAATCAATATCTAATTCTCTAGCAATTTTATCTTCTTCAGCACTTTTCAATCTAAGCATAAAAAAATCTCCTATACTATATATAGAAAATTTTCTATTATTCTGTGTCTAAAAACCCTAAAAAATAAAAAATTAATAACATTGCTAAGAGCACAAATAAAAGACTTGTTGTCATAATCGATTTGTAATTTTTTTAATTATTTCTATTTCCACATTCCCAATTTTTTTACTATTACAATTTTCATGTTCCTATTATTCTTTAGACAAATGGAAGAATAATTAAACAAATTAAAATGATTAAAAGAGAGAATCCAATAATTCTCGCTGAATCAACATATTGTTTTTCTTCCCTACTCAATCTCTTTTTCATTATTTTTTTGATTTGGTTAAAGTAAAAAAAACCTCACCTGAGATTCCGGTGAGTAGATTTTAGCTGGTTTGTTTGCTTTCAAAAAACCAATTAGTGTCTTACCACATTTAAAACAGTCAAGCTACTGGGAGACTCTGCTACCTGCCTTATTTCCCAAGACCCCGTTTATAAGACCTGTTCGGGGTTCCAGCCACACCTTTTTTTAGTAACGGTGCCAAATCTTTAGGTATCTCTTACCTATCAAAAAAAGATTCACACCTATCCTTGCTTTATTTCTAACCTGGGGAGTTTCAGTGTGAATTCTACAATTATATTTCAATCTAAAATTTTGTTTATTGAATTCTCTCTATTTTCTATGATTTGTTCCAATTCCCATTCTTCTTTATGAAAAATCTTATTTGCTAAGTCGACAATACGCTCCAAAGCATCATCTGGGTGAATCATACCACCCCAATATTTATCAATATCATCTCTATCTATAGAAGTCAGAATGCCGATAGCCGCGATTAATATTTTTCCTTCATCAGAATTATTAATATCACATATTTTTTTAAAATTAATCATTAGAAAAGAAAAAATTTAGATGAATTAAAAGTGTATTTTGATTTTCTTTTTTGGTGAAATTGATAACATTTATTTTTCTTCTCTGATTCAAAAACTTTGGTAAAGGTTTCAATGTGCGCATTTGACATTGATTCCTTATTTTGTTTCATAAAGTTGTTGAAAAGATTATGGCAGGTATCAAGTTGCACAGTAGTCTGACAAGAATCGAGCACTTTAAGAACCCAGCAATATTGATTTAGTATTTTTCTTTCTAACATAGTTTTTATATTTAGCTACAAATATAATACAAAGCTTTGAAACCACAAAATTTTTTAAATAAAAAAAACACAAATTGTGGTTTTATTTAAGTATGGTTATAATTTCTGTATACCATTCACAAACTTCTTCTATCTTTTCTGGATATCTAAATTGCGAAAGCACATATCTTATCGCATTTAATCTACCAATCTTTTTATCATTCGAGTTAACAATTATCCAAGGAGCCTTCCTTGTCGATGTCTTATTAAACATTTGAATTTTATATTGAGTAATAAGGTCATATTTAGTAAGGACCTTAGCATCATTTGGCGAAAATTTCCAAAACTTAAGTGGACTAGTTTGTCTTAACTTAAATCTTTCTTTTTGCTTTTCTTCTGTTATAGAAAACCACAATTTTATCAAATGTATACCAGAATCAATTAAGGAAGCTTCCCAATCATTTACACCTTCCATAAAAGTCATATATTCTTCTTCAGTACAATAACCATTTACTGGCTCAACTACTGCTCTGTTGTACCAACTTCTATCAAAGAAAACAATTTCTCCTTCTTTTGGCATGTATTGTTCATATCTTCCGAACCAATTTGCTCTTTCTTCTGGTGTTGGAATCGGTAAACCAGCTACAATTCTCGATACTCCAGGTATCCCAAAAGTAGTAAATCTTTTAATAGCTGAACCTTTACCGGCAGCATCTCTACCTTCGAAGACAATAGCTAATTTTTGTTTTTTAGCACCTGGAACAATTTCAAATTGATAGATTTGAGTAGTGTCTAAACCTTCAACTTCCTTTAAAAATCTACGACGAGTACCTTCACCTGGACTCGTATTTTTACCCAATGCTCTTTGTTCTTGTTGCCAATCCTTTATTTTTTGTCTATATGCCTCATTAGCTTGAGAAGTTTTAACCCTTCTCCCTCCCTTAACCCAACATTGTAGTTTGATTAGTTCATCTTGTAAGGCTTCTTCTTCAGGATTATAAACGGAAGCTTTTATTAGGGAAGCTTCTCCTTCTTCAATATCAAAGTGTTCCCATTCTTGTCCACGCACACCACCTTGACTAATTTTGTCTACACGTTCATCTAAATTGTCTAAATAATCAGAAAACTCTCTCTTAATAAGTTTAGCTGTATCTTTTCTTTGAAAGTCCAAGATGTGACTAATCTTAACGAGGAAAGTTTTCAAATTTAAATCAATTACTACATCCCTACCGAATTCTGATTCTAATTCAGATAATACATCAATAAAAGTAAAAATTGATTCGTCTTTATACTTGACACTATCTGATTTCTGTATAATGTTATCAAGAATTTGATTCTTGTAACTTAGAAATTTTGAGCGCAAATTGACTTTTAAGTCCTCTATGTTTTGAGGTTGCATTTCCTCAATTCTGAGCTCTTCGTTGATAAATCTGATATAATCTAATAATCTTTTCATATATCTATATATAAAAAAGCTATCTTTTAAAAATCATCATCTTCATCTTCATCATAATCTTCTATATCAATTATTCTAATATCATAAGAACTTAAGGCAACAACTACATCTGATTCAAATGTATCTAAAATAAAATCAAAGTCATCAGTTGATAATTTCATTTTCTGATCTGAAAATACCTTTAATAAATCAACTTGATTTGAAAAAAGTTTAGGGGGTTGCATGTCCTCAAGTGTACCTTCTATTTCTAATTTCGTGAAATTCTTATAGAAAATATTATCTTTGACAATTATGTCTTGCTCATCCCAATCTACTATGACTTGCAAAATAAATGTTTTGAGTCCTAAATTGATAGCTTGTCGATAGTCACTATATTGTTCAGAAAAAGGAATTTCACCCTCAACCTCATCAAGTTCACCACCTTCTTCAAGAATTTCGGCATCTTCCATTTCGAAATCATCGATTATTTGTAGAGCTAATTCTTTTAGTTTATTCCAATCAGTTGAATATTTCTTATAAAAATTTAATTCAATCATTTTATTAATTTTGTTTTTAGTTATAGTTTTTAGATTCGATTAAGTTTCTAATTTTTGAAATCTGTTACGAATTGAAACGCTTCTTCTAATTCGGTAAAACCTAATTCAGTAAAATCTTTTGATTCTCCGGTTTTAGAATTAGTTGCTTCTATTCGCCATTTAAAACTCTTTCTAAAAATTGAAAATTGAAATCCCAATTTTTTTGATTTCCAAACATTATCTTTAAAATTTTTTGGATTTCTCGTAAATGTAGTACCATTCCAAACTTTTTTATCCATGATTTTTTATTTCATATAATATATATTTATAATAAAGTTGAAAAATTTATACTTTTTTAGTTTATATACAAAATAAAATTATTCGGAGGTTGATGTAGCCGACTTGTTTTAATATATAAAGTATGAAAAAGCAACAAATTATATCAAAAGAAGAAAAAGATCGTAAATTAAATTTTTTAATTAACTTGGGTTATACATGCGAAGAATCTCAATCAATGCATAGAAAAATATCATCTTGCAACTCATACTTATACTGGATGTATAAATATGAATTATCAGAGGAAGAAGCAAAAATAAAAGTATCAAATTTTCAAAAATTGAAATCCCCAAGATGTTTGGAATATTGGACACATAGAGGATTCGAAATAGAAGAAGCTAAATTGAAAGTTTCTAAGCATCAAGATAAGGTTTCCTTCAAAGAGGGACAAGATATAGAAGAATATTCAAAAAAATGTGAAAATAGAAGAATAAACAAAGAAAAATACATCAAGCTTTATGGAGAGGAAATTGGCTTAAAAAAGTGGTTAGATAAAAAAGAAAAGTCCAAAGTGACTTTAGAAAACATGATAAGAGTTTATGGTATCGAAATAGGTGAGATAAAATGGAATAATTATATAGAAAATCAAAAAATTAGTCAAAGTGAAAATAAATTAATAGAAAAACATGGAACAGAAAAAGCAAATCAAATTATAAGCCATAGAAAAAATTTAAATAAGTTTTGTGTTGATAAATATAAAATGACAGGAGATAATAAATATCTCAACAACAGTTATTCTAAATCTTCTCAAAAACTATTTTGGTCCATTTATGAAAAATTACCTCAAAAATTGAAAGATAAATGTTACTTCAAAGAACTCAACAATGAATTTGTATTAATTTTAAATTCTGGTTTATGTTATTTGTTTGATTTTGTAATATCGAATATTGATTTTTGTATAGAGTTTAACGGTGATATTTGGCATGCTAATCCCAAAAAATATAGCTCGGAAGATTTGATATTTGAAAGAAAAGCATCAGAAATATGGAAAAAAGACAAAGAAAAAATTGAAGCCTTGAAAGAAATGAGAGGAATAGATACTATAGTTGTGTGGGAATCTGATTGGATAAAGAATAAACTAGAGGTTGAAAAAAATTTAATAGACTACATAAATAATAGGTTTGAAAATCTAAGCACTGAATGATATGCCGCAAGAACAACTTCTTGTGGCATTCGGATTCTCCCACTGAAAACCTTTACCATTCAATCCGTCGGAAAATGTTAACTCAGTACCGAATAAATATAATATGCTTATTTTATTACATAAAATTCTCACACCTTTATCCTCAAACTCCTCATCATCTGAGTTTTTTATGTTTGTAAACTCCATCAAATATTGAATTCCAGCACATCCACCTCCCTTGACACCAACTCTCAAAAAGTAAGAATTGTCTAATTTTTCATGTTCCATTAAAGACAAAATTTTTTCCTTTGCCTTTTCTGAAATTGTTATCATATCAAAAAGTTTAGTTTTTATTTAAAAAAGTCTGCAAATTTAATAATACTTTCTTTTACTATTCTGATAAAATCAAATTCATCATCAAAATCTTTACCGTCTTTTTTATATCCAGCTAAAGACTCATCTTCTGCTTCTTTAGTCCACTGATAAGACCAAAATAGTTCATTAGGTGTTTTGAATCCATAGAAGTCCATTACTTTCTTTTCTAATTTTATAGCTTCTTCACCATTCCAATTATGTCCCACTGATATAACACCAATATCAATATTTTCTACGATATTTTTTTCACCTAAAGCATTATGTCTATTTTCTATCCAAGTGAGTCTTTCCATTAATTTGGCATAAACCGCATTTAACTTACCCCATCTAATTGAACCAAATATAACAACAGCATCAGAGAGTAACAATTCATTAGTAACCTTCCACAGTTCATCATCAGGATGGTTATAAGAAGCCCAACATCTCAATTCTCCTGTTTTATCATTCCCGTTTTTTAGTAAGGCACCTTTTACACCACAGTTATTACCGTTTCTACCTGAGACATTACCTTCACATTCATAAATTTTGAGCTTAGATACATCTATAATAGTGACAGAGGTGTTACCGAGTTCTTCTTGCATTTTATAAGCAAGTAGTGAAGATTTAGGAATTTCATTTTGACCTTCCCAACGATTAGAGGTTGTCAAAAAAAGAATTTTATTTTTCTTTTTTAGATACTCTATTGTTTTATCAAATTTCTTTTTAGACATATAAATTATATATTAAAAAATTTTTTTGTCTATTTCTAAACTTATTAATTAAAACTATATATACAAGCAGAAAATTAAAATTCTGAAACTGACAATTTGTCACAAAAAATTTCTGGCACAGAATTAGATTATTTAACAATAAAAAAAATTATTAAAACTATGAGTATGAAAAACTTTTTTGACGAATTTGAATCATTCTTTAATGAATTCGACCACTATTTCAAATTTAAACCACTTAAAGTCGTTGGTGAAACTAAAACTGAAAAAGGGAGTGACGAAAACGGTGAGTGGATAAAACAAACTTTCACATCCAAAGATGGTAATTATCAAGTTTCTACTTTCTATAGAACTTCTTCTAAAAAAACAACTTCATCGGAAACTAAAGATTTACAGAAAGAACTAGAGGATTGTATAGAAAAACAAGAGTTTGAAAAGGCTGCTCAACTTAGAGATAAAATCAAAGCTCTCAAAGAAAATCAGAAACATATTGATTCTTTGAAAAAACAAATGGAAGAAGCAGTTAAGAATCAAGAGTTTGAAAAGGCTGCAGAACTTAGAGATAAAATCAAAAGTTGTCAGAACTAAAAAAAAAATATCACCTTTTGGTGATATTTTTTTTTAAAGATTTTGAATTATTAAAAAATAGCCATATATTTGTATTATTAAATAATATATAAATAAAAAAAACTATGAGAAACTTAGTCACAACAATCTTTTTATTTTTTGTTATCGTCAATACATCGTTTTCTCAAACTATTACTGCATATTCAGAATTAGAACAAAAGTCCTTTGAAGTAGAAATTCCAGATTCTCTTTTTGTAGTTTTTGGTGAAAGAATCGAAGGTACAAATAATAGCTACATAGACCAAACTGAAATTAGTTTAGGTTTCGATATACTTCTTATGAATGAACCTTTGACTCGCATCAAATATTTCGAAACTCAAGATGGTATGTCAACTGAAAAAAGAATCGATTTAGAATCTGTGACTGAGGCATTTTTTGGTGAAGATTTTACACAGGATTTCAAATTGAAGAGTGAGTCAGAGATAAATAGAATGTTATCAAAACAAGTTTCTACTAAATTTGGTATAATTGAAACGTTTGAAATCAAGACTATAAAATTAATTTTTTTAGACATCTATGGTCGCAGAATATCTGACTTCGATTATTATGACAACAAGTTTCTACTAAATAAAATAATCAAATTAGCCAATAATTAAAAAAAAGAGGATTTAAAATCCTCTTTTTTTATTTTGTCTGAAATTTTCAAAAGTTCTTAAATATTTCAAAGATTCCTTTTTTATTGTAATACCTCTACGAAGGTTTGGATCGGATAAATCAGTTTTAGTTTCTACTTCAGCAGTTTTAGTTCTGATTTTATATTTAGTTTCACCAACTTTTACTCTAGTCTCACCAGTTTCTACTTTTTTGATTGGTTTTTTCACATCTAATTCCTTTCCTGGAAGACTTCCTGTTCCGTGAACCGCGGATTTTTTGGGTTTGAAGTTATCTACAAAATCTTGTACTTTTTCATCTATATTAAATTCTTCTAAAATTTGTTCCTTTGATACTCCTGTTTTCTTAGTAATACCGTCAACAAAATTTAGAAAACTTTCTTTATAATCACTCATCGCCTTTTCAACAAATTCTTTCATAACACTTTGTCTTTCGTCCTCTGTTTTAGCTGATTTGAATTTATTTAAGTATGATTTAATTTCATCTTTGTTCATTTTTTTTACTTTAATATCCATGTCTTTTATAGAAGAACTTAAATCTTTCGGTATCAATAAGAAATCATACAAAAGATATAGTTGACCGTCAACTATATCTATAATGTTCTGTTCTCTAGCCTCACCCAAATTAGTAGCCTTTCTGAGTCCAGATCCACCAATAATTATATCATTCATATTTGTTAAATTGTCGACATGCACACCGTCTTTAATTACTGGAGAATTTTTCCCAAAAATTCCTTGAAATAAGAATAAATCCGCATCACCTGGTATTTTACCACTTTTGATAATATTTTCATAGTGTTCGGTACCTAATTGAAATGCAACGTGTATAGTTTCAAATTTCAATTCTTTATCCGCTGTAGTTCTAATCGAAACATAATCCGTATCTTTGAAATTTCCCTCACTATCTACAGCCGCACTCTTCATTTCAAGTACATTAAGTTTAATAAAATTTTTATTGCCTTTATCCAAATGAGATTGATTATTGGCAGCAGTTCTTACCAATAAGTATAATCCATTTCCAGAGGCAATAATTTTTTTATTTTTCCCATCTCCTAAAGTCAATGATATTTTACCAGATTCATTTACAACCTCACCATCTATACTTATGAAGTCAGTAATATCAGTTCCCAAGTTATTAACCTTCTTTTTAGCACCAGCTTTTTTCGCCTCTGCTTCTGATATATATTTGCCTTTTCCAACAACTTCTGACGAAGTGCGTATAGCCTCCTCAATATCTTTTTGATAAATTTCTACATAGTGAGTTGGTACACCAGCTTCTGGTGATGTGGGTAGATTTTCTTGTATATCTTTTATATTATGAGCCGGATTGGGTAAATTATAATAAACCTCATGATCCGATGTTCTCGCAACTCCAAATTCAATAGTTAATGTAGATTGTTGCATTGCTTGTTGAAGACTAATTGTGTATGGTGATGCTACTTGACCAGTTGCTGTAATTGCCTGCATTATGAGCGCAATTTGCTCCATTGATACTTCTTCATTTATCATTTCACTTTCGAACTTTTTCAAGTGTTTCAATTCTTTTTTCATATTAATGGTTTATTTTATTGTATATATTAAAAATAAATTTCATTTTTTAATTTTTTTTTTTTTAATTATTTTAATATATATAAAAAAAAGAAAACAAAATGCGTTTAAAATCATTTGAAAACTATTTAATAGATGAAGAATTAATCTATAATCCCGAAGGCGTTAAACCAACAGGTACTGAGACTTCAACTTTTTCGAACAGACTTGTTTATTGGAATAACTTACCTAAAAAATTTAAACAAGAAACTCTAACAGAAGAAGAGAAAAAAGATTATAATAGAATTCTTAATGCGAGAACTTGGTGGTTGATGACTGATTTGGAAAATTCAAATATAGACGAAAAGAAAAAGAAAGAATATCAAAAACGTTTCAAAGATTTTGAGGAGGCTTTGGATAGAGCATACAAACAAATACCCGATGATTTCTTTGTTAGAAAAAATAAAAAACACATATCAAGTTCACTAAGAAGAAGTTCTTTAAAAGGACCTGAAAAAAACATGAAATTTGAACCGACTTCATATAGCAAAATCAAGGTGAAAAGTTTTGCTAATGAAAAATTGAACTACACAGCACCTGTAAGACCAAAACCAAAAGAAGTTTCAGAAGTTTTACAAAAATTTAACGATTGGTTAGAAACTGTAGAGATGCCTTGGAATGAAATATCTTCATATTTGGGTGTAATAACAAAAATAGATCAAAAAGAGAATCCAAGCTATGATACTGGCGAGATACCCAAATTAGTTGGAAAAACACTAAACATGCTAACAGATTTAGTACAATATTCTTCTGAATTGGCTGTTGGAGATGATTTTAATATGTCAAAAAGCGAATATGAGGAAGCCAAATCACCTTTTGGTAGAGCAAAAAATGATGCGATGACTAAAATTGAAAAAATTGAAGAATACCTATATAGTGACTATTATATACCAAGAGGCGGTGAAAAGTATCGAGGTTTGATAGAAAATAAAATAAGAGAAATAGAAAGAACATTCAAAACAAAAGATGCGGATTCCGTATTGAAATTAACCGAAGAACTTAAGAAATTAATCAATGAAGCCGACTTTAGATTCAAACAAAATGAAAGTTTGAATAACATACTTAGATTTAATCAATTCGGGTAATATCAAAAAACTAGAGGTAATTCTTCCCAGGAAGTAGTATAATTCTTTGAAAGAAAATCTCTTCTTGTCATCCATTTTTGAGATTCTACTTTTGGGACTATTGCCTCCTCAAAACTTTCATAGATTAAACTTTCCTGTTTAATTTCCTGTGGACTTAAACTATGTAAGTTGATACCTGCCTTATAATACAATCTAAGTGGCATAGAATCTAAATAATAAGAAATTTGATTCCATATTTCCTTTATATCCGAGGTTTGTTCTAATAGTCTGAGTGTTACACTCCAAACAAAGTAATTTTCATCAAAACGATTAGTAGTTGCAAATAAAGTAACTTTATACGATGTTAAATTTTCTCTTACTAATTTTAGATGACAATTTTCTAAGAATGTCCAAAAGGCATTTTTAACTTGTTCGTGCTCCCAAACTGTGCTACCGAAAGTTCTTGATGAAGTAATCATCTTTGGTTTTTTAAAGTTTGTTTGTACATCATAACAAAGACCACCATTTAACTCAAGCCAAGTTCTTAGTCCAGTAACGTGTAAAAACTTTCTGACTATACCTGGATCTAATTTAGTAAAATCTACAACATTAATTACCTCTAACTTTTGCAATCTTTTCTTATAGTTCCTACCAATACCCCAGACTTCATCTATATCAATTTGTTTAAGTAATTGTATATCTATATCATAGTAAGAACAAACACCACCATATTCTTCTCTTTTCTTTTTAGAAATGAAATTGCAAAGTTTAGCTAAGGTTTTATTAGGAGCAACACCAATAGAAACTGGTATTCCAGTTTGTTTTTGAATTGTATCTTTAATTTTTTGACACTCTTCCCAAACTTTATCATCTGAAATATGACTTAAATCTAAAAAGGATTCATCAATAGAATATACTTCAACTTTTGGAACCAATCTTTTTAAGATAGTTGCAATTCTATCAGAGATATCACCATAAAGTGTATAGTTAGAAGAGAATTTTTTTATTTTGTCTTTGATGGTTTTATCTAATTTAAAAAGTGGCTGGCCCATCTTAATACCCATATCTTTTACTTCTTGACTTCTGGCAATAATACAACCGTCATTATTAGATAATACGACGGTTGGTTTGGTGTCAAATTGAGGATCGAAAAGTCTTTCACAGGAGCAATAAAAATTATTGGCGTCGATTATTGCTATTTTTTTATTTGATTTTATATGCTCAAACATTACTTTTTAATTTGTGATAATACCCAGGTGACTACTCCCCATACATTAGTTTGTGAATTAAATTTTTCTAAAATAATATTATCTTCTTTAATTAGGACTAAATCATCTTGTGAGGGATTTAAGGATTTGTCTACTACTAAAATATCACCGGTTTTTGCACCATATTTTGAGGTACCTTCATATTTAAAATAGTAAGTAGTGATAATATCTTTTGGAATTAATCGATTTAAGTCCAATCGATTTTGAACATAGTTTTCTGCGGGAGACCCAAATCCTGTTGTTTTAGTTTTGACTTCTAATTGTTCCATTTTTGTAATAATTGATCGATGTTGGTAATACAGTCATTAGCAAAAGCAAGTTCTTCGATTTGCTTTCTAAGTTCTTCCATAACCTGTGGATGCTCACCGATACCAGCAGCATTTGTAAGATAAACTTGAATTGTTTCTTCAGCTTCCGCAACTCTGGCTTCGTAGTGTTTTTTGGCGGCTTCTAATCTACTTAATTTCATTTTTAATAAAGTATTTTCTTTTTTTTATAATACTGACACATTAAAGTTTAATAAATAAGGAGAGTTTTAGTATGATTTAATAAAAATAACCTTGAATTTTTATGACAATTATTAGACTAATAAGCTATTTAGAGGATACCTCTAGAACACTAAGTGAATTTGGTGTAAACGTGGAAAGAATACCGATTAATACTGGAACAAGATTTCATAATAAATTAGGCGTCTCTTTCAATATTAAAATATTTAATCAAGACTATTCAATTGGATTTTATCAAGAGACTATCGATAAAGAGAATTGGAAATTTTCAGAGACTAAGTTAAAATCTTGGTGCAAAAGAAATTCTGAAAAATATTCATCAAAATCTTTATATTACTTATTGGAAAACTTCAAGACAATTAGTAGAAATCGAAAGATTAATCAAATATTGAAATGAAAAAAATCCATCTTTTTATCGATGGATTTTAGAGAGAAAAAAAAAATAAATGAAACACTTAAAACCTTAAATCTTTTCGATTTCTTCAACAAGTTCGAAATCTTTTTTTGTAATTATATCACCTCTATCGTGAGTTGTTGTTTTTACTTCAACAGTATTATAATTAATTATTATAGTTGGATGATGTTTTAATTCGCTAGCAATTTTAGCTACTTTATTTACAAAGTCGATTGATGAGTCAAAATCTCCAAATTCAAATTTTTTATAAAGGTAGTTATTAATTTCTAACCAATCGTTTTGGATTTGTGAAAATCTTTTCATATCTTTATATATTGAAATATAAAAGGTCACAATATCTATTTTGAAAAATAAATTATAAAAAATTTCGATTTTATAAAGTATTTTATTATCTTTACATAACAAACATTAAAACAAAAAAATATGAACTTAATATTAATCGATTTGAAACAATATAATCATCCTAAATTAAAGGAATTAGCTGAACATTTTGATTTTAATGCTGAATCTTTAGTTTTGTTCAAAGATAATGGTGTTGCAAAAATATGGGTTGATTTAGATACTAAAGATGTAGTTACTTTTACTATAAAAAAAGATAACACTATTAGATTGGGTGACCAGTTTATGGAAAAACTTCTCTCTTTGAAAGCCTTTGAATTACCAAAAAAACCTAAATCCCTTTCTTTAGATTCTATATTAGAAAAAATATCTAATCTTGGAATTAACTCACTAACAACTGATGAGAAAAATTATCTCGATAATTTAAATAAATAAAAATAAAAAATCAGTAAAAAATTGTTTAATTAAATTTTAATCACTATATTTGTACTATTAAATTGTAAAAAAAAAAAATTATGAAATCAATAAAATTCACCAATCGCGAAAAACTTTTACTACACATTACTAATTTAGTAATTGGATTCTTTATATTCTACTTAATGGGTATATTAACTATATCTGGCTCTTTTTTATTGTTAGTAACCGTTTTATTGAGTACGGAATTGGGATTTTTTTTACTTCAAAAAAATAAAAAAATGAATCAGTAGACACCCAACAAATAAAAAAAAAATTAAAAATCAAAAAAAATCAAAAAATCAATTTTTTGATTTTTTTTTTGTTATATATAGATTATAAACCTTCAGGGAGAATTTAAAAATTTATTATCTTGAAAGTTTAATAAAATAACAAAAAAAAAAATTATATCATGAAACATCTAAAAACCTATGAATCATTTAATTATGATGTTTATTCATTGAATGAAGAGGAAGAAATACTCGGTTTTCTTAAAAAAGTTGGATCTACGATTGCTAGCGCATTCTCTTCTGTCGTGAATTTTTTCAAGAAAATGTTTAGTAAACTATTCACTTTCAACGTATCTGCTTATAAAGCAAAAGCAGAAAAACTTGTAGAAGACGTTCAAAAGACTGAACAGTGGAAAAAATTCATCGAATCTATGGTCGGTAAATTAAGTTCTGAGCAAGTAGCAAATCTTGAGTCAACTGTCAAAACTACACAATTTTCAGAGACAGAATGTGAAAATATGGGAGAGGCAGTTAAATCACTCACAGGCGCACAAGAAAAAGTTGAAGAAGTAACAGAAAAATTGAGATCTGGGCTCATCACAGAAAGCAGAGGATATTATTTGCTTAGAGAGGCACAAGAACAAAAAGAAGATGCTGAAAAACAATTGAGACAGGAAATTGAGAAAAAGATGGGTAAACTTCAGGCTGGTGTCTTCATAACTGGTCTTTCAGCTTTCATTGTGACTACTATTGGTCTTTTATCAGGTAGTTTTGCAGTTGCGGTAATCGGAGCAGGTGTATTAGTTGCTGGTCTTATAGCTGCAGCTATAGCTGCTGTTGCAATTGTAGCAAAGGGCGCAAAAACAGGTGAGTTACCAAGAGGTTTGTAAATTAATTTGACTTTAATAATAAATTAATTACAGTAAATAAAAAGAATAAAAGGGAATTACCCTTTTATTCTTTTTAATTTAAAATTTAAATATATAATAAAATTATATGTTTAATAATGAATTTCCTAAACTTTCTCTTAAACAACTCAGTTTTTTTGCTAGGATTAGCCACTTTGACAAAAGCTGTATGGGAATATTCTCAAAAAAGAAGATTCGAAAAGGATCTTTTTCTACACCAACAGTTAGAAAGATTCTTCGCCATTGAAGAAGTTCAAGTTGTACATAGAATTTTAGATTGGAACTCTATGAAAGTCACCTATCAATGCACTGACTACTATTTAGATGATGCAATTATCCTTGAAGGTATCAAAACTCACGATAAGAAAAATAAGTTCAGTGAGAGGGAAGTCATGATTAGAAAAATATTCGATAGATACTTTGACGAATTGAATCACCTTATTATTCTTAAAGACTGTAATTTAATAGATGAAAAAAATCTTAGAAGATTCTTAAGATATTGGATTGATATACTTAGAGGTTCTAAGAAAAACAAATCGGACATAGTTATAACTTCTATACACCAATATTTAACATTCTATGATTATAAAGAAGTTAAAAAATTTATTCTAAAGTAATTAATTCTTTCCGAGTTTTTCCTGAGCCATTTCTATAAGTTCAGGAAGTGAGTAACCGTCATAATGACCGCTTTCTTGCCACCCATAAGCTAATTCAAGTACCTCTTTTGATGGTTCTTTTTTTGATGACCTCTTTTTTTCTTGTTCGTTTTCAAATACTTTAAATGATTTCAAATTTTTCATATTTTTATAATTTTTATTAACTTATAAATCTTATAACAAAAGTTCTAAACATTTCTAAGTCACTATTCAATTTTCCCAAATCTTCACTCATTATTGAGTTTATAAAACTATCAGTATGATAAGTATATCCACACAAATTGTTAATTACACGTCTTATATATGCAAATTTTCGACTACCGTTAAATCCTGCTCTGATAGAATTAATTTTATAAAACAAAAATTCAGTATCATCAAAGGTATTTATTTCCTTCTTTTTAAGAATTTCATAAAATTCGTTGAAAACTGCTTTCAATTTATCAACAAACTCGATATAAACTTTAGGATTATTTTCATTTGGCGAAGGCAACGAATTATTTGATGCCCTTTCCTTAACAGATTTCTTGAATGTGTCAATACAATTTTCAAATTCTAAACTAAAGTTATTATTATTAGATATTCTAGTTTTGATAAGATTTATTAAATACCTTTGATAATATTCTTTATCATCATCATCGATGAATAAATATAAATAATTTACGAATTGATTGAAATCATTAGTACTACCTGAGAGTGCAAAAGCTAATGCCTTTGGACCACCACACATTTTTAGGACCGCACCTTTAAGATTCTTCAACTCTGGGTCGATTTGGACTCTTTTAGAAATTTCTTCGATGTATCTATTAATGTTTTTAGATTTAATCTGTTGGTCAGTCATAAGAGCAAGTGCTCCCTTTTTTCCAACTTCTCTTTCTTTTGAAGTATCACTCTTTTTTTTGTAGTCAGACTTTTGCAAATCTAGGTAATTCAAGACAATAGCAAAACTAGCTTTTTTGATTAGTGGTTCTATGTCACGATGTATTTCGACTTTCAAATATTGGTTCAAAATTCCATTCCATAGATAAGGATTCACTTCTTTGACAATATTTTCTTTAGTTTTTATTGGCTTAACTAGATAGGGTTCACCCGAATAATTATTAGTACTTGAAATTTGCCAACTACAATTACCATATTTTTTCCACTCATATCCAGAGGGTGACGAACCACAATATGAATTCTGTATCATATAAACACCATATTCTCTGTATACGGTTGCTATAAGGAGACTACCCCCGTTTTCTAATTTTATCAAAACTTTATCTCCAGTTTTCAACTCACTTAAGTCCATTAAACTAAGTGTTTTTACTTTTGTATAGTTTTCTATATTATCAGTGTTCTGAGCTTCCCTTATACTTCCATCAACACCAGTATATGTGATATAATTACCTTTAGTGTCAAACCAAAATTTTATCCATTTCAAATTTTTTACTGATGACGGCTGAACACCGGTTCCTTTACAATTAGGGCACTCTACCATTCTTGTGCCGCTACCCCAGTTTCTTTTAATCTTACCCTGTTGACAGAATTCTCCCCTAATACCATTCTCGAATAACCCGAAACTTTCTGCTTCACAAGGCTCATCCTCATAGTTGATATTTAATTCGAGTGCCTTTTTAAAAGGTAAATATTGAAAAAAATCATCAGAAAATTGTGACATAGGAAAATCTATCCTACTTGCAATATTTTTTAGTTGATATAGGAATTGTTCCTTTCCGGTTGGAGAAAGAAATTTCATTGTTTTTCCTAAAATCTGAGATTCAAATGCTTCAAATAACTTTAAATATTTCATATTACTGGTCCAATTGTTTCTATTTTAATTCCCTTAGATTTAAGTGAATTAATATAATTCTTGTTTTCTTTTCCTGATGCTAAATCACCAGAAATAACTATTTTCTTAAGTTTCAATCCTTCAACAATACCTTTGAATTCAATGAAATCTACCGTATAAATTAAGTGTAATTCCTCTAAATTTTTGAATACCGAAATATCTCTTCCTTCCAGTTCACAATTTATAAATTCTAGTGATTTTATATTTGGGCAATTTTGATTCAGATCAGATAAAATTTCATTTTTAAATTGACATTTATCAAATGAGAATGTATTTGATTTCAAGTTTTTGAATGGATCTAAACTATTTAATTTCAAATATCTAAATCGGGTAATTTTTGGATCCAATTTCAAATCAAAAAAGTTTTGAGGCAACATAGTTGTATCTATATTCATTTCCTCAATTCTTGCTTTTGGTGATATAATACATTGTGACCAATCTGAATCTTGAGCGAATGTTATTGATTTTGCATTAATACCAATTAGTTTTCTTCTTTTGATTCCGAGTCTGTCCATATAAGGATCATCTATATAATTTATATCTTCTGGTATATCAGGTGAGAATATATACGTATCGGCTCCTCCTCCTGTTGATGACTCCATTCCTGTGTACTTTTGAATTATCTCATTCATCAATAACTGCATTCTATCCGGATAAGCTCTATCAAAATATAATCGAAACTTTTTATCATCTTTAGATTGAGGCATATCGATATTTCTAATCATCATTCTACTCAAAGGCAATTGTTCAGAAATCAGTACACCTTTAGAATCCAAAATTGGACTATCAAAAATTAAGAAAGCCGGAACAGAATTTGGATCGAAGACATTTCCCATAACTTGAGTTCTATATCCACCTCTATACAAATGTTGACAAGAACCATAAAATCTCGAAACAGACATATTTAAAATATCTTTTGCATTATGTTTAATAGAAAGGAACATATCTCTAGCATATACATCGACTTCTACAAGGTAACTATCACCACCAAAATCTTCCTTAGAAGCAGAAATTACTCTCAACACTTCGCCAGAAGAGAATTTGAAAGCATCAACTGTTTTATCAGGATATAATCTATTATAATCTTCTACAAATCCATTAATATTTACTAAGTTTTTCGAGAAAATAATCTCATCTTTCTCTCTTTTTCTTTTTATTGGTTTCTTAGTTTCTTCATCAAGTATAGGTCTACCACTTTCATCTCTAATCATGATTTCGTCAGCTTGAGTTTCACTCATAGATATTTTTTTAAAAATATTTTCTGAAAGAACTGAGATTTGATTAATTGTTGGTTTATGTATATCAAAATTATTTAAAATTTTTCTAAACTTATCATTATCGTTTTTGATTAAGTCTAAATCTATAGATTTTTCTAAACACTGTTTGAATTGATTCGGTAGTCCACCAAAGAATTCATATACAACATCTAATCTAGCACTAAAAAAGGTAGAAAGAGCTTTGATCTTATCTTCTTCTGTCAATTTCCATTTACCTTGTATAATATTATCGGTTGCTTCGATTTCTTCTAAATCTAAAATCCTTTCACCCCAGAGAGCTTTCACTACTTCTTTTTGTGGTGGTAAAATAGAATCTCCGATTTTAGCCTCGCTTAAAAATTTTTCTCGAGATTTAATCCACTTCATTTTTATTATTTGAATTTAATTCTATATATTAAATTATTTTTTTCAAAACTTGTATTTTTATATATACATCTATGAATATTAGAAAACTATCAGATAAAAAACCTAAAATATTATTATTTCAGGGTTCTCCAAGGAAAATTGATTCCTGCGCAAATCAAAAATCTAAATCAGAACGAGTTATAGAATACATTTTAGATAAATGGATGCCCTTTGTAAACTTCCAAGTCATTGATTTAGGTATCAGTGATGTCAGAATACAACCCTGTAAAGGTTGTGTATCAACTGCTAACGGAATGCATTGTCATTGGCACTGTGATTGCTTTGCCAAAGGAATGGAAGAAAATCCGGATTTAATGCACGAAGCTGATATCTACACCAAATTAGAGGAATGTGATGGATTCATCGTTGTTTCACCAGTTCACTGGTATTCAGTATCTTCACAAGTAAAAGCTATGTTTGATAGATTAGTTTGTGCTAACTTAACTTTGACTAAAGAACAAGCTAGAGAAATATTCGGAAAAGGTAATACCAAAAATTCAGATTTAACTGGTAGAGCAGAATTATCAGGTAAATATAAACACTTACTAAAAAATCATTTAGAAGGGAAATGGGCAGGATTCATAGTTCACGGTGATAATGGAGCCAATGATTATGGTAATAATCCGCCTGATATTGGAGACCAGTTTTGGTCTGTGAGAAATAATGTAATGCCACTTGTTTATCAATGTAGATTTTCGGGAATCAATTGTCCAGATGACCTAGTTGAGGCAATTTATATGAATGAGGGAATGCCTTATTATCAAGCTAATTTGTCACCATTGGATCAGTTATTTGAATTATCAGATGGTGTTGTAGAGAGAATGATAGATTATATTAATAATTTTTAGTTTACTAAAATAATATATACTTAAAATTAAATATTTAAATTATGGCTTTAGATTTAGCAAACGGTTACATAAGAAAAGACGGCTCATCTGCCTCAAACGTTTATTTTGGTTATAGTTATAACCAAAATGCTGGTGATAATGATAAAGTCTTCGCAATAAGAAAAGTCTCAACAGTTGCTGGTGTAGAAACAATAACTTGGACTAATGGTACGCAACAATCATACATAAATGATTGGTCAGGTAGAACTTATAGTTTTTCGGCACCTGCTGGAAGTCTTGGTTTGACTTATGCAACAACTACATTAACAGAAACTGTTACTTCTGGTTCTTATTCATTTACATTTGCTAAGTCAAGGTTTGCATCTTTTACTTGGTCAACTATAAATGGTGTTAGTAAATATTTAATTACATCAAAAGACGGATCCGGTAACCTCCTGAATGTGGATGGGGCTCCCTTAAGAGGTCAATATGTAACAAGAAATTACACAACAGAAGTATTCAATTTAACGAGTTATTCACAGGGATATTTAGATGCAGGTACTTATACCTTGACAGTAACAGCAGTTAATGTCGCAGGTTCAATTTCTTCTACGGCTACTTTTAATTTTGCGCTATAAATATGAAATATATTTTACTATTCGAAAACTTTTCTGATAATACAATTTATGGAGAAGATTGGAAAAAATTTGTACCCGATAGCTTAGTAGTCATCAAAGGAGATACTACAGATCTAAATGGTTATATCTTAGATGCAAAAACAAGAAAACCAACAAATCAATTGTGTAAGTATAAGCTCGGTAATTTAATGGCAAATCAAGTATATCAGATTACTTACGACAGAGATTTTGATATTTTAGGAATACCCGATACACTTGAAATGGATGTCTCAATATTAAACTCAGATGATGGAAAATTTAAACTTTCGGTTGAAATTACTTTTGGTGACTTAGTCGCATCAGGATTCACAGTCCAAAAACCGAATAAAGTTGATATTTTTGAGTATACATCATATCACTCACAAGGCGATCCTAGCGATACAGTTTTCGCCTTCAGTGAAAGTAGTCTAAAAAAGTTAATTCCGTTCATAAATCATTTTGATGGATTAAACGTTACAAGAGCTGATTTGAACTTTTTAGATAATAGAAGATTTAGTTATCGACCTAAATAGGAAGATCATCACAATCTATACTAACCCATCTAATATCATTTTCACTTCTAAAAATTTTACCAACTTTATTTCTTGAATCAGTTATTATATTTTTTCTAACAGATAACTCTAACAATAATAAATTCATATCATCATCCAAATCTAAATCTAAATCAAGTTTATTTTTTTCCAAAACTGAAATAGCAATGATTGGATCATTCTTGAACTTGTCGATAATAGTATTTACCCATTCAAATTGTTGTGAAATTGTAAATCCTTTTATATTTTTAACTATCAGTGGTGCGTGATGTATTAATCTCGCTAGTAAATAAATCTCATCGTTACTTACTCCCTTATCTAAGTATTCACTAATTGAAAATTTTTTATCAATGATAAGATTCAAATTCAACCAAATCAATTTTTTTGTATCTTCATTTTGAATGTTTCTATAATAATACATAAAGTCATCTGGCATGAATCCACTATTTTTCTTAAAATCCATTATTTCACCGATTGGCTCTAAACAATAAATATTATCTTCAACACCATAGAGTGATTTTATATTTTTTTCTGAGTCTAAATCTCTATCTAATTTAAATTTATCTCCTAAAATATCGGAGAATTTTTCAAACTCGAGTTTATACTTCTCCTTGAATCTATACTTTTGAACATTCATTATATTTTTATATTTTAGGACATATTTTGCTATCCCAAATTCATCTTCATTGACATTTGCCCCTAATTCAACTTTCTTTTTAGCTAATCTGATTGCTGTATGAGCAGGTGTTCGTAAATCAATTATTTTGATTTCTCCTGTATTTAAAAATTCAATGAATTCTTTCGACCAATAAAATTTATTTTCAGATAAATCATATCCAACTTGGCAACAATTCAAATCAAATGAATCAATTATAATTTGAGGACTTTTTGTATCTGAACAGTAATAGATTTTATTAAAAATGTCTTCTCTAACTGAATCCTCTATGTAATATTTGATTTGATTCCTATAACCGAATCTAATACCGTTATAGTCCTCTGAAACTTCTTTGGTGACAGTCTTAGCTGTAAATTTATTATAAAGGTACATATTACTCATATTAGTTTGTAATTCCTTTAAAATAAAAATATCAATATCATTAATAATAGCTTCTTTACCAGAAACTTCTTCCCAAATTAGGTTTGCGATTGAACCACCAGCTAAAAATCCTTCAGTGGGTAAAGTGAATTTTGATTTTAGTTTTTCTAAAGCTTTTGAAAAAATTAGATTTGTATCCATGACTTTTTTGATTTAGTTGTCATGATATTTAGAAAAGTTAAGAAGTTGGTAATTCCAGTAAAGTTTTTGAAGATAAATATCCTAACACTTCTTCCCATTCATCAGCTTCATAATATTTGTATTGAGGGTCTTCCGGAAAATCATCTTCATCATATAGCCTTAATATTTGAGTTATGATGTAACGATCGTCACCTAATTTTCTTATCAAGATTTCTTCTGGTATATCCGAATTTAGTGACAAAATTGACATCCACATTTCACTTGGGCTAAAGCCTAAACCATCTTTGGGATAAAGATAATCATCTACTAATCTTCTATTTTTTTCCACTAATTGTACAAAAAAATTTTTCTCAGTTTCTAAAAATTCCTCTCTACCAAATAAATTCAATTTTGTTCCTACTTCACCACTGGTGATCTGACTTGGTTGCCTAAAAGATTCAAATAATTTCAAGTATTTCATATTAATATATATTAAATAAATTAAATTAAAACTATGATAAGATTTACACAAATTTTAGAAAACAATAACTCCTACGTAGAAGTAAAATCTCAACCACTCAATACTGAGCTAGTTTATATCTGTGAGTCAGGTGGACAAGTTGGTAGTCTTCTACTTGTTTTCAATGGTAGAGAAGCTTCTATCTATTCAGTAGAAGTCCTTCCTACACATAGAGGTAAAGGATATGGTAAAAGATTAGTTGAAAGTGCTATTGAAGCTTGTAAACAAAAAAGCTGCAACTTTATTGAATTGAATACAGAAGTAGATAATACTGTAGCAAATAATCTCTACCAATCTCTGGGATTTGAATTGATGGGAAATAAATTTACATTTAATAACTATAGAAAATATTTATAGTAATTTATCTATCTTAAAGTCTCTTAATTCAACAGTCAAATAATCAATAATTTCTTGACTATTCCTCGATGAAATTATGACTTTATCAGATGAGTCAGTTATTAGTATTTTACCACTCATTGTAGATGATGCTTTATATAGAATTTCTCCTCTAAATGAAAATGTCCATATATCAGACCAGCCTAATCCATAAAGTTTAAAACCAAGTGGTTCAAGGAAATTCACAAAAAACTTTTTCTTTTTATACTAAAATTTAATACTTAGTTTTTTAATATATACTCTATTATGAATAAAATATTCAACTTCCAATCATTTTTAGAATCGGTATCTTCTGGTAAATCTCACCTCTTTTATTCAGAGAGATTTAGAAATCTAATCGGCAAAATAGCAATGTCAAAAGATCCAGTTGCACAATTCCTAAGACAAAGTGAGTGCAGGGAGGACTTTGAAGATGATATCACTTTTATTGATATTACAGACAAAGAAGATATGGTATCTTTTATTCAAGTAAATAGATTAGATAGATTACGCCAAAGTGACAGAAATTTTTACAAAAATATTGTATATCATAGTTCTGATAAATATGACTTAACACCGATACCAGAGCTCGATAAATATATTCAGAGAGTTTGGAAGGCAACACAGAAAAATTTAGAGCATGATAGCTGGAAAAAACAGAGAACTGAAATAGGAATTGGTAGATTTGTAAATAGAGTTTCTTCTTTACAATTAATTACTATTAAATCCGAACAATTAGAAAAGTTTGTTAATTCTTATAAAGCGCATTGGAAACAATTAAATAAAATAGAAGAGAATTTTGAATTGGTAAGTGGAGAAGAAATTAGAAGGTGGTATCACCAACAAAATTATCAAGAGTCTAAAGGACAATTATTTTCTTCTTGTATGAAATATCCGGATTGTCAACCTTATTTTAATATCTATGTTGAAAATCCAGAAGTTTGTCAACTTTTAATATTGAAAGACAAAGATCCGGATAAAATTTCTGGAAGAGCCTTAATATGGACACTTACATCTGGTGAAAAATATATGGATAGACCCTATACTAATCACGACGCTGATATAAATTTATTTAATGATTACGCTAGGAAACATAAAATTAAAACCAATGCTTACGATTTAGAAGTAAAAGTAAAAGCTAAAGATTATGGACAATATCCATATATGGATTCTCTTCATTATTTTAACCCTAAGACTGGGATTTTAACTACTGATGATGATGTTTATCCACATCCTGATTGGATTATGTTAAAGAAGACTGATGGTTCATATCAATCTGGTGAATGTGTTTTCTCTAAATACCTTGATAGATATATTCTTGAGGAAGAAGCGGTGTGGGCAGAAGATTTAGAGGACTGGATTACTAAGGATGATGCAGTCTATGTTGATTCGGAGGATGCATGGTATTCAGAAGAATACATGGATAATTCAAAATCTAATGTAGTCTATTGTAGTTGGGCAGATGTAAATGAATTTGAAGATAAGTGTATTTATTCAACCTATTTGAATAGTTGGTTGATTAAAGATGATTCAAAAGAAGTTTGGGTAAATAGAAGTCAAGAAGAGTGGGTACCAAAAACTGCAAGAAGATATCTGTCAACAGTGGTAGAAATAGATGGTGAAATGAAAGATTGTTTGGTTAGTGCAATAATTCAGGATGAAAATGGTAAATGGAAATTTAAATCTTAATAAAAAGTAAACTTTTCTATAGACTTTTTATATGTATTTAAATTTAAAAAAAATGAAATACCTATTAGTAACTCTATCTTTACTGACTTTGTCTTGCACTCAAAAAGAATTCAAGTATAAAATCCACAATCCCAAATACTTGGATTATAATAACTCTGCCACTTTTTTTACAGATACAGTCCAATTCAAATCTGATACTGCCTTCTACATTAACTCAGACAACTCAATTGTTATCATTTCAATTGATAGTTTAAAAGATTGTAAAATTGACACTTTAAAATAATTAAATATGCAAAATAAAATTAATGGTTTTTTTGGAAAGTGGCGATTCCTATCTAACTTTTGGGAATGCCCTATAACATTCGAGGGTCTTGAGTATCCATCAGTTGAAAATGCTTATCAAGCAGCAAAAACTTTGGATATAGAAGTTAGAAAACAATTTCAAAATATCACACCTAAAGAATCAAAATCTTTAGGAAAAAAAATAGGAATTAGAGGGGATTGGGAAATGGTAAAACTTGATATAATGTTGAATTTATCATTAGAAAAATTTACAAGACATCCCCACTTAGGCACACAATTAATCGAAACAGATGATTCCTATTTAGAGGAATCTAACTGGTGGCGAGACACCTTCTGGGGAACACATAATGGTATTGGTGAAAACAATTTAGGAAAAATACTTATGAAAGTAAGAGATATTATAAAATAGTAAATGAAATGAACGCACAAGTAATAAATAAAATAGAGGATTTGATACAAACATTGAATCAAAAACAACAGATGATTGCTAATAAAATTAAGTTAGAAAAAAATTATCGTTTTTTTGAATCATTAGTTAGGGGCAATTCAGAAATATTTTTTGAGGATTTATCTACAAAGAATATTTATCATTTAGTAACGCACATAAAAAACACCTGTCAGTGTGATTAAAAACAAAACTCTTTTTTTTTAATATAATTTTTATCAAAAAAATAATAGAAAAATAAATGAGAATTTTTATAACACCAGAAGACATAGTCAAAAGATGTCTCTACGATAGTTGGGCATACTATATTGTTGGTTCGGATAAAGAGGCAGAAAGACTATTGAAAGAGAATACCGAGTTTGAACTAAGTGAAAGAGATGCTATTGTAATTGGACTACTCAAAGTAATTGAAACAGATAACCTAATTCATAGATTCAATGACTATCTAACTCACTTCTTAACTGTAAGAGCAGTAAAAGAAAAAGAAACTTTCTTAATTAGAAAGAAATCTGTAGAAACAAGTATTGAAAAATTTCTTGATAAATTCCCAGAAAGTTGGGAAGCAGAAATGTCTTATAAAAATGCCCTAAAAGATTTGAAAGTGTATGTTGAGGAACTTAACAAGAATCTTTTAAAATTAGACATTATTAAACTTACTATTCAAAACATTAATTATGAATTTTATAATGCAAATAATATAAAAAAACTTCTAAATTTTAATAACTACTAATATGGAACAAGAAGAACTATTCGAAAATTCAGATAAAAACAATATTGAACCTACTAAAATCTATACACAAGAACAATTTGACGAAGTAAAGAAGGAGGGGGAAGATAAATACCTCAGACTTTTAGCCGAATTCGATAACTATAAAAAAAGAATTTCTAAAGAAAAGGAGGATTTAAAAATTAATACAAAGACTCAAATGCTTTCTACAATCTTGGATATGGATTCTGATTTAGCACTGGCTAAAAAGAATATTAAAGAAGAAAATGAAGGGTTGAATCTAATTCTTTCTAAATTTGATAGTTTTCTAAAATCTTTAGGTGTGGAACCTATTCAAACCGAAACTTATGATTCTGATTTACACGAAGTAATATCCGTCATTGAAATCGGTGAAGAAAAAATCGTCGATGTTATATCAAAAGGATATACGATTAATGGTAAACCATTCCGATATCCAAAAATTATCTTGGGTAAATAAAATAAAAAGTCCGATTTAGTCGGACTTTATCTATTTTTTAATATCTGTTAAATTTTTTGTATCGGTATCCGATAGACTCATTACTTTTTTGGTATTCGTTAAATAAATCTTGCACTATTTGTTTACCTTCTTCTTTAACTTCATTTACATCAGTCAACTCTCCATATCTCAAGTAGTCACGAGTTTTTCCCTTTTCTTGTAAACGGTTTAAAATTCTTGCAGATAAATCATCCGCAGCACCTACTAATTTATCTAGTTGCCTAAAATCTAAATCCTCCCCAAATTTTGATTTAAGATACCTTTCAATATCTTCTGCCTTCACACCCTTTAATAGTAAAGACTTATAAATTGTAGCTGGTTTACCATATTTTTGACACCAATCCATCCACATTTTGAAATTGGCATCATCAGTCGGAGCGTTTTTGAGAGCATACCTGTCGTAGCCACGATTCAACATCCAAACCACAAAAAAGTCGATGTCCGCTAAATTTATTTTAGAGTTACTTATTGTTTGTTCAATCGGATCTTTATCATTCACCACATCTTGTGCAATTGTATTTGCAACGGGACCCATTAATCCAACTGATAATGCTGCTCCGATTAGCCATTGTTTTAGACCCTCGTCTACCGATTCAAAATCTTGATAGGAAAAATTCTCATACGTTTTTAAATGTTTCATGTAATTATTTTTTTTTAGGCTAATAAAGCTATAAATTTTTTAAATTCCGATTGTCTGTGAGCCAAACCATTTGTACCACCATTTACTCTTTTTGTAAGAGCCAACACGTTTTCATCAGATGATCCCGCATCACAAATTGGCCAAAGCTTGTTGCTATCAAAGAAGTATGCAGCTGATGATAAGGGATATTTAGTAGCTACTAAATCGGGATTCGAAACTAAGTCAACTCCAAGAAAAGCACCAAGTCTTTTATAATTCTCTTTTCCGGTGGTTTGTAGATAACCTCTTCCTCGGAATTTCCAACCTTCTTTTGAAGTCTCATCACCATTACCTATTCTATTACCATAAACACGAGAAGCAATCATCTCTGGTTTGAAAGCATATGATTCAGCCAAATTACCCGGAAAATATCCACCAAAAATTTTCATTAATCCATCTTTCGAATAATTCAAATTTTCAACAACAGCTTTGAAATTACCAGATTCGTGGGAACACTGAGAGAGGAAATGCGCCAAACGAAGGTTTGTAATTAGATTGAATTTCTCAGCAATTATCCCAATTTCTGCAATTACTGAATCAGGAATATGTCCCTTTAATTTATCAGTTTTTAGAACCTCTTTTTCTACTTTTGGTAGAGAGATTCCTAATTTTGCCATTGTGGCTTCACCTACAATACCATCAGCAATCAATCCATTTTTTGATTGCCATTCTTTTACAGCCCCTTCAGTACCAGGCCCAAAATTACCATCAGCACTAATACCGAGTTTTTGTTGAAGTAGCCTAACTAATTCACCTTTAGAACCTATTTTTAACATAATTTTTTATTTTTATTTATATATTAACTACCGTAATCAATATTTTTCTAAATTTACCACACTTTAACTCAAGAGCCATCTGTGCAGACTCCCAAGATATCAAAATATTTCTTTCAAAGTTCGTCGAGTTCGTAACTATCCAAATCTTAGTGTCTAAAAAATCTACTCCATCTGTAATTTTGTCATATTTTAAAAAGAATATTTTACCAGAATATCTCTCTATTCTGAAATCTAATATCTTAGTCAAGGAGTTGGATTCAATTGCTAGTTTGTGACCCTTATAGATGACATCTCCTTCAAAATCCACACCTTCTTTATAAAGTCTAATCTCCTGTCTACCTTCGGCTTTTAAAATTATATAATTCATAAATTTTTTAACTTCAACAAAAGTTGTTTTTTTTAATATATTTATATATCAAAAAAATTTTTACATCATTTATATGGATTATTATGACATTTTAGGAGTAACCAAGGGAGCGTCACCCGATGAAATAAAACGGGCTTTTCGAAAAAAAGCTGTTGAACATCACCCGGATAAGGGCGGAGACGAGTCTAAATTCAAGGAAATATCAGAAGCTTACGAAACTTTATCCGATGAAACAAAACGTGGAGAGTATGATAGATTCGGAAAATCTGGAAATCCATTCTCAGGGAGAGGTGGGGGACACGGGTTCAACATGGATGATATCTTTAGTCAATTCGGAGACATGTTTGGCGATGGATTTGGAAGACAACAACATCAACACCCACCAAAAAGGAGGGGTAATGATTTAAGAGTACAGATTCAAGTCACCATCGAAGATATACTTTTTGGATCTTCTAAAAAATTAAAATTTAAAAGACAAACACCCTGTCAACCTTGTGGTGGAAAGGGTGGCACTGGTAAAAAATCTTGCCCACATTGTAATGGATTCGGTAGAAAAAACATCACACAACATACACCCTTTGGTGTAATCACTTCTACCCAACTTTGTAATAATTGTGAAGGCACTGGACAAGTGATTTCAAATCATTGCCAAACCTGTAAAGCTTCTGGTACAAATGCAGTCGAAGAAACAATCGATATTAATATACCAAAAGGTGTTAGTAATGGAATGTCATTAATCATGGATGGTTATGGTAACCACGTAAGAGACGGTATACCTGGAAATCTACAAGTGATTATTAGTGAGGTTCCGGATCAGAAATTCAAACGCGAAGGGAATGATATAGTCTATGAACATTCAATTACAGTACCTCAAGCCGTTTTGGGTTCTAAAGAAACTATCCAAACATTAGAAGGCAATTTATCAGTAGATGTAAATCCAGGATGTGAAAGCGGTAAAGTATTTAGTTTTCCTGGAAAAGGAATTCCAATTTTATTAAACAATGGAACAAATAGTGGTAGAGGCGCTCTCTATGTGAAGGTAAATGTTAAAATTCCTAAAAATATTTCAGAAGAACAAAAGGCACTTTACCTACAATTAAGTAAATTTGACTAAAAGAGATTTAAAAAGTTAATATATACTTTATATCTAAAACCACATTTTAGGACCGTGGTTACGCACCGGGCAGGTGTCAGCTAAAAACCCAGACTTCGCTCCTCTGGGTTTTTTCATTTTAAAACTTTTTTAAATTTATAAATACATTTAGTACTATTATTAACTTAAATATTATTTTATGAAACACGAATTGAAAATTGAATTCAAAGAAAAGAGTCAACTCGAAGAAGTAATCCAAGGTTCCTACTTTAACGAATCCAACAACGGTAAACTAATTGGAAAAAAACACTCAATTAATATAAACCAAGAAGATCCACTTTTTATAGCCTTTAAAGGGCTAAACAATAACACTGTCAAACTAATTAATGAAGAAATGATTGAGGGTTCTATGCGATGTATAGTAGTACAAGAAAATGACTCCTACATCGAATTATTTCCAATCAATAACTACTGCATCATTCAAGAAAAAAAATACTCATTCTATTAAAAAAATTATGAAATTCGATTTTAACGACATTAACCTAAAACCAAGAAAGAGTATAGTTGACTCCAGAAGCCAATGTGATACATCTCTAAAACTTGGTAAATACACGTTTCAATTACCAATTGTTCCTGCAAATATGCAAGCCATAATTGATGAAGATATTGCTATTAAACTATCTGAAGGGGGATATTTTTATATACTACATAGATTTGATATTGATGTAGTTGAATTCATCAAGACAATGAAATCATATAACTACCCAACATCTATATCAATTGGTGTAAATAGTGATTCATACGAACTAATTAACCAATTAGTAGAATTGGATTTAATACCAGATTTTATTACCATAGATATAGCACACGGACATTCCATCAAGATGGAAAAAATGTTGCAGTTTCTAAAAGAAAAATTACCACAAACATTCTTAATTGCTGGAAATATTTCCACACCAGAAGGGGTAGAAGATTTACAAAATTGGGGAGCAGACGCACTGAAGATAGGAATTGGCCCGGGGAGCTCCTGTACAACTTATCCAGCAACCGGTTTTGGTTCAAGAAATTGTCAAGCTTGGACTATCTATGAATGCGCAAAAATAGCTAAAGTTCCAATTATCGCCGATGGTGGAATAAAAGTACCTGGGGATATCACTAAATCACTTGTCTTAGGTGCAACTATGGTAATGGTAGGTGGAATGTTAGCTGGTCAGTTAGATTCTCCAGGCAAAACTGTACAGATTGATGGTAAACCCCACAAAGAGTTTTGGGGAAGTGCTTCATCACATCAGTCGGGTAAGAAAAATAGAATTGAAGGAAAGAAAAATTTAATACCACTAAAAGATAAGACAATTTCACAAGAGATGAATTATCTAAAGGAGTGTTTACAGTCTTCTATATCTTATGCAGGTGGAAAAAACTTAACTGTTTTTGAAGAAGTAAGTTGGTTTTAAAAATATGGAAAGTATGATATTACCAGAAAACACAGAAGAGAAATTTCTATTTATGAAGGAGAAAATTGAAGAAAGATTTTCCAAAGTAAATGCCTCATTTCCATTCACAAAGCCCGAGATTGATGAAGAAACATCAAATACATTAAAGTATATATCTAATTTCTGGCAAGTCTATTATTATACAGATAGACCTTTTATTCAAGATTCAATTAACGATCGAATTCTATCTTGCTCAACACTCCCAATTGGTGGTTTTGAATTTCTTATAAACAAAAATAAAGATAAGTTATTTGTTTTTTATTCGTCTACAGGTAGTTATATACGTGGTGAATTTATCCAATCACCCGAAGTAATAAATAGACATAGAGATGTGACTATTGATAAATTATTGGATTAAATTTTTCTAGCTTCTAATGAATATGTAGTCTTGCACTCATAAACTGAATTCCAAGCAAATCTTCTTATCTCGTAACCAAATCGCTCTATTTTTTGTAAAGTCAATTCTAAGTCTTCTTCGAATTGACTTTTATCTTTATTGTCAAATTCTTCAGTTAATTGTAAACCAATATGTATTGCATATGAAAACTGGACTGATACATGGCCTTTTCTATCTTCACTACCATAACTACCACTTATTAAATCATAGACACTCAGATAATATTTGTCAGCTAGTTCAACCATCAAATCCTCAATCAAGTCCCTATTATCTTCGGAGAGATTTTCATTTATGAATTCTTCAAATCTAAGTATGACAGACTCTTTCTCTAAATGAGTCCATTCTTCACCCCAAACCCATTTCCATTTTTTTGGTGTCTTAGATTTGGTTTTATATTTTCTTCTGATTGCCCAAATCAATCTTAATTGTTTTTCACTTTTTGCTGGCATTTACTTTAACAATTTTATTATTTGATTTATAATTGCCGATTTACTTCTTCTTGCATCAGTTTTTGTAAATACTTCTATGATATTATCAGTTAAACTTCTATTGATTTTATCATGACTTTTCGTATAGTAATTTTTATATTTAGTCCAGCCCTCTGCCCAATGTGTACCACCTTTTACTTGGTCACCAAGTTTTTTTACTGTTTTCTTAGGTATATCAGTCCGTTTTAATTTACCACCACTACCACCAATCATAGCTTCTACTAACTCTATCAACCTCCTCTTTTTTGATTCAGAAAACTCACAATCTTCACTTTTCAAATCTTTTAATATTTGTTCCAAAGGTTTTATCCCATGATAATCAATTCTTCTTTCATGTGACTTCTTCAATAGTTCTTGACTTTTCTCAAAGTCATTTGATGGTACAAGGACAAAAACATTTTTATAATCCTTAATTAATTTTTTTACATCACCTTGATAGATGTGTCCTCCACCGAAATCTAATATACTCGGTTTATTATATTTTTCAAAATCTTCTGATAGAACATGCTCCACACATTTGATTTCATTTTCGTTACCATACCCGAAATCTGGTTGTAGTCTATCTAAAGATATTACTTCTAAACCAAGTTTTTCACCTAATTCTTTTGAAATAGTTGATTTTCCAATAGTTGGCGCACCTAAAAGAATAATTCTATCTTTTTGGCAATATTTCTGATTTTTTGACTCAAATACTCTGTATGATTGTAAATATTTCATTTTTAATAATTTTTTTTTAAACTATATAATTCGAATGTTTCACTTCTTAGATTTCGAAATCATCATCATCATCCTGTGTCTGCTCGTTTATAAAATTGATTAGTTTTATAAAATCACTCTTTAATTGACTATCAAATAAAATTTCATTAAATTTATCAACGGCTATATTTACAGCTGGTAATAATTTATCATAGTCAAATTCATTTCCCTCAAATTTATACTTCTTACTATATCCACTCACAATTCTTTTATTAAAATCACCAACATTAAAGAACATCTCAGGAATAATACTAATCTCATTTATTTCTTCATCCATCGAATTTTCACTAACAAACAATATTAATGAGAAGCGTATATAAATATTATCCGAATTTATTTCTCTAATGAATTTATATGAACCATCTTCAAAAGACCCAATACTCTTATTTTGACGCACAGGAATCAAAGGACTACTAATTTGTCTATATTTAGGTATGTCCATCTTAAAATCTATATCAGAAAAATTAGAGAAATTTTCAACCTTTAAATGATTTATAATTAAATCAATTAGTTCTTCTAATGTAATAGAAGAACATCTCAAAATATTATTTATGTTATTAACAATTAAAGTATATCCACTTCTTTTATCACTCACATCATAATAATCTTCACTTCCAATCATGTTCAAAGCCAGTTCAATACTTTCTTGGTTTTCGGATAAAAATAGTTTGAACAAGTTTTCTACCTCATACTTATCAAATTTTTCATCTCCATCAAAAGATTCAAACAGCAAAAAATCTTTAAAATTTTTAATCTTTTTCATTTTCATACATTATTTTTTTTGTTTATATAAATCGAATATAACATATTTTTTTCTTCACTAAAATCAAAAGGATTCACAATTTTTTTTAAATAACCCCAAGTATTTATCTCTATATAATACCCAAATCTTTTAATTCTCTCAATTACTAATGTTAATTCCTTTTCAAATAAAGTCATATCTATATTGGTATTTGTTATTCTAATAACAGTAATAATCCCAGTATCATATAAGGATATATTTATATGACCATTTTTATCTAATTCTGAATCTAAACTGAAATTAAAATCATCAGAAAGAAAAACAAAGGTATCCTCTATTTGCAACCTATCATCTTCTGTCAAAGATTCATTTATTCTGTAATATTCCAAATATTTCATTTTCATTTTTATTTATATTTCCAAATAAATCCATTTGAATGTTTATATTTACCCACACAACACATTTGAATACAACTACCTCTACTTCCTGTTTTTTTAGCAGCCTCTACAATTGAATCAAATTCCATTATGAAGTTACCATCTAAATCATACTGACAAACAGATTTTAAAGTCTTATTTGAATATTTTTTAGGTGGATTATCACCATAATATCTCCATATATATTTACCTGCAGATTTGTATTTTCCTCTACAACACTCACCTATATTACCATGATTTATACCAGTAACTTCCGAAGCCCCAAACATTGAATCAAAATCTCTAATCCAATTACCATCTAAATCATACTGACTAACCTTTTTAGAATTTTCATCTAACTTATCCAGATTTAAATCAAACCACTCATCCTTATATCTCCAAATAAATCCACCACAAGTTTTTTGTTTTCCAATACAACAACCAGAAACATAGAGATTCAAATCTTTTTGAATCCTTTCCGCACTCTCCCACTCACCTACTAAATTACCCACTAAATCATACTGTAAGACTACCTTTTGACCAGTAGCGAGCTGTTTCATCCACTCAGATTTATCTTTCTCTATTCCCCATTCCTTTAAACTTCTGAATACTTTTGTCTCACTACAATTTAACTTCTCTGATATCTTTGGCATTGATAAGTTTTCCACAATGTAAAGTTCATATAATAAATCTTTATCAATAAATGTTTTTGGTCTATTATTATAGCCAGGTGTTTCTAAATATTTTTCTTTTAACTTTTCAGAAATTTTTTTCTTATGTTCATCAGAAAGTTTTACACCTCTTTTAGATTCACTCATTCTTTTCTTGGTTTCTTCGGTGTGTGAATATCCATTACCACCTTGTCCACCCTCAGTGAGATTTGTGAGATTACATCCTTCATTTCTCAATTTTTCTATCCAATATTTTTCCCAGTATTCCCAATTATCCTCTTCAACAGTATCCAATGTAGATATTATGGGTCGCTTTTCATTTTTTAATAGTGATTTGATCCATGATATTTTATGTGACTTTCTACCTGAATAACACTCTTTTATGTGGGAATATAATCTCTGTTTCAAATATTGTTTTGTCTTACCCACATATCTTATTTCACCAGATTCATCTGATAGTGCATAAATAATTACCATAATATAATATAATATTTTTATTTATATATTAAATATGGTAACCTATCTTTTTATCATTACAAAAAACGACGAAGTCGACATCGCTTTTATATCCTCTTCTACCTTCCCCATTTCTTCTTTCCCATCTGACACCAAATCAGCACTATTGTAGGTAATTCCACCGGGAAGTGTAAAATTAAATTGACCTAATAATCTACCTTGTTGCATCTTAGCCCACCCAGTACAATATCTCAGAAAATAATGATCAGCCATTAAAGTCTCCAAAGGAATATTGACATAAGCTTCTAATATTAAGTGGTGTTCTACATTTGTTAAAATATTCAATCTATGAGTTAATTGATTGAAGTGAAATTTAGTAGTATATAAATTCAATTGATTCAACATATCCGCCATTGAGTCAATCTGTGTTTTGTAAATACCCAACTCACCGATAGTTGTTATATAGGATGAAAGATATGGTTGATTTGTAACTCCCAGATTTACAGACAAGTTAGGAACATTGATGCCCAGCTGTAAAAGATTTTGATTGCTTAATTTGTAAATCCAAGTTACCGATTGAATTTCACAAGGTAACTCTATATACTTATAGTTGACGTATTCAGCAGTCGAAAAAGCTGTTTTGTCAATGAAATAATACATTTTACCTACTGCATATTGGTAGTTTTGCCAAAACCATTTTGCGGCTCTTGTTTCTACGAATTGTCTGATTGAATGATCTGGTAGATTTTTTGGAAGAGCTCCCCCAACCGTAACATCGGTTTGAACTAAATCTATAAATTCTTCGATAGTAATTTGACTCATAAAATATTTTTAATTTATAGTATATATTAAAAAATTAAAGTAACATAAACTCCAATTTTAGATATATAGTAGTATGAATACGATACTTCAAGATATAACTAACAGAACTTCCAATATAGGGTCACTTGTACTCCTGGTAAAAAATAATTCTGAATACTTAGATTTTATTAATCATAATGTTCCAGAATCTATTTTAGATAGACAGCTATCTGAAAAAATTTATTATTTAGTTAATAATATAAACACACCTCAGTTATGTAGATGTGGAAAACATCTATCTTTTATTGGCTTTAAAAATGGTTATAGAAAGAGTTGTGGTGATAGGGAATGTTATGTGAGTTCAAGAAAAGAAACTTGTATTGAAAAGTTTGGTGTAGATAATCCAAAAAAATCTAAAGAAATTTTGGAGAAAGAAAAAGAGAACATTCGTAAAAAATGGAATGGTGAACATTTCATGCTGAATAAAGACATAAAAGATAAGTTTAAGAAAACAATGATTGATAACTGGGGAGTTGAATGGGCTCAACAAAACAAATCTATTAAAGATAAATCCCTAGAAACTTGGAATAATAATCCAGAAAAGGTGAGTGTAATAGAATCGAGAAAAAATAAATTATTGAAAAAATCCGATGAGGAGAAAAGTATCATAGAAAATAAAAAAAGAGCAAAGATAATTGATAAATTCAGTACCTATGAAAACTTCATAAATTTCAGAAAAGAAAAGATTGAAGAGGCTTCTATAGAAAAGTATGGAACTCAACACCATCTTTCTTCTCCAGAAGTAATTAAATTGAGAATTGATAAATATAAAGAAAAAATCACCCAAAAGATTTTAGAGAAATTACCCAATACTTTAACTTATTTAGATAGGTTTCATAATAAGAATCTTACTGACCACTACATTAAATTGCATTGTCAAAATTGTGATAGTGAATTTTCTATAACAAGACAATTATTAGTAAATCGAATTAACTCCGGAATAGAAGTGTGTTTGAATTGTAATCCAATATTAGTTGGTAAGTCTAAAGGAGAAGAAGAAGTATTTGAATTTATATCATCAATTTATAGTGGACAAATTTTACAGAGATATAGAATTGATGGAAAAGAAATTGACATTTACTTACCGGATTTGAAAATAGGATTTGAATATAATGGACTATTTTGGCATTCTAACTTACACAAAAGCTCACAATTTCATTTAGAAAAAACAAAATTTTTTGAGGAAGTTGGAATTAAATTAATTCATATTTGGGAAGATGATTGGTTATATAAAAGGGAAATTATAAAATCAATAATATCAAATAAGATAGGTGCTACTAAAAATAAAATCTTTGCAAGAAAATGTCAGGTAAGAGAAGTTGATAATAGTCAAGTTCGTAGTTTCTTGGAAAGTAATCACATACAGAGCTTTGTGGGCTCACGAGTTAAACTTGGACTTTTTTATAAAGATGAATTAGTTAGCATAATGACTTTCGGTAGTCTTAGAAAATCTTTAGGTTATAACAATGTCGAAGGCAATTGGGAATTGTTGAGATTTTGTAATAAATTAGATTGTTCTGTAGTCGGTGGTGCCTCTAAATTATTCAATTATTTCTTGAAAGTATGGAAGCCAAGTCAAGTCATAAGTTTTTGTGATTATAGTAGATCAGATGGGAATATCTATAAAACTTTAGGATTCGAGTTACAACATCTTTCAACTCCTAACTATTACTACATCGTAGATAGTGTTAGAAGACATAGATTCAATTATAGAAAGGACAAATTAGTTACTAATGGATCTGATTCTAATCTAACAGAATCACAAATTATGCAAAATTTAGGTATAAATAAAATTTATGACTGTGGTATGCAGAAATGGATTTTTATCCGAATTGAAAGTTAGCCAAACTACAAATCTTACCTTTTACAAGTCCTTTTTCACAACAAGTTCTAACTAGTTGAATTGAGGCTACAACTAAAAGTGTATATTTCAAAATAGTTAAAACTGGGCCGATTTGTGTTTCTAAAATTGCTACCAAACTTGCACCTATAATTGGAGCAACTACTTTAGCAAATCCGCTAAAAATAGACTTTAATTTTTGATTTTTATTTATCGATACTTCACCAGCCTGTTCAATCGATTCCTGTGCTTGTTGAGTAGGATCACCCTCATCTTCTGCCTCTCCCGAAATAATTTCATCTACTTTAGGCAAAACTTTACCAAATGCTTTATATTTATATGCTTTATCTAATCCCCTTCTAGCAACTCCTGATATTAGATATAGAGCGCCATTTGTTCCATACTTCAAAGCCTTCAAAACAAGATAGTCTATAGGTCTAATAATTAATTTAAAACATTCTAAAACCCAACCCATTACACCCATTCTACCTTTAACTGCCTTTTCTTCACCACCCTTTTCACCAGATGATTTTGAAACTATATCACCTTTCTCTTTGTAGAATTCATTTTCTTCTTTATCTTTAAAATAGAATTTATCACCTTCTATCTTTGTTATTTCTTTTTCTATTTCTTCTCCAGTTTTAGATTTATATTTTACTTTATCACCAACATTATATTCTTGAGCTTCTTGTACCTCATTTATTATCATATCAACATCACTCAGATTACCACCTTCAACTAAAAAACCTTTGAGTGAATAGTAAACTCTTTCGAAATTAAATTTACTATAAAGATTGAATGAGTCCTTAACTAAATCTTCAATTTTATCTAAATCATCAACTGCATCATATTCTGATGCCTCCTCTTCTAATTTCTTTTTTACTTCATCAGAGGTGTTACCTATCTCACCTTTTGAAAATCTACTTTTGATACCGTTCAAGTCTGATACAACTTCACCTGTTTCAGTTGAGAAAGTTTCATCTAAAATAATTTCAGATAAGGCTTCTACTGATGGATTTTTTTGATTTTCTATTATCCATCCACCTACACTTTTAACTAATGTGATCCCGGCAGTTTTTGTGATTTCCCAAAGAGCTATAAATACTTGACTTATTTTTTTAAAGATATTTGATATGGTATCTTTTATATTTTTTAAAAATTCAGTAAAACTATTATAAGCTTTTCCAACAATATTAATACCGCCTTCCCAAGCATTTTTTGTTGCGTTCCATATTTTACCAAAAATATTTTCTTCTTCTAAAATTGAACTATCACTATTTAAAAAACTTCCATAAATTTCTTTAATGATAATTTTATCTAATTTTTTAAAATTTATATTTTTTTTTGAATTGTGTCACGTCAATTCTTTCTGATATAAGACAACTTTCAAAAATTGATTTATTCGATTCTCTACCTATATTATAAAAATAGTATAGATTATCAACCTTTCTACTTTGACTAAAACTTGAATAATTTTTTATATATCTCACGCCTTTTTCATTCTTTTTTTCTCTGCAAATACACTCGCAGCTTCTCTAACCCATTCACCTTCATCATATGCCCTCTTTCTTGTCTTTAGTCTTTGTTTATTACAAGGTCCGTTTCCCCCAACGACTTTCCAAAATTCATCCCAATCAATATCTCCGAAGTCATAGTGTCCCCTTTCTTCATTCCACTTCAACTTTTCATCTGGAAGTTCAACTCCTAAATAATCAGCTTGTTTAACGGTTGCATCTACAAAATCCTGTCTTAACTCATCGTTGGATTTTCTTTTTATTTTCCAATCCATAGATTTTTGAGAATGCACCGATTGGGAATCATTAGGACCAAACATCATTAAGGCAGGCCACCACCATCTATCAACAGCATCCTGTAACATCCCCCTTTGTTCTTCATTACCTTGACTCAATTTTACAAGAATTTCATAACCTTGCCTTTGATGAAAACTTTCTTCTTTACAAATTCTAACCATTGCCCTTGCATAGGGCCCATAGGAAGTTCTACATAACATGACTTGATTCATAATGGCAGCGCCGTCAACTAACCAACCAATTGCACCAATATCTGCCCATGTTAGGGTAGGATAATTAAAAATACTTGAATACTTTGCTGAGCCATTTAGGAGTTGTTTATAAAGTTCATCTCTACTTATGTCTAATGTTTCTGCTGCACTATAAAGATATAGTCCGTGACCAGCTTCATCTTGAACTTTGGCTAATAGACCGACTTTTCTTCTGAGAGTTGGTGCTCTAAGTATCCAGTTTGCTTCTGGTTGCATCCCAATGATTTCAGAATGTGCGTGTTGGGATATTTGACGAATTAGATTCCTTCTATATTCGTCTGGCATCCAATCTTTTGGTTCTATTTTTATGTCAGCATCAATCTTTTTTTGAAAAATTAATTCGGTAGATTTTGTTTCCATTTTTAAATCTTCTTTAATTGAACTACAACTTGATTATCACCACCAGTGAGTTCACATCTAAATCCACCTTGTGTCACTCTTGTTGCCCACTGAATTAGATCAGCATCTCTGGTAGCATCTAATTGATTATTAAAAGATCTCCTAATTTTTTGATTAAGTGCATAATCGTTTCCATACAATCCACCACCTTTTACAGGTGTTCTTATTTCTAACCAATTAGAACGTTTTAGATTTACTTTTTTGTAATTATATTTTGTTTTCAAAATTATTTCTAATTCTTTCAGAAAATTTTCTATTTGTTCTTTTACATCAAATTCAGAACTTTCTACAAGTCCACCAACTATGTAAAATTTTATTTCTAAATCTTCCCAACTTGGTTTAACTCGGAAGTTTGGAGACTCACCGCTTCGATGATAAAATTGTTCGATTTCTGATAAAATTTTGGAAAGTACTTTAATATCGGTCAAACATCTACCACCACCACTATGAGGCTGGATACCATCAGCTACACCTTTTAAATTAATTGTAATTTCTTTACATTTTTTTGTATCTTTTTTTACATTAGCAACATCAGTAAAAAATCTATTATCAGAAGAAACAAATCCTTCTACAAGTCTAAATTGTTTATTGTCAACGTAGTCGATAAATAGATCTTCTATATCTTCGTTATCTAATTTGAAACTTTCAAATAGACTTTCAAAGTTGTTAAATTTTTTTAATTTTTTCATGACTTATATTTTCCTCCTCTTTTTTTCCTTTTACAATATTGCCTTTGAGAAAAGCCTAAATTAGGGTTACTACAATTTATTGATTTTTTGTATTTTACAGACCATCTTTTTTTACCACCCGCTCTTGGCTTATTGTAACTTTCGAATAAAAATTCTTCAAAATTTAATATTTTTTCCATAATTAACTCTTAAATAAATCATTTACATTAAATCCTTCTAATGATGCTCCCAATAGATTCGCTGGTGGATCTAAATTGACATAACCTTCCAAATAGTCTATGAAGAATTTTCTAAGCTCTGTAGCATTCAATCTAGCCTTTTTATAGTCATTAATATCAAAACGAAAATCGTATGAATATCTTAAAACTAAAACATTGCCTTCTTTCTGAATGTAGAAAACCAAAGGTATTTTCTTCTGGCTTCCCCAATTTGATTCTAATATTATTTCGAAAATAACCCTACTACCAACTACCTTCTGTGCCGGGAGTGTGAAAGGTTTGACATCAATTATACTAAAAAATTCTCCATCCGGACTAATTTCGAAGATAAATCTAAATGGCCAAAGTCTAGGTTTGGATGTAGGCATATCTGTCCCTAATTCAGTTGCATGTTTCAGTAATTGTTCTTTTCTCTTGGGGTGGTGGTGACCAAGTCTATCAGCAGCACTTTTATAAGTAGATTTGAATAATTCATTTAATGTTTTTAAGTATTTCATGTTAAATTTAATAATTTTGTATTATAATTCTATATATTAATTTATCTTTGTAAAATATTATATATAAAAACAAAATACAATGAAACATATTAAACTATTTGAAAACTTCAATTTGGAAGACATACTTTATCAAATAAATCTTATTTGTGATAGAGATAATTACCATAATCCACAAATAAGAACTTCGAATAAATCTTACAATGAGGAGTTTATTACCTATCTCTGGGAAATAGCTGAAATTAAGAGAATTGACGCTCTTGGTGGTACAGAATCTAAATCAGGCTTTAGAAGATATGATATTTCTAACAAAGTGAATTTTGAAGATATTATACATATGGCTCCGACTGGCATAGCAACTGGTATAAAAATAGTAAAATATCCAATGGCTAAAATGTTAGATTATGAGACCTGGTCCGGTGGTTATATTGAAGGTTTTATCAGAATGGATAGTGATGATAGGAGATTTGGTGAGTATTTTATTTGGACTTATATTAAGATGGATAGACTTAAAGATATAATTGAAAAATTTAGTGATAAGTTGAATTTAGATTTTTGAAAAAAACCACTTTTTATTGCCTGAATCAAATATTTTAAAATATCCCTTGGATTCCATAATTTTTTCCTCTGTTAAATTTGGATCTGCACCCTCTTTAACCAACTTATCTTTTCTAAAGTTAAATCTACCTACTCGTTTACCACCAATTACATAATAGTAATTTGAAACTGTTTCACCAACAAATTCGAAGTCCAATATTTTATAAATCTTTCCATCAGAATAATCATTTTTCGAATAGGAAATAATTTCATTGACATCATCTCTTTTGATAAATCTTTTGAATAACTTGGTGGCTGAACCAACTACATTATAACCAATTTTATTACAAAATCTTAATAGTTCCCAGTGACCGAATTTACTTTTTTGACCAAGTGATTTTCTCAATTCACCAAACGTCATGAGACTAACTAATTCATTTCTATAAAAGAGGCCTAATTTTATTTTTGAACCAACAAATCCCTGTATATGATTATTTTCTAAAAAATCTCTGACTAATTTATTATCCTCGATTATTCTGACATCACATTCTCTAGCACCAATTTTAATGTTGGTATTACCAAGTTTATGTCCTATCATAGACTTTAATATTTCTCTTTTCAAAATCCAATCATCTTCCCAAATTTGAAAAATTCTAATGTTTTTATCTTCAAAGTGTTTTAACTTGTCGGAGTGATAACTTTTATCTTTAAACTTTGTGGAGTGCCAATAAACACCATTGAACTCAAATCCAATTTTTAATACGGGTAAATAAATATCTATTTCTTTTTTATCTATTTTATGATTTTTTATAATTTCACCTTTATAAATCTCTGAAATAAAATCATATAATGAATTTTCAAAAAATGAAGATTTTGTTTTTAGTGGATTGCAATGTATACAAATCTCATTTTCAAATCTTTTTCTAACGGAAAGTGTCGATTTGTGCATAGTAAAATCTTTTCCACACTTTTTACAATTTAAGTGAAAAGTATCTTTGATATCAATCATCTCTAAATAGAAATTGTTTGAATTAAAAAAATTATTATATTCATTGATTATCTTTCTTTTAATTCTGTTCTTTATTATATCTGATTTACTAATATGATCTACACCCCATTTTTCTAAACAAGTTTCTTTAAATTTATTTTTAATTTCTGGGCTTTTCATTGGATTATCAACACCAAAATTCTTCAGAATTGTTTCTTTCTTTTTTTTCTTTATTTCATCTGAATGAGCTGGATGACTGACTCCAAAATTTTCCAGTAAAGTATTTTTAATTTGTTTTTTTATTGCCTCATTTTGGAATGGATTCTCAACACCCCAATTTTTGAGTGTCGTTTTTGATTTTTTTTCTTTAACGCTCTTCAACTTGGATGGATTATCAACACCCCACTTCTCCAAGAAATTCTTTTTAAATGTCTCAGTTCTTTTTTTATATCCTGCCTTTGTCTGATTCTCAATTAGTCGATTTTTTATCCCCTCATTTTTCATCGGATTATCAACACCCCATTTCTCCATGAAGTTTTTTTTGAAACTTTCTAGTTTTTTATTATTCAATTCAATATCGTTATTCGAGCAAGTTTTAGAACAATAAGTCCTATAACCTCTTTTTATTGATAAGAATTGAGTTTGATTTTTACAAGATTTACACTTACCAACATCTAATCCATCGTTCAAGTATAGATAAATTTTCTCTGATAATGTCGATCCATCCCGATCATTGAAAAAAATGTATAGATTAGGTAAATTTGAAATTACCCAAGATTCCTTTACAATATATTTTGATAAATAAATTTCTAACTCAGATTTTTGAATTTCAGTCATAAAATACCTTTTATTGTATATATTAAAAATATCATCGTAGGCTACAAAAAAACAAAATAAATTATCAACTAAACATTTACTATTTTAATAAATATAACTATACAAAAAAAAGAAAAAAATTATGACAGTACAAGAACCAATATTAATACCAAATCCAAACAGATATGTTATATTTCCCATTAAACATCACGATATTTGGGAATCATATAAGACATCCGAACACCTCTTCTGGACAGCAGAAGAAATAGATTTGGCCCAAGATTTAACAGATTGGAAGGATAAACTTAACGATGATGAAAGACACTACGTTAAAATGGTTCTGGCGTTTTTCGCGGCGAGTGACGGAATTGTGAATCAAAATCTGGCACAAAACTTTGTAAATGAGGTACAATATCCAGAAGCAATGTTCTATTATGGATTTCAAATCATGATGGAAAACATCCACTCTGAAACTTATTCTCTTCTAATTGATACTTATATCAAAGATGAGGAGGAAAGAAATAAACTGTTCAATGCCATCGAGCACTTCCCATCTATTCAGAAGAAAGCAAAGTGGGCACTTAAATGGATTGATTCTCCGAATTTTACTGAAAGATTAGTTGCTTTTGCTGCTGTTGAAGGTATATTTTTCTCTGGTGCTTTTTGTTCAATTTATTGGTTAAAAAAACGTGGTTTGATGCCGGGTTTAGCATTCTCAAATGAATTAATTTCAAGAGATGAGGGAATGCATTGTAAATTTGCGACTTTACTATATACAAAACACATTGTAAATAAACTTTCAGAAGAAAGAATTAAAGAGATTATTTGTGATGCAGTTGAAATTGAAAAAGAATTCATTACTGAATCTTTACCTGTATCATTGATTGGTATGAATTCTAATTTAATGAAACAATATATTGAATTTGTTGCTGATTATTGGTTAGTAGAACTTGGATGTTCAAAACAATATAATTCTGCAAACCCATTCGACTTTATGGATATGATTTCTCTACAAGGTAAGAGTAATTTCTTTGAGAAACGTGTTGGTGAATATAAGAAAGCAACAGACAGAAAGTTTGATTGGGATAATATGGATACAGACTTTTAAAATTAAATATAAATTATGAAAAAATTAGTATTAGTTCTACTTGGGTTAATTATTTTAGGAACATCTTGTTCAAGTCCTTATAAAAGGAGAAAAAGATGTAGAGGAAATGGAAGTTGGTATGGTAATAGAAACTTAGGTGAATCTACAAAATCTGAAAATACTTATCTATTTGTTAACAATTTAAATAAATAAAAAAATGCTTTATATACTTTCTTGGGTAATGATTTTAATTTGCGTATCAATCACAGCTTTAGCTGTTGGGGTTTTTTTAGTAAACAGAAATCCCCATACTAAATTCGCAACTTGGTGGAAAGAAAACATTATTGATAGAGAATCAGAAGATAAATTTTTTGATTGATGTCTGATTTTTACTTAAAAATAGATGTATAGAAAAAAGGGAAGTTAGATGGATAATATATAATCTTCCATAGTTTTTAGAAACCGAGGGTAGTTTAAAAAAATACAAAGTATAATATGAACTGAAAACCTTTCCCAGACTTAGAATTTTAATGAGGAATGAATTTACTACCCTATTCATTCCTTAAATTCAATCAAATTATTGTTTAACTACTTTTGTAATCTTTGATGTTCTTCAAAGATTATAACACCAAGTTTTAAATTTTTTTAAAATGGTGAGCTTGAAAAGGCTAAGATAAAAATTTAAAAAAAATTATGTTAAAATTTAGATTAAAGAAATTAGAAACAAAATTGATGTTTAATGAGAAAAATCTCACATTTTTCGAACGACTATTTAAAAACCAAATCAGAGTACTTATTAAATGGTATCTCTACCCAGAATTCAGAAAAGGTAATTTATTTATAAAATCCATCAAAGAAAATAGACTCTTAATAGGTATCTTAGCATTCTTTGTTATTTGGAATATCACACTTTTTAACTTCGGTAAATTGTCCAATCTAAAACAAGTTAAAAATTTAGAATCAGAACTTAGTAAAACTACTTCAACACTCCAATCAACTTACCGATTACTAAATCACAAAATTACTACAATTGATAACCTAAGAAAACAAACTCAAACTCGTCAATATTTGGAATATATCATCAAAAGAGATTGTTATCTTAGATGCCCAGACGCACTCAGTAAATTACCAGACGTTGTCTTTTTCACAATGATCGAAGAAATTGAAAGTTACGAAATCCCATATACTATATTTTTTAGAGTAGTAGATTTAGAATCAGGATTTGAATTTATTACTAATACTAGTTCAGGAGCATATGGTTATTGTCAAGTAATGCCTTCTACATTCAACCACGTATCTAAAATCTTAGATTTAAAAGAACATTCCCCAGTGAATAATGTAAAAGTAGGAGCTTATGTACTAAAAGACGGATTCAAAAGACACAAAGCTAGAGGATTAGATGATAAAGATGCTTGGTTTCACTCTTTAGTTAATTATTGTGGAGGAAGTCATGAAATTGCAAAAAAAGAAATGATGTATTATAAAGAAGGACTATTAGATACTAAATCCATACTTATAAAAAATCCAGATTCAACTGAAACAAAAGTAAAGGTGAAAGGGGCTTAAAATAAAAAAAAAGAGGATTTTTAAATCCTCTTTTTTTTTATTCTAAAATAACGATTTAAGTCAGTCATAAATTTACTACACCTAAGTGATTTTGCATAATTCAATTTACTATCTCCATCAGTCGCAACTTCAAAAAAGTTTCTCTTTTCTGTAGCTAATTTTTCTAATTCTTCAAATCCTATTTCTTCTAACAATAGATTATAATATTCTAATACATCGAAAACTTTTTCATTTACACCTAATTCTAAACCTAAAATCAATGCAGTTGCAGAGTCGCAATATTCTAAATTAGAATATGGATTATCACCTACTATGTCCCACAATACGATTACGAAATCCTTCAATATCCACCCGCCTTTCCAATCTTTTACTAACAGTCTTTCCAATATCCCATAATGATTCTCCCAATTTGAATTTCTTTTTTCTGATAAATGATTATACCAAAAAGTATTTTTTATATTTGAATTACTAAATCTTAAATAACAACTATCGTTTTCATGTACCCAACAAGGTTCTTCATTACAATTACCATTTTTGTAAACATAATCAACTACATCAACCGATTCATCTGCTAAAATATATCCACCATAGTAATCAGAATAATAAGCATCATTAATATGTATTGAATCTTGGTGCCAATGGTCAAAAACAATACTATCGTGATCTTGAGGCCACCAACCTACATACATTCGACTACCCTTACTTATATAAATTGCATCACTTTCATAAAGGTAACTATCTACATGATCTGACCAAACTGATTCATCTTCTGGAATTGTTTCTCCATGCCATTCGGAATAAACACCACCTGTGATCTCAGTATGACCTCCGGATGTATCATTCAAGAGGTAATCACCTTCACAGTCTTGATCCTCATCATTATACAATTTTGAATCTTCAGTACCAAATCTTCTAAATGTATCTACATACGGAAAGAATCTATATCTCTCATCTTTTAACTGAACAGTCATATTTATCTTGAAATTCTCTTCATTGAATGTGACTCCTGTAAAACCACCAAAACTATTACTTGATTTATAAGCATAACCTTCTTTTATAGCCCATTCTCTTAAATATTCTACATCAGCATCTGAAATAGCATATTGTCTATCCATAAACCATTCGAATTTTGGATTTCCTTTCCAAGATTTAATTGAATCGATTTTCCAAAGTAGGGCTCTTGCTCTCAATTTCGGTTGATTATTCTCATCTTCGTCTAAAAGACAAACCATTTTACAAACTTCTGGGTTTTTTGTATAGATATCAAAATAATTTTTACATCTTTCATATCTCATACAAGAAGAACCAAGACTTGAATCTTTATTCAGATAGTTTTTTCCATCATACCAAAAAGCAATTTCATCACCTTCAACAACCTTTATTACCATTGAAGTCTCACCTTTTTGAACAGCTTTAAACTTATCTGTAAACTTCTCAATATCACCAGGAGTCCATTTACCAGGTGAAAGAATATTAACAATTTTACCTACTTTGACTGGATTTCTAGCCTTATTCCAAGATGGCAATTTAATCAGATAACTATCTGAATAGGCTTTGATGAAATCATTCTCTACCCTTTTTAGTGTATCTTTTACAAAAGAATCATCACCATCTTCTTCTATACCCTTTAACATGGATTTCATAGTTTTAAAGGTAACATATCCTTCTCTCGAATCAACATCTAAAAATGTCACATCTTCTTTAGGATTTGTTCCCTCTTTTGATAGGATATCTTTTGCGATAGGATGTTTTACTTTAGCTAATTCTTCTCTCAATTTAGGAGAAAAATAAACAATAGACTCATTAATTGATTCTATTTGCTTTTCAACTAAAAATTCATAATAATTTTTCAAAATAAAATTTAATTTTTTATTCTATATACCATTTGAAACTCTTTCTTTGAGAATCCGACCTTTTCATAAAATGGTATATTATCTAAACTACAATCCAATATAATTTTATAACAATTTTTTTCCTTAGATATTTCTATAGCCTTATTTAATAATTGCTTGGATATACCTTTGCCCCTACAATCTACATCGGTTACAACATCTTCGATGTGCATAACACATGAAAAACTTCTCTGTATTTTTTGCTCTACCAAATAACTAACACATCCTACAACCTTTCCATCTAATTCATAGACTAAAACTTCAAAGCTTTCGCCTTGAGATTCTACGAACTTTTTAAATTGGTTTTCTGTAACTTCACCAACTTGAGTCAATTGCGATAAAAGATTTAAATAATCTTTATAATCTTCTTGTTTCAATAATCTAATCATACAACTATATATAAAAAAAAGAGGATGTATTTTAAATACATCCTCCGGTACACAAGATTTGAAATTAAGCTAATTCAGACTCCAACTTTTCCTGTTTCATAAGTTCGTATGCCCTTGCAAGACGAGTCATACCAATTCCACCACCGAACCTGTCAAAGAACTTATATGATAAAAACTCATCTAGTTCCTTTTCGACTCTGTCTTTCCCAAAGAGTTCGAAAAGCTTTGAGGAATAAGCACCGTTCTCTATTTTGTAGAACATTTCCCTCATTACATTCACATCGGAACTTCTCTGAGCCGACCCAATCGTTTCTTGTCCATATAGTATTACATCTACTTTATTAAACAAACCCGTTTCTTCGTTCATTTTCATGTTAAAGAATGGATTTGTGCGCAACGGAAAATTCTGAAGAGACACAACTGGACTTTTTTCTTTCCACATTCTTGATTCATGTTCATCCTCAAGAATTGATACCCCACCATATTCTTCACAAACGTCGTCATAATTAACTTCTACAGGTGAATCAAATCCAAGGTGTTGAAGAAGTTCAGATTCCAATTCTACCATATCCTTCATTGTACCCTTTGATTCGAATTCAAACATAGTGAATACTTTTTTATGTCTACCAGGAATCGGATTTTTTTCATCTCTATATGATGTAGTTATACAGAAACAACCCGGAATTTCGGGATTTGATAATAATACTTCTTCGAGTATCATTTGGCCTGTTTGTTGAAGTGGCCAAATATCACCATCAAAATTAAATTTTGCGATAGAGTGAGGGTTTTCACAGGCTGCTAGTATGGTAAGATTTGCCTGAGTGGGTACTTCAATGAACCCTCTTTTTTGGAAGAATTCTCTGAGTAGATTTATCAACGAATTATAAGTTTCGATTGATTTAAGGTTTGTTCTTTCTTTTGACATAATAATTTTTTTTTTATTAATTCAATAAAACTACTGAATTTTCAAATTTTTACAAATAAATCTTTCTATATATAAATCAAAATAACGAATAGTTCAAAAAATAGTAAAAAAATTTTTTAAATAACTAAATCTTGATTAAATCTCCCAGTAAAATATAATATATACACTAAAATAAATTATCAATATGTGTGGAATAGTAGGTTTTTTAGGTTCACAGAATTCTTTTGAAATATTAATAAAAGGTCTACAAAGACTCGAATACCGTGGATATGATAGTTCTGGTATTGCTATTTTGGACAATCAAAATAATATAGTTGTTAAGAAGAAAAAAGGGAAGGTAAAGGATTTAATTGATATTTGTGAATCCGAAAACTTAAAATCAACTATCGGAATCGGACACACAAGATGGGCAACTCACGGAGAACCTAATGATGTTAATGCACATCCACATCTTTCTCAAAATTCAGATTTAGCATTAATACATAACGGAATAATTGAGAACTATTCATCAATAAAAGAAACACTGAAAAGGGAGGGCCACCAATTCCAAAGTGATACAGATACAGAAGTATTAATACATCTTATAGAAGAAATTAGAAATAAAGAAAATTTAGAATTGGAAGAAGCTCTTAGAATAACTTTACAAAGAGTCGTCGGTGCCTATGCGATTGTAATTTTAGATAAAAATAACCCAGATAAACTTTTTGCAGCTAGAAAAGGAAGTCCTCTAGTTTTAGGTATTGGTGAAGGTAATAATTTTTATATTGCTTCTGACGCTTCACCAATCATTGAATATACAAAAGATGTAGTTTATTTAGAAGAAGAACATATTCTTACAATAAGTAGAAATGGAGAAATTGTGATTAAGGATATCCAAAATCAGTTACAAACACCTTTCATACAAAAATTGGATCTTGAAATAGAGAATATAGAGAAGGGTGGATATGCACATTTCATGATAAAGGAAATATTTCAACAAAATGTAACTATTGCTGATGCAATGAGAGGTAGAATAAATAGTAAATTGGAATTTGCTCAATTAGGCGGTTTGTTAAAGTGTGAAGATAAAATATTGAAATCGAATAGAATAATAATAGTTGGATGTGGAACATCTTGGATTTCTGGATTGATTGGTGAATACCTACTTGAAGATTTAGCAAGAATTCAAACAGAAGTAGAATACGCTTCAGAATTTAGATATAGAAACCCTATTGTTGGTGAAGGAGATGTAGTAATTGCTATTTCTCAGTCTGGTGAGACCGCAGATACTCTAGCAGCTATCGAAATAGCTAAATCGAAAGGTGCGTTTGTATTTGGTATATGTAATGTGGTGGGATCATCTATAGCACGAAATTCGGATTCTGGTTCATATATACATGCCGGACCTGAGATAGGTGTAGCCTCAACAAAAGCATTTACTGGACAAATAGCTATATTAACACTTATGGCTCTTCAATTAGGTATGAAAAAAGGAACTTTGACAAAGGAATACTACCTAAAATTGGTTGAAGGATTAGAAAAAATTCCAGATAAAGTTTCTCAAATTCTAAAAAATTCAGAAAAATTATTAGAAATCGCAGAAGCTTGGAAAGATTCAACAAATTGCCTTTATTTAGGTAGGGGATATACATTCCCTGTGGCATTAGAGGGAGCATTGAAACTTAAAGAAATTTCATATATACACGCTGAGGGATATCCAGCAGCAGAAATGAAGCACGGACCTATAGCTCTAATAGATGAAAATATGCCGGTTGTGGTGATAGCAACAAATCAAACTAATAGAGAAAAAATAATCAGTAATATACAAGAAGTCAAAGCTAGAAAAGGAAAAATCTTCTCTATAATTAGAGAGGGAGACGAAGAAATTAAAAAACTTTCGGATTTTAGTTTTGAGTTACCAGAAACTGAAGACCCTCTAATGCCAATATTATCAGTCATTCCCCTACAGTTACTTTCCTACTACATTGCTGTACTGAGAGGTTGTGATGTAGATCAACCTAGAAATTTAGCGAAGTCGGTAACAGTTGAATAGATTAATCTTCATCAAAATTTGTTTCAAAACTGAGCATAAGATTTGAATTATCCTCTTTAACTAAGATAAAAGTCTCAAAAACGATGAACTGAATGTAGTCATTACTTTCGTTAATATTTGATAAATATTTTTTATTAAATATTAATTGTTCATTTTTATGTTCGATTCCATCTATCTCCAATTCCCATTTAGAAGGCTCATTCATAGTGACCTTCCCATTCATTACATTTATATAAAGAGTTTTATCTTCACTATTAATTGAAGATAGTTTCTTAACATCTGAGAAATCGGATCTACTAATTTTGAAGCTCCACTTAGATAGTTTTGGATTCATTCTTGATTCAAGGATAGAATTAGTAATATCCCTTATTTTAAACTGTTCTCCACCAATACAGGATATTTTTAATTTTTCATTTGAAAATTGAGCAGAACGAACTTGCATCAAATCTTCTTTTTCCGGCATCTGTTTATAAACAATATCCAATTTGATTTGTTTGTCTGGGTTAAAAAATTTGAGGTTCTTAACGAATTTGCCTGCAGAAGTAATAATGAAATCAAATGTTGAATCACTTTTGAAGTTTTCAAAGTAATCGTTAGTTTTCAGTGTATAACTTTTGAGTGCTAATACTGAAACATCGTTACTTAACATAGAATAAATTAGAGTCTTTTCAGACTCTAATTTTATTTTAACGGTGTCATCTATATGACTTAAATCTTGTAATTTACTAACTAAATCTAAGAAGTTGCTACCTTTTATTTTTAAACTTAATTTGCTCATAATAAACTTGAAATTAATTGTGCTACTTTATAACCTGTGAATGCTCCAAGTGAAGCTGAAACTGGTAGAACTACAAACCTACCTAATCTTGTTTTATATTTATCTCGATTTACTACATAAGAAATCAATAAGTAATAGAGAAAGAAGTTTATAAACACTGCTAAATCAAATTCTTTAGCCATAAAAACTACTATTGAGTTGCCAACAAAACCCCAACAGAAATTTATTAGGGACTCAACGGTAAGTTCAGAAATTGATGTTTTTGCACCAAATATATCAATTTCTCTTTTAAATAAATTATTACTCATCTTCCTAAATAATTCATTAATTCAATAATATTTTTAATTGTATATCCTAAACTCTCTAAGTTTTTAGAAGTGCTTCTCAAAAATTCAATATAGTTTTCTATTAGTTGAATGTTTCTTTCATTCTCTGAGATATGCGCATCAATCAAAGTATTCTTTTCACCTAAAGAAGTTTTGAGTCCGATACCAAGTGCATAAAACATAAACTTATCTTGTTTTACTTTTTTTAGTTTGACTTCTTCTTTACTTCTCTTATTTAAGAAGAAAGAAATTTGTTCATTAATCCTTTGTCTAAAAGTAAGTGAAGTTGCTTGAGAATCTATAACTTTAGAGTAACTTTCTAAAGTGAAGTTACTTTTAATGACATCAAAAAGAGGCTCAACATTTTTAGTCCATTCTTCTCTTTTATCATTGAAGAATTCTTCTAATTTATCATTAGTCTCTTTGATTTTATTTATTCTGTCGAGTTCTTCTTGTGGGTAGAGGTTCATAAAAATTTAAATTAGGCATTAGAAAACAAATAAACTGATTTCTCAGTTTATTTGTAAATTTTTGTAAAAGGTTTACTTTTTAGTGCAACAACTTTTTTCTGTTTTTGTACAAGTTTTTGTAGTTGTTTTCTCACAAGCTTTTTCACATTTAGTTTCACAATTTTTTTCCTTGTGAGCACAATGTTTGTTTGATGTACAAGATGTCATAAAGACTACAAGTGCGAATAGAATTAATTTTTTCATAGTTTTTTTTTAAATTTTATTTTCAAATATAAATAGGTCAAAGATTGCATTTCCTTTAACACCTTTTATTCTTTTCAAAACATCACCAGAAGTTGAGTCCAAAACTTTAAAAATACCAATATTAACACCTTTTTCGTCTAAAAGTTTTACTGTATTGCCTGGTTGACCTAAAGCTCCCAATATTGCAACATACTTCGTTCCATAAATACTTTTCACGAATGAAACTCTAAGATTGGCAAAATCTTTTAGATTATTGATATAGGGGTTATCCATTACTTTATTTAAATCTAATTGTGTTTCTGTATTTCTTGCTTTGACAGTTGCGAATTTTCTTTCTTCTGTTCCAAGCATTACATCTTCTTTATTTTGTATTGTTTGAGCTTTAAGAAGTGCTTGTTGATTTTTTCTAATTTCAATAAAGTCTGCCTTAGCAATTATACCACCTCTCATACCTCTATCATTCATATTATATCCCATTGGTGGTAGTCTATAAAAAGAACCGGTAAAAGTAATAGAAAGAATTCTATCAAAGCGAAACATCCTCCAAATTTTTTCGATACTCCTACTGTTAGAAACTGAGTAACCATTCAAGTGGTATCCCCTAATGAGAAAATTTCCTTTAGAAGATTTACCTAAAACCATAGGATAGATTACTCTTTCGTGACCGGCAAAGGCAGTATCTTTTTCCCCTTTGTAACTTATCAAGAAAATCATTCCATATTTAATTGCTTTAAGAATATTATCTTGAGTTGGTTTTACTGGTTCATTGATTTTGATGTCTGCTATTTCTTTAACATTTTTTAGTTGAAATCTAGGTATATAGAGATTATCTTCTCTAAGTTCATAATTTTCTCTAATTATAAACTCAACAGGTTTTGTATTATAGTACTGTCTGTGATCGTGTAAATTCATGATAATCTATATATAATAAAATTGAAGTCAGAAATAAAAAAATTTCTGACTTCTTTAGGCCGACAGTAAAGTCTCTCCACCAATTTGTTTTTATATAAAACAAATAAAATTATTTGTGTGCCTTTGCTGTGTCAACTTTAGCTGAGTCAACTGAAGGAGTTGTTACAGTTGTAGTAGAAACCGATGTTGAATCACCTTCAGTTTTAGTTTCTTCAGTTGTTGAAGCCGTGTTACAAGAAGCTAAGAAAGTAACTACAGCAAAGATAAAAAGTACTTTTTTCATAATAATTATAATTTTTGTTTTTTTTTGTTCTAACTATATATATTAATTCTTATATTAAGTTTATTTTTTTTTAATTTTTTTTTTTTGGAATCGAATTTATTTTTATAAATAATATAAAATAAATTTGTTGTATGAAGAAAATAGAAAATCGTCAAGAACTTTCACAGTTATATTATCTAGTTCAGTCCAAACTCGAGGGTTATTTAACAATCCATAAAATAAGTGTAACTGAATTACACAATTACGTAAGTCACAATATTGAGGATTTTATCAAAGAATGTGATTTGGATAATGTCTTGGGTGTCTCGAGCATAATTTATGACGTGATAGAACATTTGAAGAACAACGAAGGGGACTCTATCGAAAAATTTGAGTCGTTCAGGTTAAAATTCATGTAAGATCATGATACTACATAACTTACTGAGTTTTCAATTTTAATATATATAGATAAAATTTAATAAATTTAATGGCAACTTATGGTACTCCTGGTTCACCTACTTATGCAGTAGCAATAAACAACTTAGTTGGCATGTTGGATGTTTTGCCTGACAACTCCTCTAACTTAATTGACGCTCAAGACGTCCGAGATGTTGTCTCTGGCTTGTTCGAAAATATTGAGAATTTCGGGGCGAGTCTTTCTTCTTTTTCTTCTGCTAGTGTAGTCTATAATAATCCTAACCCAACATCTGTAGAGTTGGGAGGTGTTCCTTTTAATTCCACCTTTTCTTCTGTTTCAGTACAACAGGTTTTGGATGCTCTTTTTTATCCTTACTTACCACCTACTCTGTCTTTGTCCGTATCACCGGGAGTTATAGAATATGGCGATACATCATCAACTGCAACTTTAAATTGGAATGTAACTGGTGGTATTAACAACGTTATATCTACAATCCTATATAGATCTCTTAATCCTAATCAAATCTTAACTTCACCTGCTGCGTTTACCTCAAGTTCTGGTGTATTAGCTCCTAATACTCTAAACTCTACTATAATTTCGACTTTTACTCTTAGTGTAACTGAACCTACTGTTTATAACCTGACAGCTAGTGTAAATGTTAGTCATAGGAGGTATTGGGGCACTCTTCCTTCATCCAGTCCTTTGATAGGTGTTTCTTCTTCTGGTTTTAGTTTTTCAGATATTTCTTTCTTAAATTCAGAATTAGAAGAGGATTATTCTCAAACACGCGATATATATGGTAATAATGAATACGTTGTTTTTGTTTGGCCAACATCACAAGTTAATCTCTTGAGTTTTCCTCCAAAAGTTTATATAAACGGTCTTCATAATAACGATTGGATTAAAACTAGGGATTCAGTGATTTTCTCAAATAATTTCGGTTATACTTCAAGTTACGATGTTTGGAGATTTAACCATATTCAGGGTGGATACACATCATCTTATACTATTATAAGTTAAAAAAAATTTAGAATCAAATGTCATACGCAACAAATAGTTTAGGTAATTATAGTGGTACAATAGTTTCATCTCCAATTAGACCCTTTGGACCGAACGAATATATTGCTACAGCTTACTCAAATGAAATCAAAGGTGGTCATCACACCTATGAGTTTCTATCCGAAAGAGATGGTATAATTGAGTCTCGTAGAGACTGGGGTATGCTTGTAACAATTTACAACGATCCAACATCTTCAAACAATAAAACTTACAAATTAGAGTATAATTATTATAATACCAATATTACAGATAATTTCAATTGGATTGAATATAATCCTACCGGAAATTTTAATTTAGGAAACACTGAATGGGTGGATTCAGTACAAGAAATCTCGACGAACCCATCTACTTTTACAGATGGTTATAGATATCTCGTGGATAACTCAGCTTCTGGTCTTTTTTCTGGGCAAGATGGTAAAATTGCTCAATACTCTACACTACTTTCTGCTTTCACCTTTTTTGAACCACTATATGGAACCACATTACGTGTTGATAACCTCCCAAATCTCGTTTATAAATACTCTGGCACCTTCTCATCCGGATTCTGGGGAGTCGAGATACAGAACGGTGTGAGGTATTTGAATGCCACTTCACCTGATGGTATTACTTATTCGTCAATTTCTATACAATCACCTCTAAGAGATTATTCTGATTCTATTTATTATGTCAATTTTGCTGTTACATCATCCGGTACAGTTTCACTTTCAATTGATGGATTATCATTTTCCTATATCTATAAGGTTGAAAACAATAATTTGAATGGAGTCACATCCAATGATATTGTACCAGGTATTCAATATCAATTGATTTGGAACGGCATTTCTTTTCAAACTACACTACCCTCTTCATCAACTACTACTATAGGACCAGCAGAAGATGGTGACTACACAGACGGTCTTTTTACGGATTTCACTACACTCACACCTATTGGTACACCGATTGATAGATTTAACGAGTTTTTTTTGAATTTAGTACCACTTTCTAGTCCAGCACTCTCATCTTGGGATGCTCAGGGCAGTTTTGTTGATGGTGGTTTGTCTTTTGATGATTCTACTTCTGGATCATTTTCATCAGCTACCTATTCGCCTTATGGACCTGTATTGGCTGGATCCACTTTTTCTCAATCAGATAATTATTATAGACTAGGGATTATGTCAAAAACATCTCAACCTATAACGGGTACACAATACTATAGTGATATTACTGGAACACTCAATATAAATGTTTTAGAAAGTACCCAATTGCCCTATCCATCTTATACTACTCATTCCTTCGGTTTTGCTGACTCAGGTACAATCTCACTTTTATTAAACGGTGTTACCATTTCTAGTTTCGGATTGACTGGAGGATCAGTTGATACTACTCTTTCAGGAGCTACATCTGGTTTGAATATTAGCGCGCCAACATCTTCGAGATTCCCATCAGGTAATTATTTTCAAAATTACCAGAATAGAACTGGGACTTACTTATTGAAGAGTGATTGTTCCCAAATAGTCTCTGGATATAATTATTTTTTTATACAACATGAAACAAATCTAAATAATTACATATTGAGCCAATTTGAATTCGTATCAGATGACTCTATACTAGATGTAACGGTTTCTGCCCCTGCGATAACTACTGCTGTGACTCCTTTTCAAAAATATATATCAGGGATATCTTATTTTACAAGTCCTGCTAATTTTGTTTACACTGGTACAATACAGAATCTTTTTTCAAATACTTTTAATCAAGACAGTGATGCAGTAACCTACTTAGATTTATCAAATGAATTGTCTTCATCCACTAATAGTGTAACATCGACAATTACTAATGGATACACAAGTAGTATAACAATACCAACTAACTATATACAAAAATTAATACCATCGGGTATAATCGACCCAACTTCTACTATGTTGATTAACATGACATACTCTATCAATTCACAAATTAGGAGAATTAATGATAGTATAGGTTTCGGAGTGCAAGTTAAGCGTACAGTTCAGGGTACATTTAGTGGTGGTACAAGTTCCAGTGGTCCATATCAAACTACTAATTGGTTTTTTGATACAGTCAATCCAACTTCTACAACACATTCAGAAAATTTTGATGATGAGGACTTCAGATTGATTAATGGTAGTACAAAATATAACACGTACAATTTTACGAGTGATATATTTGTCGGAACCTGGTCTTCAATTGCTAGCCTTATTTCTGATTCAAATCACAACAATGGTTTGCAAGTAATTAATGGATTGTTAATATATCCAAATTTCGATTTTTCTTTTCCTGGACCAGGTAATTCTTTTACTAACCCTAATTATGGATTGGGTAGTCCAAGAAATTATTCTAATTGCTTCTCGATTAGTTCGGGATTCGGTACCTATTCACTATCACCAGCGACTAACAATCGAACATATACCCGTTGGTTTTTTTTAGGATCATCCAATTTTAGTAAGGCTAAACTTATAATCACCCATGATAATGTGAGTTTTGTTAATACCACACAGCCCCTATCTGGACCTGGTTCCTCAAATCCAAACACAGATGTTTGGGTCGAATTGAAACTTCCTTATGATTCGGGGGTTGTGCCGGGCGGAACTGTTTCTTCTGGATCAGTTACTGGTTGGATTGATGCTACATTACCTTTCATCGGTAGTTATGAAGATGGTGATGGTTGTCTATCAGGTATTGTTCCAACATCTAGTGGAGGGGAATGGTTAGTCGACTTTGGTATAAAGGGTACAGAGTTTTCTGGTGGATATGTACTATTAAGAATCACAGCCGGTCAAGATTGGATAGGAAATATAAATTCGATATCGATTTTACCTGATTAAATTCTCAATTAAATGGCGATTTGTAGAAAGTAATTTTTTATATATAAGAAAATATAAAATTATTTATCTAAGATGTCCTTGACTTTTTCGACTCAATCACAAATAGCTTTTAAAAATCTATCGGGTAAATCTCAAACTACACCGAATAAAGGATTATTGAATGAATTTTATGGATTTTCATTTAATCTACCTTCGAATCATATTTGGAGTAGTGATTTATCTGATGATCCTTCTTTATCCCAAATACAAGGATTAACTATCGAAGTTATTGCCGATTTAGAATTGATACCTGGTAGTAATGGACATTCATACTTATCAAAATGGCCCTCGTTAGTACCCTCCGGAATTGATGTCACTACTGGAACTTCCTATTCTTATGGATTGGGTTTACTCACGGGTATTACAGCTGGTGATTCTCTTAAGAATGTGATTTCCCCTTACTTCGGTTTTTCTTATTCATCAATCCCATATGTCACTTACCCGAACTTGAGAGTTGAATTTTTAGATAACCGAGATTGGATTTACCAATATAATTCTGGAATTTTTTACCAGGATTTAGTTGTTGGTTTGACACCCTCTAAAATAAAAGTATATCCGTACCTTGGTAACACTCTTAACTTATCAACAAGTTATGAAAATATAAGAGTTTCCGCAACAGGTACTAATGATTATTATTCTTTAGTTTCGAATCCAAATATATCAACTTATTCAACTAATTACTTATTTTTAGTCGATTTTGCTAACTCTAACACATCTGGAACAGTTTCTCTTAACATATCTGGTATAGGAACTTATAGTATAAAGAAGTTTACTAATTTAGGACTTCAGGATCCAACTGTTGGTGAAGTATTAGGGGCTACTTCTGGATTGATATATTATCTTACATTTGATGGTAATAACTTTCAACTATTTTCTGCAAATCCAGGACAATCTGGAGTTTCATATACAAAACCTAATCCTTCCCTATACTCAGTTGGTACAATTGATAAGGGTACTTCTTTTTATGATGTTAGTTTTCAGAACTTATTCACAGATTTGATATACGGTAACGAACTTGCTAATATAAATACTTTCAATATAGTTGGAACATCAGGTTATATTGATTCTTTGGAGGTAGGAGATATTTTACCAACTTCAACTTATACTTTCAGTTGGGTTACTGAAAACAGCCTTCTTTTAGAAAATAATACAACCTCAATAGAAAGAGTAGGTGATAGTATACTAGGATTTAGTCTTACCAACTCAGGTCCTTTCGAATGGATACTTTCGAGTACTATAAGCTACGGTTATACACAATCAGAATATTTTATTCTATCGGTTAAAAGAACCAACGGAACTATTATTAGTAAACCTCTACAGTTAGAATGGAGGTACCCTATCTATTTTGGTTCAACTAATTCTTCAAGTATCTCAGGAATTGATTTTCCTGGTATTTTTAATAAAGTTTTAGCAACGAATTCAAATTTCGTGACTAATATTCCAAATTCTGGATATAAATACATTGCTATACCAGATGGTTTCTCCTCAATCTATTCTCTAACAGTTGAAGGTGTACCTTTGGCTATGGCAGGGACTGCAAACGGATTTACTTATCAGGAGACTAAAATCGGAAATTATAACGGCACGATAAGTTCTATTTATCATGATAAGATATTTGTTACTAGTTCATTTGGTATAGGTAAGACTTACAGCCTATATAGAACTCTCAACATTATTAATTCCGATGTTGATGTAATTTCAAATGAGATTGCTGATAGCAACTTCGGATTGATTGTTGGTAGAGACGGCTTTTCTGGACCTATTGGACCTACAGGTCCTATCGGTCCAACTGGACCATCCGGTGGACCAGTAGGTCCAACTGGATCAACTGGGGCTCAGGGGGCAACAGGAGCAACTGGAAATGTGACTGATGTTGGTATAAAATTCATTACCGATTCTTTTTATAGTTTAATTCTATCTGATGTAAACAAAGTCATATCTGTGAGTCAATCTTCTATAGGCACAATTTCTATACCAACTTACGCTGATGTTAATATAGCCACTGGCTCTCAGATTATGTTTATTAATTGGACTGGGGCAACTCTTTCAGTCGGACCAACTTCTGGGGTAACACTATTGAGCGCTGATGGTGCGACTAAAATTAGAACACAATACTCTGCTGCAACGTTACTGAATATGGGTACCGATGTATGGATATTAACTGGTGATATAACAATTTAATCTATAGTAATAATGATAACCACATTAAATAATAGTATATCTAATTCTATTTTAGATTTTGACGCTAGAGAATTCATTGATACTTGTGGAATTACAAGTTCCAATATTATAAGGAATATCAATGATTGTTTTAAAGAACTTAAACGGTCGGGAATTTGGGATAGTATATATTATGGATTTGCGATGATATATTCTGGAACATCACAAAGTATGTTAGTGGATATAAAATCAAGGCAATCACTAAATTCTTACATACCGATATCTGGACCAACTACGAGTGCGACTTATTCAACTACTGGTATACAATATAATGGTGGGGAATTTCTTGCGATTGATAATATTCCTTTTGGTAACATTATAAATTCTGACTCTGCACCAGGTCATATTTCGATATACAACCGAACTGATTATAACTCACTTGGACTAACACTTAGCTCTAAACATGGATATAGAGAAATCTTCGGTGGTTATGAACAATCATTCTCGTTTACAAATACAGGTGTTTCAGGTTCACTCTGGAATGCTGCTGGTCCGATGGGCTTCTCAGTAAGTAATACATCTGGATTCTTTCTATTTAGTAATGTGGATGACAACGATGGTATACCTGCTTCCATTTCAAATCCGTATAAATTTTATATGAGTAGAAACGGACAAATATTAGGTTCTCAATCTAGCGTAAAAAATTATCATACATTTGGTTCCAATATCGTAATTGGTGCCTTTACTGAAAATCTATTAATTTCTTTAGAATCAAGCTTTGATGAAATTTGTTGGTATTCGATAGGTTCTGGTTTCGGATCTGAATCTCAATACGGAAGACAAATTGATATAGAAAAACAAGAAATATATTTTCAAATCATACAAAAATTACAAAAGTCTCTCAGTAGAGAAAAGGATACATAATTAAAATTTTATATATAATGTTATGGGAATTAAATTAACAGGTTTAGTAACTACATATAGTCCAGATGACAATTATCCAGTAATCGATCCACTCTTAGGCATCGATGGCTTGAGATGTGTATCCTCAATATCTGATATGTATAATATACCTTTGGAAAGGAGAAGGGGTGGTATGGTAGTTGGTATACAAAATCTAATTACTAATGATACAAATTATTATAAACTCAAACCAGGTGTTACTTGGAGTGTTGGAACTTTATCTGTTACTGATTGGGATCCTTTTCTTATATCTGGAACTGGTTCGTCAAATTCAAATATAAGATATAACATTGCTTCTGAAACTGTTATAGTTTCACCGAACGAACAATACCTTCTATATGGAAATCTGAACATCGGAACAGGAGGTGTTTTCGAGACATACGGACAGGCTGTAATTATTAACGGTTCTATTCTTCTATCGGGAGATGGTACCTATTCTATTGGTGGGGCTGGGAGCATTCAGTATGTCAGCTTATCAACAACTTTAAAATACAGCGGTACTTTTTCGGCTTCACCTGGTTCAACTGTAAGTATAAATCATGGACTTTCATCAGAAGATATTGTTTTATCTGTTAGAGATGGTAGTAACTTTGTTTATCCAAACATTGAAATAATTGATTCTAACAATATTTTGTTGACTTTATCCGGCACAGTAAGTAATGGAAAGATAAATATTTTAATATAAAATGGCTATTAATAAACTACTATTTATACCTCAGTGGCACACAACAGGAACAGTATCAATTCCTGATGCAAATTTCAAAGCTCTATATCCCAAATCTGGTGATAGCCATTGGTATTTCGTAGACTCGGATGGTAGTGAGAAAAGAATTGAGACTGGTTTAGATATCAGAAATGGTATCACAACTACAACTTTAGCAACCTCGAGTGTTTTTAGAGCTAGGATCGACCTATCAATTGGTTCTGGATTAACCTTTTCTGGTAACTTTGCTGGATCCTCTGTAAGTGTATTCGGAGTAACTACTGATATGTTACAATCAATTGGATCAGCAACATCTGGATATGTATTAACCTCGAATGGAGCATCATTTAATTGGGTAACGCCTTCGTCATTGGTTGCTGGTATAAGCGGAACTACTAATAAAATTAGTAAATTCACCACACCAACTACACTTGGAAACTCTTTAATTACAGATGATGGTGTAAAGGTTGTTATAGGAGTTACACCTTCTTTTGCAGTTGGATTAGTCAATGTGGATGGTGATTTATATGTCAGTGGAGACTTATTCTTAACCGATAATAATAATGTTTATATAAGACATTCTAATGGAATTTTAGTGCAGTCTGACGAAAACATAACATTTAGAGATGAATTAGCTTACAATTATTTAGATATGAAAACGGATAACATCTCTTCTTATACGTTTTCAATTTTAAATCAGACTTTACTTTTAGGTGATAATGGTTCTTACAGTTATCTAGTTGCAAACGATATAAATAATGTTTCCTTTGGTTCCACCTTGTCTACAATGACTTATTCTATTCTATCTAATACACCTGGTGTGTTAAGAATAAAAGACACTAGTGAAGGTATAAATAAAGTTTTTGTATCCGATTCTCAGGGTTATGGTAGATGGCAAAATCTTAGTGCTGGGTCTGGTTTAACAGTTAGTGGTCTTACTTATTCTATAAGATTGGGTGGTACTGGGTTAACTTTTAGTTCAGGTAATTTGTTATTTGACTATTCAATACTTGGATCTACACTCACTCAATCTTCTGGCACAATAAACTTGAGCAACAGTGGAGTACTTGCTGGTATTTACGGTACATCAAATCAACTTGTTAGTTTAACTATCGATTCTTATGGTAGAATTACTCAAGTTAATACATTTACATTTTCTGGACCAACTACTTCGGGTATCAGTAGTGCGGATAATGGATTGTCATCCATCGCAAATGTAGTCATTCTAGGTGGTACATTATCTCAGAATACTGTCATAAATTCGGGAGGTTATGATTTAACCATCGGTGCAGATATTTTAACAATAACTGGTTCTGTTTTTGATGTAGAAGCGGATGGTTTGATTAGTTTAGATGCTGGTACTGGGTCGGTTCAAATACTAGCAGATGATACAATTACAGTATCAGCTTCTTCCTCTATCGATTTGATTTCAACTGGAAGTTTGAATATTACTAAAAGTAATTTAATATCAAACAATCTTTTAAGTTTGTCATATGGGGTCGAGGAATTTATGGTTTTACTTTCAACTGACACCACATCATCATCCTATGGAGCAGTTGCTGCCGGGACATTTGCAACAATATTCGTAGTCAATGATGGTGTAAATGAGAGTAGAATAGACATTACATCCAATGCAAGTGTATTATCTAATGATGGGTCGACTGATAGTACAATTTTGATACAAGATCAGATTGCTAATAAAGGAATGGTTTATGTAGATGACTACAGTTCGAATTTTACACCTTACTCACTAATTCACAAACAATACCTTGAAAATTATGTATCTAATAATCTAATTCCTACATCTTATTCTAAGGAGTTGATTTCTGGTGGTGCAATCTGGAACTCAGGTTTGACTTTTGATGTTTCTCAATTAACATACACATTTAATGGAAATATACAGACTACAAATGGTGCAACACAAGTAACCTTTAATGTTGGTGATCCTACTTATAGTAGAATTGACGCTCTTGTAGTGAATGATGATTTGCCCTATGGATTGGTATCTATACTTCAAGGAGTTGCCTCACCTTCTCCAATAACACCTGAAATACCAAGTAACGAACTTTTAGTACAATATGTCATTTTACCTAGTGGGGCTACATCATTATCATTTAATCAAGACTTCATTTATAATGAAAATACTGAATGGGTTGGGTCTGTTTATGATTTATCGGGCGCACTTGGTACCTTTAGTTTTACTTCTTCAAACCCAACTGCCTTTTCTGGAACATATTCTTTGAGTGGTACTGGTATAAATAGAAAAAGATCAACAAGATTCACAAGAGTTTCACCTATACTTTCAAGTGATTATAGCTCTATTTCTTTTACTGTATATTATCCTGCTGCATTACCCACTTCGAGATTCTTAACTTTGAGATTTTTGTTAGGTGGAGTTTATATTGGTAACTTAGTAAATGTAAATCCGACATTTGCTAGTGGAACCGTAACCGGTAGTTGGCAACAGGTAGTTATACCACTATATCTTTTTGGATTAACAGGTAATATTGATGGTTTGGAATTTCAGTTAGCTGGTAGTAGGGACTCGGATGTTAGAGACTTCTCAATAGATTATGTTCAACTACAAAGTGGTATCACACCAACATATTTATCATCATCCTCTGGAACACTGATTAACTCCAACTCAGCTGGTGACGGATTAACTTTTTCTAGTGCTAGTTTTGGTGTGAATGTAAACCCTGATTCACTAGAAATTACTGCCGATTATTTAAGGTTAAAGAACTCTATAACTGGAAACAGAAATTTCACAGGTGGAGTTACAATAAGTAATAATTTTTCAGTAACGGGTAGCACTACATTAGTTGGATTAACAGCATCAAAAGGTTATATTTCTGGTACTGGTTCTGACATATTGACTTTAACAAGTACAGGTACGGGTAGTACTATATTTAGAGTTCAAGGTAACAGCGGTGAATTATTTAGTATTGTTGATGGATTAACAGGCTCTCTATTCTCCGTAAATGATATATCTGGTTTACCTATATTAGAAGTTTTCTCCGATGAAACAATTTTGATGGGAGATTATGCTGCTCCTTCATTGAATACGACATCTAAAATTACTTCTGTTACTGGTTCGAACACTATTTACTCTATTGATAAAACTCTATACACAGGTGCATTTTTCGAATATACAGTTACAAAGGGAACAAATGCTAGAGCAGGTAGGATTATGTCTGTATGGAATGGACTAACGGCTTCTTATACTGAAAATCAGACATCCGATATAGGTAGTACTTCAGATATTGTATTTGTTATAAGTGCAACTGGTAGTAGTGCTGTTTTATCCGCCTCAGCTTCATCGAATAACTGGATTATAAAAACAATCATAAGAAGTATTTAATATGCCTTTTCATTTTTCTCCAAAAATTGTAAATAATGGATTGTCCTTGTGTTTCGATACCGCTAATACAAGAAGTTATTCAGGCACAGGTTCTAACTGGATAGATTTGGTTTCTCTTGATTATAGAGGAGTTCTCACAAATAGTCCGATTTTTAATAGTTTAAATAGTGGTCATTTAATTTTTGACGGATTGAACGACTACGTTATTACAAATTATACTACGCCATTTGGTACAAGTAATTTAACTATCGGTTTGTGGATTTCCTATACCGATTCTCAACAAAGTGGAATTCTATCAAAAAGAACAAGTATAAACTTCGAACAATTAAGTATATTTATAGGTGGTAATGTTAATGTGAGTACTGCTGGTACTAAAATAGTAATTAATGATTTCAATGGTGGTGTGAGTAGAAATGCAATTACTACCAATAGTTATAATGACGGCTTATGGCATTATTTAGTTTTGGTTAGAGACACCAATGAAAACAGACTTTATATAGATAATCAATTAGTCTCAACTATAATCTCAACTAAACCCGATTTATCAAGTGCCACCACTTTATTTTTTGGTGTTGTGGGTAATGGAAATTCAGTTGCAGGATTTTATTTTAAAGGTAAACTTTCACTAATAAAACTCTACAATAGAGCACTATCGGTTAATGAAATACAACAAAATTATGACACACAAAAAACAAGATTTTCATAAATATTAATTCTAAAACGGATGAGTACATTACAAAATGGTAGAATAGTAACTAATGGGTTAGTTTTTTATATGGATGCATCAAATAATAGGTGTTATTCTGGAACTGGTTCATCTTTTGAAGATATAAGTAAATTTGAAAATAATGGTAGCTTGATAAATGGTGTATCTTATACTTCAGAATATTTGGGTGGATTTTCATTTGATGGAATTAATGATATGATAGATGTACCATATAACGAATCAATTAACCCAGCCACCGCAGTTTCTATTAGCGCTGTTTTTAATGTCTCAGGGTTTTCTTCCTTTTACGGTCCAATTATCTTTAAACAAAATGGTAGCTTAACAAACTATGAACAATACCAACTTGGTGTATATGGACTTGGACAACTCAGATTTTACGTCACTAGCCCTGGACTTACACAAACTTTCACCTCTGTAAATAATGTATTCAATAATGTTATACATGCTGTTGGTACTTGCGATAGTACTACTGACAGAATGGACCTATATGTAAATGGTGAATTAGTTGACTCCAAAACATTTTCATTCACATTTTTTACATCAAGTAATGCTGTAAATATTGGAGCGGTAACAATTTCATCGTTCAGTGGTTATACATCAGGGAAAATATATCAGGCACTTATTTATGATAGAGCTCTTACAGTGGAAGAAGTCAAACAGAATTACCAATTTACAAAAACTAGATTTGGTTTATAAAAAAAAAATAATTTAAAATGAGTTACGAAAATAGAATTTTTTATATTTTAGATGTCTCTGAGTTGGATTTAGTTGACTTCTCACAAGTTTTAGAATCTTCTAAAGAAACAGTTAGGAAATCTGTAGATGAAACTAAAACATTTATAAAATTTGATAGTGATGCGCCGAAATTTCTTGACAATTTGAAATCCGCAGATGGACCGTATACATATGGTGAAATTATCGATATTTTGTCTGGAACAGCTTGGACTCCAGAATTGAACACTGAGAACTAAAGTAATCTATTCCGTATCTTTTCTTATTACTCTATCTAGATTTGATTTGGTGAATCCGTGTAGTGGTATACCACCCTTTCCCAGATAGTGTTGATATAGACTTTGATAGTCATCATATGTATACATATGTCCATCGAATCCCATTAAAACTTCAGTATCTGATGAAGATAAAGTAACTCTTAATTCTTGTTCAGGGTATCCTGGACCCATTACGTGTTGACCGACTAATTCCCATCCTGATATTGATTCATATTGATGAAACCGTTTAATCCTCATTTTTATCAATTGTAATTTTTTCAAAGTATTCGTCTTGTATCGTCAAGACATAATGATTCTTTTTAACATTATAGTTCAAATTATAAAGAAACTTTTCGTATAAATTAGCGGTTTCACCCTTTTCTAAATGTAGTATACAACAGTCCTCTTCGAAATTGTTCTCAATTTTTATAATACTCTCACTTAGTTTTCCGTTCCTATCTGTTAAATCACAGATTATCTTGAAATTTCTCGCCATCAAATCACTAATCAACTCAACACACATATTTTTGGACAAATATAAATAATCTTTGATTTTGTAATCTATAACATGCTCTAATTTATCTAAAAAAGCGTTTTCTTCTTTAGTCAATTTCCTACCAATTAGGATTTTATCTAGTATTTGGTTAACTCTGATATCTTGAATAGAATCCCTAAGTACTAGATACTTTTTTAAGTTTTCTTTTGGTTCCATTATAGTAGTATATATTAAAGACATAATTCAATTTTATATATACATTATATTTTTATTCAATAATTTGATGTTGTTGATTAAATAAAAATTTTTTTAGCCTTGAAACTAAATGGATAAGAAACTTTTAGACGCCCTGAATAATTTATCGTTTGCCTTAGAAGAATTAGTTACTTCTATGAGCGAATCGAAGAAAGATAAGAATAAGTCTGCTACTTCTACAGCTTTGACATCTGGTAAAATTGAGAAGAAGTTAGAATTAATTAACAAGGGTATAAAAGATTTAAAATCCGACAATAAGAAAATTCTAAAGAATCAAGAGGAATTACTAAAAATAGCTAAGTCTCAAAAAAAGGAGTCAGTTGTTGGTGATGCTGGAGACCCGAAACAAAAAAGTAAAATTAAAGATGGTGTAGCAACAATTATATTGATAGCTGTTGGTGTTTTAGCAATAGGATTAGCCTTCAAAATAATTGGGAAAATAAACATTGTCACCGTATTAGCACTTGCTTTTGTCCTACCAATTTTGGCATATTCGTTTGAAAAAATTGCCAAATCAAAGGATTTGAATCCCAAACGTATGGAAGAAGTTACAAAAGTCATCATATGGATGGCAGTTGCTGTGACTGGAGCTTCTTTTATTTTGAGCTTAATGGTACCATTATCGCTTCCGAAACTTATTTCAGCTGTATTAATTTCAGGAGCTTTTGTTGGATTCTCTTATGCTCTCCCGAACTTGATTAAAGGATTCAAAGGGATAACTGCTACAAGTATCAAAAATATGGTACTTTTCGGTCCATTAGTTTTACTGACTTTGTCACTTGCTATTTCTTTATCCTCTTGGGTATTGCAGATGGTTAAACCAGTTGGATTTTTTAAATTATTTACCGCCATAATGATATCCGCCGCTTTCGTCGGATTAGCTTACTCTTTACCAAAGATTCTGAAGGCATTTAAGGGTGTTGAACCGATGAGTGTTGCTAATATGGTACTTTTCGGTCCGTTAATATTCGTAGCATTATCAGCAGCAATCGCTGGGTCCTCATGGATTTTACAGATGGTTAAACCGGTTGGATTTTTCAAACTTGTAACGGTGATACTAATTTCAGCGGCTTTTGCGGCTTTAGGATATGGACTTAACAAAATATTAACATCTTTTAAAGGAATTAGACCCGATGAGGCAGCAATTGCAGCGGCACTTATGCCAATTTTGTTTGTTGCATTAGCTCTTGCGATTACAGCATCCTCACTCATTTTTCAAAACATAAAAGTAGTAGGATTCTTCAAATTATTGACGGCTTTGATTATTGGAGTAATTTTTATACCATTAGCTTATGCCTTACCCTTTATTGCAAGGGCGATAAATGAAATTGATATAACAAAGGCTTGGATGATTCCAGTTGCATTGGTTTTGTTGGCGACAGCAATAATGGCATCTTCTTACTTATTCGACTTGACAGTACCAATACCTTTTATGAAACTATTGAATATATTATTTCAATCTATATTATTAGCCGCCATTGGTTTTGTATTCTCATTTGTAATTTCCATAATTGCTAAAATTTCAATTGGAGATATGTTGAAGGGTAGTGTGGTACTAATTGGACTCGCTGCTGTGGTGATGGTGAGCTCACTGATATTCAATTTAGGAACATATGAAAATTATCCTGGTTTATTTTGGGTATTAGGTGTCGCTGCCTCACTCGCTGCGTTCGCTTTTGGAGCATTAGCTATTGGTGGATTGGTTTTTGGTCCTCAAGCACTAGTTGTCGCAGCTGGATTAGCCGCTATTTTGGTGATAGCTGGTACAATTGTTGCCGCTTCTTATATACTAAATGAGGGTTCGTATGACGCATATCCTGGTTTGTTTTGGATTGCAGGAGTTGGAGCTTCACTCACTGTTTTTTCAGCACTTGCTGTAGCACTCGGAGTGACTGGATTATTGGCTATGATAGGACTCCCATTTATGATTTCAATTGCTAACACAATTGTTGAAATTTCAAATATACTTGGATCGGGGAAATATGATTTACCGGGATTTACAAATTGGGCATTAAACGTAGCTCTTTTATATGGAGTATTTACGCCTATACTATTGATTTTAGCCCCGATTGCGGTTGCAAACGCGGTTGCTAGTGCCTTCGGGGCTAATCCTTGGAAAATGGCTGGTGATATGATGATTTCTATTGCTCAAACAATGGTAGATGTTTCGAATGTTTTGGCTAAAGGTAATTATAAGGGAGGTCCTACAGTGGAATGGGCTGGTGGAGTGGCTATTGCTTTAGGGGCTTTTGCTCCAATTTATGGAATGTTAGTCAGTAATAAAATTATGGAATTTTTAGGTGGTGGTGGAATAGGTCCAGATGACTTTAATCAGGCTATACGAACAGTTGTTGGTGGAATACAGTTTGCTGCTGATGCTTTTGCTGGTTTTTCACAAAAGGCATATCCTAAGAAAGAATGGGCTGAAGGGGTTGGTTTGGCAATTGGTGCATTTGCTCCAGTATATGCTATTTTAGCTGCAAGTAAAGATGGTATTTTTACTAAGGGAGGTCCTACACCTGAAGAATACACTCGTGCTATTATGGTAGTTTGTCAAGGTATTCTTGATGCTGCCAATTTCTTTGGTGAGAATATAGCTTCCTTTGATTTAGAAAAAGTTCCTAAAAAAGAATGGGGTGAGCGTGTTGGTGGTGCTATTAAGGCTTTCTCACCTGCTCTGGATTTCATTACTAAGAATGCTTCTTGGTGGGCCGGTGCTGATCCTGAAATAATAGGAAAAGCAATCCGAGCCACCGCATACGCTATTAGAGACTCTTCTTCTATATTAATAGATGGTAATTACACAGATGGTGTAAAAAAAGAATGGGTAGACAATACGAGTACTGCTGTAAGAGCTTATGTGGATCTAGCCATGTGGATGAATAAACAGAACGGTATGACTAGTGCAATGAATTTCTTCCACAGTGTAAGTCGAAACATATCAAATGTTTCCAATACTCTTGCTAATGGTACTTATACTGATAGTTTTACTGCAGAATGGGTAAAGATGTTAGATGATGGAGTTACATCTTATGTGCATTTAGCTATGTGGATTAATAAACAAAAAGGATTAAAGGCAGCTATGAGGTTCTTCTATAACCAAGTTACTTGGTATATACTTAAAACCTCTGAAAGATTTAGCGAAATTGGTAAAAACATGAAAACTGTTGATAAAAATTGGATGACAAACGTTAGCGATAACGTTAAAGAATACGTCATGTTAGCTCAATGGATAACAGAAAATAATGTTGACAGCGGAACAATTATGGATACTGTGGATAGTATGTATAAAATGTCATTCGGATATTCAGCACTAGCCACTTCGATCAAGAAATTGAATTCAACATTAGAAGAACTGGATGTTGAAAAATTGAATGCTCTTAGAAATTTAAATGCCTCTGTTGTATTAATGTCACTTATGGATCCTGACCAGTTTGCATCAATGATGGATGAGTTAGAAGATAAAGGTGGGGTATTGATAGATGCGTTGGAAGGTCTGGAGAGTAAAGAAGGTGAGGCTGAAAAGAGTGGTAAAAAAGCAGCACCGTCGCCTAAGTTGAAGACTAGTACTGGCGCGGTTGAATCTCAGAAAACAATTTCAGATTTATTTGGTGTTATGCAATCTGTTGAATCTAAATTAGCAGAAATAGCTAAGCACTCAGACAAATTATCAAAATATGTTGATGAAATTAGAGGAGATGATAATTGGATGAGAAAAAAATAAAAAAATTTTACACATACTTCAACTAATTAAATAATTGATATATAATTGGTATGAAGAGAATCTCATATTTAAAGAGGATTAAACTTTTTTTGGAATTTAGATCGACATTAAAAAAACTAAAGTTCGAATTAGAAGATAATTTCAATGCTAGGGTTGATAGATCGTCCAGAATCTATACAGTTATTAATATCCCACCTTCTCTAATAGAAGAACCCTACAACATCAGAAAAGAAGACATCGACTCACTCGCTAAAAATTTCATACAAGACTATACAAAAAAACTTTCTGTTTTCTTGAACTCAAAGAACTTATTTGAGATGTATGACTTTTATGAAATTAGAAAAGTTGATAAGTATAGTTACCTATTAGTTTTTGGTTTTTCTCTATTTAACTCAACTAATTTCTTATTAAGATTTTATACACTCTTGTCTCTTTTGACAATATCACTCACATCAGTGATTATTTATCTTTTAACTTAAACTTTTACAAACTATTTTATAAAATAGACTAAAATAAACTATACAATATATGAGTAAATTCTATGAACTTTCTGAAGACACAATTGATACATTCAAATCAGTCTTTTTAAAAAAATCATTCCCTTTTAATCTGGGATTCCAATTCGTTGGTTCAGAGTCACAAAAAAATCTTATAAAAATTTCTAAAATCTCAGATCAATTCTCATTCGTTCTTGGCAAAGAGTTACTCGTATCAATCAATGAGTCACTGATACTTGTTTATGATGAAGAATCTATCCAGATTCTAATTGAACAGGAGATAGATAAAATTTCTGTAAATATTGACAGCGGAAAAATCAAATTAGTCAAGCCAGATCTAACAACATTCTCGAGCTTGATAAATAAATACGGCATCGAAAAGATTGCTAAAGCTAATAAAGTCGAGGAACTCTATTCACAACAAAGAAAGGAAGTTGAAGAGGACTTTATAATATAAAAAAAACCAATAATTATGAATTACAAAACTCAAGTTGAAACAAATGTAGTGAAACCAAGAACTTCATTCAAGGAAAATAATCAAGAATATTTAATTCTTAATTCTATTGATGAGGCAACTCTTGATACACAAATTCACGAAATTGAAAGCTTTATCAAATCACACGACGGTAGATTTCAATCTGATGAATACAAAGATAGCCTCTACGCTCAGTCAAAAAAATTGTGGGAGGATTATGCAAATTTCCTAAGAAACGTAAACTTCTCATTTTATCTAAACAAGAATCAGTTTGACTATTTGACTGATTTATTGATCGAAGGTTTAGAGTATGATGTTGATACAATTTTCTTCGCTATTGAATTGACTAACATGCTTGGAGAATGGAATAACATTCAAATCTCAGAAGGTGACATTGAATTAAAATCGTTTCAAGCTGATGCAATTGAAATAACTTATATTTATCACCTTATTTCCAAACACAAAGTTTTCGGTTTAACCGAATCATCTTATAGATTTGCCGAAGTATTGAGAAGACTCAAAGAAGTCCATAGAGTAATTTCTTACTATGATACCGCTGCTAAAACTATGGCTAAGGAAATACAAGATTGGGTAGCAGGTTTTGAACCACAACCTCTACATTCAACTACACTTTCACCTTCAATCTAAAAACAAAAAAACTCACTTTAAGTGAGTTTTTTTATTTATAATCCAGATAGATTGCCAATATTTGGAAGATTTGGTGATGTAGAACCAATTGTTGGTGTCAATATTGTCGGTCTCGGAACAAATGGACTTGACACTTGCACTATTGGAGAAAATGGTACGATTGGATCTCCTTCATAACCTGTGAATAAATCGTTTAAACCTCTGATTTCATAGTTTTTCTTAACTGTATATATTTGCCCATAACCATTATCACTTGTTACTTCTATTACTATGAATGGATCTATATTTGTATCAACTGTGAAATTATAAGAATGAGTAGCTGTTCTGTATTCGGATAAGTATTGCACTGGTTCAAGATCGAATACTTTCCATTCAGTCATATCTGTCCACGATGCAAATGACATATTCTGATTAATATCTAAAAGTGGATTCAGAGTATTAGAATTTGTACCAGACACCATAAATGAGGACATAGTTCCTATATATTGATAGATAAGTCTATCGTAGTTTACTAATTCCCCTAATGTGTAATCAACTTCTGAACTCCATCCTAAGATATTGTCATACTTTCTTGGATTTCTAATTCTATTATTTGAGATTACAGATATATAGAGTTTTTCGAAGTATGTCACTTTATCACCTATTTGATATGTTGTAAATGGATTCCATTCCATATATGTTTTATATGTCCTTATATTGATTGTGAAATAATCCGGAACTTCCGTTGATTTATTATTACTAAAATCTATATGACAAGTATATACTGTACTGCCACTGTTTACTGGCATCAAATATGCTTCAGTTAGATTAAAATCAATTGGAGTCATTGACTGTCTGATGTTAAGAATCTTTGTATCATAATTTCTATGAACAATATCAGTGTTTCCAACAAAATCTGCCCTTCCCGTTATATCTAAAATTTGATGTGTAATAGGTATTACTTTTCTTTCTAGCCAATATTTCAAACCTTCTAGTTTAATAATAACCTCACCTAATGAATATAGTAATACGTTATTTCCCTCCTTATCCGTAATTTTATAAGTTAGATTGAATAAATTTGTATTCTCAAAATTTGCATTTGGAAAAGTACCCCTAATGAAATCATTTTCTTTCCAACCCTCTACTGTATTATCAAATATATCAGGAACCTCTACTTTGAATAGCTTACCTAAGTCCGGAGAGCTCAGATTTATATTTCTATAATACTCATATAATTCCAAATCGTTGTAACCAAAGAAATTTATTGCATTAATTATGGCTTTATAAGAACCAACATATGGAAAGATATCGTGTCTTACCATCATTAGTTCCTTTCTCTTTTTATTAAGATAAGTCCAATCAATACCCTGTTCATTTATATCATATGGTTTGAATATATAGACATCTTCCGGGTCGATATTTTGACCGACATTATTTAACTCAATTTTATATCTAATGTCTTCTATTTCTGTTTGTCCAGATATTACAAACCTACCTATTGTTTTATCCATCACCTTAAATCTAACACTTAAATAAGTTGTCTGACTAATTTTTGGATAATCGTTTATCTTCGTACTTTCTTCATATAAAAAGTCACCAAAATCAACGGTTAGTGTTCTAGTTCTAATTTCTCTTATTCTAAATTGCTTACCATTATTTACTGAGATGTATTTATTTTTAGAATTAGTTATGTCTGTGATAAATACCTTTATTATTTGACCTACTTTCAAACCTCTTGGATTTCCTTGGTTATCATTTGTAAATGTAGATGTAGAGTTAATATCAAATGATATGGTTCCATAAAATTTTCCACCACTTTCTACGAATTTAAAAGTTAAAATATCTGAATTAGAAGAATTTGAGTTGATTGTAAAATTTATTTCTTCACGTTTAACAAAAAGTAGTGCTGAAGACATGAATCCCTCATCCTGAGAATTATACCCAAGAAACGCTTGAAGTGGTTGTGGTACAACTGAAAGATCATTTTCATCATCAACATGTGATAGGGTAGTCACAACCTCGCTGAAAATTGTTTGTTGAAACTCAGGTAAAGATACCTTACCAATATCTTTATTTGGTGTTTTATTCAACGAAATTGTTGTTAGAGGTTTCGGTCCAGTATAAGCATAAGATCCAGTTATAGGTAATTGATCACCGCTAAAATCAAATAAAAACATTTCTGGATATTGGTCCGTTTCCCACTTCCATACATATTTTACATAGGGTTCATTGTTATAATTTTCTCTTGGTTTTCTTAGATATTGTCTAGTTTTTAGCCATATATCCGTATAAGGTACATAGTCCGGACTAAGAGTACCGAATTGATTCTGATCTAAAATAGAATATGTCTGTGTATTTAAAACTACCGAGGTGCCCAATTCCACAGAAATTTCTATAAGTGTATTTGTATTTGGTTGAATACCAAACATAGTATTCCTTTCTGGATCAAATATCAACTTGGTGATAATGCTATTCACAGTTTTACTTGATTTAACTATACCTGTGGTAGAATCTATCACAACAAACTTTGGTGAATTAAGAGAAGGTAAGTACACATCTCCATCCCATCCATTTATAGAGAGTTTACCATATTCCGGAATCACTGATGTAAAATCCAAAATATTAGTATCCGAAATTTTAGAATAAGATGTGAATTGAGAAAGTATTAAATTGCCGCCTATATGATTAAAAATAAGATTGTTAAAACTTGAAGTCCCAACCCCTAAAATACTTGATATATTACCGTTATTAATATTGTTTAATCCAGTTGCGCCAAAATAATATACAGATGAATTTATAGGTTCGTAAAAAATTTCACTGTATAATCCACTAACACTATAGGAAGCTACCACTGCTCTTGAATTCGAATCGATTCTAATCAAGTAATCATCTGCTTGTGTTATATACACATCGTTTTCTGATTTATTGTAAACCATATTTAGAGTGTTACCAGTCGTATTTACCGATACAGTAGGAATACTTGTAAAATTATTATATGACCAAATTCCAACCGAACTTGTACTATTATATGTCACATAAATATCACCGTTTAGTTCTGAAAACTCAATACTATTGGCTGTTCCAGTTAGTAACATTTGGTGCACAACTCTGTTTATTATTGGATCTACAACATTAATTTTTGATGATGACAGACAATATAAATAATTATTATAGGTATTATATTTCATCATTATTTGTGTACCTGTGACTGATCCTGTTAGTGATATTGTTTGTACTAAATTTGCATTCTCTGCGTCATAGACACTGAGGTTATTACCCAGAACATATATCCCACTAGATATCTGTAGATAAACTATATCTATTAAATCTGTATTATTTGGTACGTTATAATTCGTTGTGGTGTAAATATTCGGTGAGAAACTATACAAACTAAATGATTGTGTGAATTGTTGTAAATTGAAGTTACCACCACCTGAATATGTTGCTACGACTGGTGGTAAACAACCCGTTGCCCCAAATCCTGAATTAAAAGCAACTGATACATATGGTGACACATCACAGAATGGATCTGTGGTACCCCAAAATGGACCCTGATAACTCAAAACTAAATCTGTTGGTCCTAAGTATAAAATATTATATTCTTGATTATCATATGGATAAATTGTATTATTAATTGTCACAATTTGTCCGGTAGCAAATGGTTGAGATTCGAAAGAAAAGGTTGTTGTATCGGGTAATATTATAGAATTTGATGTCATTAATGCACCAAATCTCCCCTTTATTTTATTTTTTATTTTATAATATTCTGAACCTGGTAGATTAGCCTTACCCACTCTAATATCATATTCTAATCTCTGTGTTTGCTTCTTTATCCTAAATATAAGGCTGGCATTAATATTTTCTACATAAATACCATAATCGTCTAATTCACCTGAATAGTTATCAACCCATTCTGATAAGGCCGTAATAATATCCGGTATTCCTGATGTGACTACAACACTTTGTCCGTAACTTCTACCGTTAATATTTATCTCTAAATAATTACTCATATCGTAAAAGATAACATCTGAATGTTCAATATAAAAATCAGCAGTAGAACCTACCCTTACGTCGAATTGCAAAGGAACATTTGGATATTCAGTTTTTAATTTGATTGAATTATCATAAATTGGATTAGAACCACCTACATACTGTAAACTAGCAAATATACCCAATGTTGCCAATTCGGCATAGTGGGCTACTAACCAATTTTTAAGAGTTCTGTCGATTGTTCTATCCATATCAACATTAATTCCGACATAAATAAAGTCAATTTGCTCATTATATTCTTGACCACCAATTCTTATTTTTATACCGAACTCATCCAAATCCGTAAATACTATATTATAAAGGAAGTTTTCGCAAATATCTTGATTTACCTCTGGTGATAAAATTTCCTCTACACCAACATTTTGTTCATAAATCTGACTCCTACTCGTATAATCAATTAAAGAGTTAGATTGTGTAAACAGAAAATATTTAACTTGAGCATACTCTTCCGGGTATAACAAATCAGCATGTAGTGAGAAATTCTCATAATATAAATCGACATTGAAAACACTAAAATCATTTTTATATCTTTCTGCTGCCGAAGCTAATGTAGTAACACTACTAGCTGTATAATTAAATGTATAATAAAATTTATTAGTTGTTAACCTTACCTCAGTAGAAAAAAAAGTTTCTGTCACCACTGCCGTAGTTAATGGTAAATAGGTTGCTTTAATCCAATAAGAATTATCATTCGGGTCTATAGATGAAGTTGCTGACCAGGTATATGCCTGAATACATTCGTAGACTAAGTTGTTAAATATTGTAAGTGACTGTAGTGGATAATATTGTAAATTGGAATTACCTATAAATTGAGATATCGAGTCGACTACTAAGAAATTAGTATTTTGTGTTGAAAGTGGTAAGACAAATTGGATACCAGGCTTAAGAGAGTTTGGAGCTTCTCCACCTGTAAATTTGATTATACTACCTGATAAATCCAACCCACCGACATAAACTATTGGTACATCTGTCTTTAGAGTTAACTCAATTAATAAGTTTTGACTTTGAGTTAAATTCAGAGTAGAAATTTCATACTTATAATATACTTTATCGAATAACTGAACATTATCAACTGTATAAACACCATCATTTTTTTCTGTATTTATTACAGTAATCTTTTTACCAATAAAGTATTTCGAATAAAAATCTGGCTCGCTCCAAGACGATAAATTATCTCTTAATTGACTATCTATATAATTATATACACCAATAGAATTCAATCCACTAATTGTTGTATTTACATAAGAAGAAGTTAATGAACTTGGTAACCCAAATTGACTATCGAAATCTTCATTACTTAAATTACTGATTATCAATATTGCATTCTTTCTAGTTGAAACAACAGTATAGGAACGATTTGGATTACTGAATTCAAAAATCGGACTATCAAATAAAATTTCGGTACCTATTGGGAATTTTTTTTCGAAATCAAACCCATAAATCCACTTTGAATAAAAGTTTGGATCTGTATTTGATGGTTGAATAGAACTGACTGATTCATTGGTATAAGTATTACCTGAATATCTGAACCTATACTCATTGAAGAGTTGAAATTTTTCAAGTTGAAGTACACCTGGTGCTTCAAACTCAAATGAAGGTATCTTTTCAAAAGTGTAAATCCCGATTGTTTTGAAGGTATCATCACTATTTTCATGAAATATTAAACTACCTTCCCATCTTTCCTGGTCTGGTCTCCATCTGAAATTTAGATTATCTCCTTCTTTATTAAAGAATAACAAAGATTGCATTTATAAAATTGACAATTTTTAATTATATATTAAATTCAGGAGTGGCACTACGATTTTTATTTTTTAATATATAGAATTAAATCTAAATTTTTAATATGAAATATCTTCAGCAATTTAATAACTTCACACCAATCAGTGAAAATCTAAAATATCATTTAGACAATAACCTTTCAATTTTAGAAAATGTTTTTAGACCCTATTCCGATTCTTTCTATAATTTATTAACAGAAGCAAGAAACCTATTCGATAACGGATTTGATAACTTCCCAGATTTAGATAAAAACCTTTTTGAGAATACAGATTTTGGTAAATTTGCTCAATTCGAAGGTAAAATTGTTCCATTAGATTTACCAATTGAAAATATAGATTCTATATTGGAAGCAGAACATGCCGGAAAGAAAGTCAAACTAAACAAACCAATGAGAAGTAGTGGACCTAAAAAATATAAAGTCTATGTTAAAAATCCAAAAACAGATAAGGTTAAAGTTGTACATTTTGGTGATATTAAAGGAGGATTAACATCTAAGATGAATGATAAGGAAGCTAGAAAATCTTTTGTAGCACGTCATAAATGTGATATGAAAAAAGATAGAACTAAGGCTGGATATTGGTCTTGTAATTTACCTAGATACGCAAAGTATTTAGGATTAGCTGGTGGTGGTAATTTCTACTGGTAAAATTAAAATGTTAATAATGAATTACCTTAAAACGTTTGAAAATTTCCAAGACGATATAATTAAAAGTACTGCTAACCAATTAGTAGAAACACTACATTGTGATAGATTTGGTGCTTGTGTCCATTTTGCTGAAGAATTTGTCCTAAAAATCCATCAAATAAATCCAGAATTACTAAATCAATTTTTTGTAACAGAGAGGTTTGTTAATTGGTCTCACGGTGATGGAATTCCGCAACAACATACTTGGATTGAACTTCTAAATGGTGAAAAAATAGATCCTACCTATATCCAATTCACTAAGTATGGTACTGCGAGTTATTCAAGAAAGATTAAAAATAAATTCACTGGACTAGAATATTATAATGATACAATTGGTGGTACTTGGTTTTCAGATAGAAGAAAAAAATTTCCAGAAATGATTTACAAATGAGATATATAAAACCTTTTAAAATATTCGAGTCTAGTACAAGTGAAAGATTATATCACGGTAATAGAAAAGGAGATTTTCCTCCAGAAAAGAGAAGATTTGCCGGTGCAATTTTTCTTACAAGTAATTTAGAATTTGCTAAAAACTTTGCAGGTTTTGACGAAAGAGAAGAATTTCCAAACGGGTCGGTATGGGAAATACTTCTAAAGCCTAACTTAAGACTTTGTGATCCTATGAGTCAAGACACAATAAATAAATTAGATTTAATTTCTACTTTACAAAAAATGATAGCTAGTAATTATGTAGATCCTACTAATGGAACAAAATTTTCAACTGTTCAAGTGGGATTAAGTGGATATAATCCAGAAACTAATGAAAACTTCGAATTAAAGACACCAGATGAATCCGTATATCATTATTTGTGGAGAATTAAAAATGGTGCTTGGAGGATTATTGAATGTCAACCTATAATTGAACAAATAAAGTCAAATGGATATGATGGTTTCTATGTAATAGAGAGGGGTTCTAAAAATGTTGCAATTTTTAACGAGAATTCTATACAAAAATTTGAAAAAATTCTATGATATTTCCATTCAAAGAGACTAAATTAGAGGATAATATTTTTATCAGAGAATTCAATCAACAAACCGACTCTTCAGAGATGGTTTGGCATAGAGATAACGAAGATAGAATAATAGAGTCTTTAGAAGAAACAGATTGGATGTTTCAATTAGATAATAAATTGCCACAAAAAATTAGTGGTGAAATATTTATACCAAAAGAAGTATATCATAGGTTAATTAAAGGGACTGGTGATTTGAAAATAAAATTAATTAAATTAGTATGAAGTACATAAAATTATTTGAAAATTTTTTTAGTAAAATTGATTTCGGAAATCAATTATGGGTAGAGGCTGATTGGTACAGTTGGGATGATTTAATATGGAATGAACAATCAGAAGAACTGGAACAACATGAAATTACTCAAATTTTGGATAAGTTCAAATCAGATAAAGACTTCAGAATTAAAGAATACAGAGTCGTAAAAAGAATACATAGAGATGACTTTAATTCTTGCCTTAGTATTGATAATGGGAATCATCCAACAGCAACAGTATTGATTTTTAAGTTTAGAGATGATATGTGGTTGATAGAAATATTTGATTTTAAAACTCAAGACGATGCAAAATTTGCTTGTGATGGCACCGATGGATTATTATTATGGCTTGAAGAATGGGTGAAAAAATTAAGATAATTAATTTAATATATAGATAATAAATTTTAATCATTTACTATATGGATTTAATGACATTTGAAAGCTTCCACTTTAATTTTGATTCTTATCAAGAATACATTATCGTGGAAAAAAACATACCAACTAACTCCGAATTATGGAGTGCTTGTAAATCTTGGGCTAAATCAAAATACGATGTTTGGCCTTCTGCTTATGCTTGTGGAGCTGCAGCAAAAAGATATAAAAGTAAAGGCGGTAAATGGAAAAAGAAAAAAAAATCTAAATAACTATGGAACGTTTACTCAACTTCGAGGAATTTCTTTTAGAAGAAAAAAAGGCTTATGCTGATACCAAAGGTGGTTTAGATAAATGGTTTAAAGAAAAATGGGTTGATATATCCAAAACTAATGCTGACGGGTCACATCCACCCTGTGGTAGAGATGATGCGAGTAAAGGTAGTTACCCAAAATGTAGAAAAGTTAGAGTGGCTGCAAAAATGACTAAAAAAGAAAAGAAAGCTTCTGTTCAAAGAAAAAGAAAGGCTGAAGATAAGGGTTCGAAAGGTAGTGGTAGAAAGCCAAATTATGCAAAATAAAATAAAAAGCCTATTATTCAGATAGGCTTTTATAATTTTGATTATAAATTTGGGTAATTTGTTCAAATTCCGATATAACTCCGAATTTTATTTTTTCTGAATTATATTTTTGATTAGTAATATAATCTTTTATTATATCTGTATATTCTAATTGAAGAGAAGGTATTACACCACTTTCTAATTCTTCAGTTGATATCTCATCTATGATAGACTTTTCTTCACCCCGCTTCTCAACAATATCATCTAAATACTCAACAGAGGCAAAATTACCACTCTCCAACATCATTTCCAATTTTCGCCTTAACTTTCTATTATTGATTAATAGTGAATTTGAGATATAAAGATCTATATAATCTTTTGTTGATACTGAATCAAGAGAAAGGATATCTTCTTCAGTTCTAACCCAAACTTTCTTAAATCTTGGAGAAATTTTGTTTTCTATGAATTCATGACTACCAGTTATTGTATCTAAGATATAAATACCCTTTTGATTGCCTAAGTCATTTCTATCCATCTCAAATGGATTACCAACATAAGTAAAATTTTTCGTATTCTGTACAATATGCAAATGACCAGAATAAACATTTCTATATCCACTAAATTCCTCAATATCAATTTTATCACTATTTTTATGGGCTACTGATGATAGATGCATTTTTGCACCATTCAAATCAGAATGACAAAATAAGTAATCAGTACCAGAATATTTTTTAAGAATTTCTATCTGAGATTTTTTCTTTTCAACCCAAGGTAACATTAAAATAGATTTCCCATTAAATTCTATTTTTTGCGGCTCTTCATAAACAGAAATATTTGGAATATACTTATATAACTTTACAGTATTTACATCATTGGTGGCTTTATTATAGAGGTCGTGATTACCAATGATGATGTGAACAGGACATATTTTAGCCATTTTTTCTAATACATTTTGAGCAAAGTTTAGAATGTTGATTTGTACTACTGAACGATTATCAAAAAGATCACCCAAATGAACTATTATATCATTTTCAGTTAATTCTTTTTTAATCAATGGTAGGAAAAAATCTTGAAAATATTCTTGGTGTATTTTAAACCATTTTTCACTTGAGTTGGGAAAACCTAAGCCAAGGTGCGTATCACTTATTAATAATATTTTAGACATTCATGTAATTTATTTTAAAATTATATGAATTTTTATAAGTAAGTTACCCTAATACCTTCTTAAATTTTTCAGGAGCACTCCCCAAATCTAAAATTCTTGCTTTTACTTGCACACCATCTCTTAGAGCCTTAACAACTCTGTGTTGTCCATCTAATATTGATGTATATTCACCTCTTTTTGATAGAAGTATTATTGGATGTTTCAAATCTGATGCATCAACTCTTTCTGGGTCTCTTTCGACATCAATTAAAAGATGTTCTATGTCTTCTGGATTCAACTCTATAATGTTGTCTAAATAATTTAAGATATCAGTTAAAGTAACTCTAACTGGTTTATTTTTGATTTCTACTTCCCAATAAGTTTCCTCTCCGGTTCCCTCAGGTTGTTCGAAGTTTTCGAATAGTTTTATGTACTTCATTTATTTGAAATCAAATTTATCTTGATAATACTTTCTTAAGAATACTTCTAATTTAGCACATTTCTTTTCAATGTCTAATCTTATTTTATTATAACCATTTTCACTTAGGGGATCGTCGAAAATGTTTTTTAAAGCCTTGACCTCTAAATCACAAATCATATTTTTATTCTTATCCTTTACTTTAGCCTTATTCATCTCTAACCACTCATCAATTAATTTATCTTCACACTCCAATTCACCTTGTAGATAAAGTGGTATTATAAACGAAGCATACTTCTTGATTATACTTGGATCCGGAAAGAAATTTTTCTTTTCATTTATCTGACTAAACTTTAACATATCACTCTTTATGTTTTTTATTATATATTAAATCTTACCATTATTTTTTTACATCTACATACCTTCTTTTTTTATATATAATTTATATATAAAAAAATCCAAATAAAAATGTACAATGAAAAATTAATATCCACAATCAAAAGATCTTCAAAACAAGATCGCTTTGTGGGACACGACTATTATTTGATGGACGAACTCCTTACAGATGAACAAAGGATGGCTCGCGATGCCGTTCGAGACTGGGTTAAACAAGAAGTATCACCAATCATCGAAGATTGCTATGAAAGAGCTATTTATCCTAAAAATCTAATTGTGGGATTAGCAGAATTAGGAGCATTCGGTCCTAGTCTTCCCCAAAAGTATGGATGTGCTGGTACTGATGAAACAACTTATGGATTAATGATGCAAGAATTAGAAAGAGGGGATTCCGGAATTCGTTCTGCAGCTTCTGTACAAGGTTCCCTTGTTATGTATCCAATCTATAAATATGGCACCGAAGAACAAAGGGAAAAATATTTGCCAAAACTCGCTAAAGGAGAATTTATTGGATGTTTTGGACTCACAGAACCTAACCATGGTTCAGATCCAAGTTCTATGCTTACTAACATAAAATCTGATGGTGATGATTATATTTTAAATGGTTCAAAAATGTGGATTACTAATTCACCTATCGCAGATGTTGCAGTTGTATGGGCTAAAGATGAAAATGGGGATATACGAGGGATAATAGTTGATATGGATCTGGAGGGTGTATCAGCCCCCGAAATTACCGGAAAACTTTCTTTGAGAGCTTCTATTACTGGGGAATTAGTCTTTGAAAACGTTAGAGTTTCAAAAAAACAGATACTTAATGTAACTGGATTGAAGGGTCCACTTTCCTGTTTAACAAAGGCTCGTTATGGGATTGCTTGGGGAGCAATTGGTGCTGCAATGGATTGCTATGACTCTGCACTGAGATATTCATTAGAACGTGAACAATTTGGAAAACCACTAGCTGGATTTCAATTAACTCAGAAAAAACTAGCAGAAATGATTACTGAAATTACTAAGGCTCAACTACTAACCTGGAGATTAGGCAAATTGATGGATGATGGAAAAGTCACACCTGCCCAAGTTTCTATGGCAAAACGTAATAATGTTCATATGGCACTTACAATTGCCAGAGAATCTAGACAAATTCTTGGTGGCATGGGTATTACAAATGAATATCCTATCATGAGACATATGATGAATTTAGAAACAGTCTTGACATATGAGGGTACACACGATATACATTTATTGATAACTGGAATGGATGTTACCGGAATTAATGCTTTTAAATGATTTTGAATAAAATCGATTTTATAACTTAATATATACATTATAAAATATTTTTTCTAGATAATAGAGACAAAAAAATATTTTATATATAAATTATAATTGATTTAAACAATTAATTAAAAAATAATATAAATAAGATGCCTTTACCACATTTTACCCAACTTCAAATGACTGGATCACCGGGTGGACCTGGAACCACTCCACAAGAACCTGTTTATACAAACCTGTTTGAGATTTCATTCATTCTACCTGTAATTTTACAAGCTCAGCAAAGAGACCCAATTATGATGCTTCAACAAGCAAAAAAGGTAACTGTTGACTTGATGAAAGATATTGGAATGGCAACACAACGTTTCAAATACTCAACAAGAGCATTTATGACTACACCAGAATCAACACACGTTGATTTTACAGTCGATTTCAATGTAAATGTGGACCAAAGGGGTAGTGTGACTGTTTGGAATACTTTGAGAGCTTGGTACGACTTAGTTTGGAATTCACAAAATGGTTCACTATTCTATAAATCGGATATCATTGGGACAATTATCGTGAATCAACACGATAAAAAGGGTGTTGTACTAAGAAGAGTAAGATTTATTAACTGCCAAATTAAAAGTATTACCGGAACTGACCTTGATTGGGGAACAGCTGGGATTCAAGACACTGTTACAGCAGCCTTTGTTGCTGATTACTGGACAGATGAATATATTGATGGTGGTTTAGCTATATCACCTCCATTCGTAGATGGATATGCACCTGGTGGTGGATAAAAAATTTAAAAGTCTGAGAAAAAACTCAGACTTTTTTTTTCTTTTCAAGAATTTTACCCTATCTTTGTATCAACAAAAATAAGAACTATATGAACAAAGGACAATTGCAAAATTCCCAAGCTTTAAATTTTATTCTTGCCGGAAACGCCACTGTTACATTTCTTAATCCCAAAACTGATAAAAGATTCACCTATAAAATTACTAAACCAAAAGAAAGCGATGCCTTCTTTGTTTCTGTACTAACAAATTCCGATACCTATACATTTATGGGTTCAATTCACTCACTTAACTTCAAGTCTTCCAAAAAATCTTCTATATCTGAGTCAGCTCAATCCTTTCAAGTTTTCAATTGGGTTTTCAATAAACTAAAGGCTAATGACTTACCCGATTTCATAGAAATTTATCACGAAGGTAGATGTGGTAGATGTGGTAGAAACCTTACGGTACCAGAATCAATCATCTCTGGATTTGGTCCTGAGTGTGTTAAAAAAATAAAACCCAGTCTTTAACAACTGGGTTTTTATTTTTAAGAGAATAAATCATCCGCACTTACATCATCAGAGAATCCATGTTCATCTGCATCAGCATCCATAATTTGCTCGAAATCTTTTTCAACTTGCTCAATTTCATCCAAAGATTTAAATCTAAAGTAATCATTCACGATAGGTGCCATCCTTTCTAAAACTTCTCTTGTGAAGACTTCTTCTGTAAAGAGCTGCTTAGTAGTCACAGACTTACCTAAGTGTCTTACAAACCAACGGTTACCACCTGGTTTGAATTGCAATTCACCAGTTGACTTATCTACTTCTTCTTTACCTTGTGCAATACCAATCTGGTCAAAAAATTCAGGTCGACAGAAAGCGTCTAATCCTGTGAATCTGTTCATTCCTGATATGAATGAAATTTCAAATTTTATTTGTTTTGGTTTAGCTAATCTGTTCTTAGCTGTCTTGAAGGTAACAACTATACCAGATGCGCCTAAATCCATCTCATCTTCCTCGCCAACTTTTAGTTTAGCTTTACTCATCATGCCGATTACTGAAGAAGAGTACACTAATGCCTTACCACCTTTGAGAATCTGCTGGGGATACATATTGCCCTGCTCCAAATAAACATGATTGCAAACTACCATTGGTATATCTAAAAATCCCAAATCTGTGTTAATAGATCTGAATAAAGCTGCTAAAGATTTTGCACGTGTCATGTCAACCTTAATATTCCCAGATATAAGATCTTCTTTTTCTTTATTCGAACTCATTTGTCCGACAGAATCAAGAACAATCAAAAATGGATCAATGTTGCCATTTTTAATTTTTTCGTCTTTCAAACTATCCAATAGTTGAGTTAATAAAATGTTGATGTCCTCGACTTTATTACCTCTGATAAGTTTGAATTTTTCAGGATCATTATCAATTCCATATTTCGGTAGATCTTCCATATTTATACTATATTCAGTATCTATATAAATGACACCCATCCCACTTCTTTGTGCATTTTTTGCCACTGATAGAGCTATAAATGTCTTCCCCGTTCCGGAATCACCCGCCACTGTAAAAATTTTTCCATATTCTATTCCCCCGTTTAGCATTCTTGCGCTTAGAGCTGCATTCAATAAATAAACACCTGTGTCTATAAATTTTCTTTCTTTTATTTCTGATTCAATTACTATAGGAACATTTTTAGAAATATTATTTAACAAATCACCTACTTTTGAAAAGGAAAAACCTTTTTTCTCTGAACTTTTTTCTACTTTTTTTGCCATGTTTTAGTTGTTATTTTTTTTTATATATTAAATTACTATTACCCCCTTTTGATTTTTTCTTTGGAATTTTAAAATTTTTTACATAAAAATATTAAGGGGGGTAATTATTTTTAATATATAGTATTATGAATAGACATGAATTTTTAGAGAAGGCAAGGCAGATACACGGATTTAAATATATTTATCCAACTTTGCCACCAAAATTTGTTTCAAACGACAAAATTGATATCTTATACAAAGATGTGCTTTATAGTCAAACTGTTTCAAAACATCTTATGGGAAGATGTCCGGAAAAAAATACACCCAAAAAAACCAATCAGGAATTTATATTGGAGGCTCGCAAAATATGGGGGGATAAATATGACTACTCACTAGTTGAGTATGAAGGTGCTCTAAAAAAAGTAAAAATAATTTATGATGGAATAATATATAATCAAATTGCTATTTCTCATTTGTCCGGTCAATCTGTCGAATTCCAAATGAATCAAGAATCTTTTATAAAAAAAGCAAAAGATAAGTGGGGTAGTAAATATAATTATTCGCTTGTAAATTATACTAATTGTTACGAAAAAGTTAAGATTATACTGAGTAGCACAGGTGATATTTTCGAACAAACTCCATTTAACCATTTATTATATTCACCTGAAAACAAATCCGAGAAGAAAGACACGAATAAATTTATAGATGATAGTAATAAAATACATAACCAAAAATATGACTATAGTAAGGTTGTTTATACGAAATCCTCAGAAAAAGTAACAATAATTTGTCCGGAACATGGGGAGTTTCAACAAGTCGCTAACTCACACATATTAGGAATGGGTTGTAAAAAATGTGGTGACAAATACAAAGATAGAGAATATGCAAAAAAGTACTGTACTAAAGAATTTATTGAGGCGGCAACTAATCGATGGGGAAAAAAATATGATTATTCATTGGTAGAATATGTAAATGGTAGAACTAAAATAAAAGTAATATATGATGGTATTATTTATGAACAAATGCCTGAAATACACTTGAAACACCCACCAGAGGGATTTCTAAATCAAGAAATATTTATAATACGAGCAAAAAATAAATGGGGAGACAAGTATGATTATTCACTCGTTGAATTCAAATCTACAAAACATAAAGTAAAAATAATTTTCGATGGAAAAATTTATGAACAATATCCACACAACCATTTTATTTATGCTCCGGAATTAAGAAATCAATTAACATTGGAAGAATTCATTTCGAACTCTAAAGAAGTACATGGTAATAAATATTCTTATAATAAATCGATATATACTAATTCCATAACAAAATTAATCATAACTTGTCCGTTACATGGTGATTTTTTACAATCACCACTAATACACTTGAATGGTAGTGGTTGTAAAAAATGTAAAGAAAGTCTTGGTGAAAGAAAAATTTCAAAATTTTTAGAAGAGAATAACATACAATATGAAAGTGAGAAGATTTTCGAAAATTGTAGAAATATATCCTTTTTAAGATTTGACTTCTACATTCCATCCAAAAGAACCTGTATAGAATTCGACGGTATTCAACATTTCCAACCAGTAGAGCATTTCGGTGGGATAAAAGCTTATGAGCAACTCAAACAGAACGATAAGATTAAAAATGAATATTGTGAAGAAAATTACATTAATCTAATTAGAATCAGATACGATCAAATTGATAAGATAGAAGAGATATTAAAAAATAATATATTAAAAAATCCTCTCTAAACGAGAGGATTATCTATTTATAAACTTTCCCAAATTTTTTTAAAAAATTCTTTTAGACCAGAATTTTCAAATTTATTTTCACAGATAAATGTTAGATTCCTTTGACCTTCTAAATGATTCACCCATTCTGTCACCTTACCATTTTTATCTTTTATGCTCTTTTTGATGTCTACAATTGAGGCAATCATCCAATCAGAAACACTTTTTACTAAGTTTACTTTTGTTTTGTAATCTTCATTGACGATATCTAATGTTAAAACTTGATATCTCCCTTCATTTATATTCAATATGTGTGAAGTTTCACTTGAAATTTCATGAATATTAATACTTGTCTTAATTTGATAATTTCGAAAAACTGATTTTGTTACTCTTTCAGTTTTATCTATTAAACTTTCATCTAAAATATCAAATAGGAAAGCTTCTTCATAACTTTCTACTACTCTTGAAAGATGTTTGATATTATTTTCATTTAAATTAAAATTTATTCCACAATTACCAAGATTTATTAGGGATGATTTTTTTCTATCGGTATATTTTAGATATTCTAAGCTTTCTTCTAATGTGGTGGAACCATCTATTTCGAGATAAATATCTAAAATATTTTTTGTTTCTTGGTCACTGGTATCATAATGCACTACTCCATTTCCTAATTCTATCTTACCATTTCTAATCAATTCGATTAGAGGTTCTTCTGTGTTGAAATAAAGCATTTCATCAGGACTTATAGTTATTTCAGTTTTACTTTCACCTACTCTTGGTGAGTTAGCATGAAGAGCACCACCGAGATTATTTGTTCTGGAGATTCCATCTCCACCGTTTACTTTGTATTTATTCATAGGTATATCTTTTCCGATTGCTTCTGGGTTTTCTATAAAATATTCAATCGCTTTTTGTTTCAATTCATCATAAATATCATCCATATTCATTGAATCGATATTTTTTGGTGGTTCTTCGCCTGCTGCCCTGTATAATAATTTCAAATCGTTTCCTTGAATAATTTGGTCTACATAAGATTTGGCATTTTGTTGAACCACAGGGTTATGTTTTGGTAAAAAATCAATAGATGAACTATCTCTATCATCATCAGTCACCATTGATTCAAATTCTTTAAATTTTTTCATAAATCTATATATTAAAATTTTTGTTTATAAAAATAATATTTTTATCTTTGTTTCATAAATATAGATTATGAGTAAATATGAATTAGGCGATAGGGTTCAATGTGTTAAAGATTTTGAGAAACTCAAAGTCGCTAACACCTATTCAATTAACCGATGTGTTGATTTAACAATGAATGCTGGAACAAATTTATCGGGATTTGGATATTGTATAGAGCATTATGAAATCACCTCGATACCTATGCAAGTTTTTATGCCTGTTGATAGTTCTAGTCCATACGCTTCTTACTTAGATAAAATTGAATGGTATTATTTCACAGAAGAAATGATGGATGAATATTTTATTTCAGAAGAAGAAAGCTATAAAGCTTGGCTCAGAAATGATAAAATTAAACAGATAATAAATGATTGATATTTTTGATAAACCAAAATTAGATTTAAATAATCTTGTCTGCCATAGTGGTGGTGCGCAGGGAAGTGACTCCTGTTTTGAAAAAATTGGAGAAGAATTTGGTGTAAAAACAAAAGCCTACTCCTATAAAACTGGGTATCATACTTCACCAAATAAAGTCGAAATATCAGAAGAAGACTATTTTGAGGGTGTTCAAATGATTAAACGGGCTAATTTAACACTAAATCGATGGGGTATCCATAAGTATATGAATTTATTAGCAAGAAATTGGGCTCAAGTAAAATACTCTAATCAAATTTTTGCTATTGGAACAATCATTGAACCAGGAAAAAAATGTTCTAAAGGTTATCAAAATAAGTCAAAGTATCAAATTGTTGCAGGTGGGACAGGATATTGTTGTCAAATGGCAATTGACTCTATGAAAGAAGTCTATGTATTTGAACAAAATAGGGAAAAATGGTTTAGGTGGTCTTTCAATGCCCTAAGGTTTGTGGAAGTACAAAGTCCTAAAATTTCTGTCCAAGATTTTGCTGGAGTTGGTACAAGAGAAATCAATGGAAGTGGAATAAATGCAATTAAAAATCTTTATTCTAAAACATTTTTATAATTTATTATATAATTGAAAATTTAATTTTTTAAAAAACAAAAAAAGAATACACATGAAGAAGGTCGTGATGACAAGAGATGGGTTTAACAAAATGGTTGAAGAGTACCAAAGGATGAGAGGTGACGAAATGAGGGAACTCTTACAAAATCTAACTGATGCAAGAGAAAAAGGTGATATTAGTGAGAATGCCGAATATGAAGTAGCTAAAGCTGCGCTTGATGATTTACACACTAAGATTAAAAGGGTAGGTGAAATGTTAAACAACGTTCAAATTGTTGAGAGTGTTGTTGATGACGGTACTGTACAACTCTTAACTTGGGTAAAGATTAAAAATACAAAGACTAATAAAGAAGTTGAATATAAGATTGTACCAGAGAATGAAAGTTCTTTGAAGGAAAATAAAATTTCATCTGAAAGTCCGATAGGTAAAGCACTACTTAGTAAAAAGATTTCCGATAAAGTTAAGGTGAGGGTGCCGGCAGGTGATTTGGAGTTTGAAGTATTAGATATTAGATGTTTCTAAAAATTTGAATAAAAGATTAAAATCTCATAGAATGGGGTATACAAGATATTGGAAAATAGAGGCGGATTTAGACCCTGAAAAGTTTATAACTTATTCGCAGACTTGTAAAATAGTTTGCCAAGAGTGGGAAAAGATTCAGATTGAATATTATCTTTCTGAAGGGAATTCTTTAGAGTTATCTCAACATAAATCTAAGATATGTGATTGGGATGGTAGAGGAGAACCACAATTTTCTGATACAGGAATCTCGTTTAATGGATCTCGTTCAGATGATGATAGATTACCTGACTTGAGCCATGAGACTTTTTGCATTAGTTTAATTGGCAGAGAATTCAACTTTTGTAAGACTGCAAGAAAGCCTTATGATAGTTATGTTTTTATTTGTCTTTTTTTAGCCAAACACATTTTTGGTGAACAAATTGAGGCTAGATGGGATGGTTCGAATAATGAAGAATTAGTTGAACCTTTCATCAAATCTTTTTTGAGGGATAGAAATATAGATTTTCTAATTTCTTAGTATGTAAATAACCTATCTTAACTTATTTTAGTATATCCATAATATATTGTTACAGTTGAAACACTGTTATTGGTTATACCAAATGTAAAGGTGTTTGAATTCGTCACAGCCAGCGATGTAGTAATAATACTTCCCGCAGTTCCAACTATATGACTTGGTATTGATGTCAAAACTAAAGCATTTCCATCAGTATAATACCACCCATACTGTACACCTATTGCAGGTACATTTGTGTTTGATAATGTTACTGTGGCGTTCCAATTAACAATACCATTTGGGATATTCCCATTTACCCACATAATATATGATTCACCCGCAGTAACTGTAAAGCTAACAGTATTTGAGCCCGTAGATAAAGTCCAACTTCCTATAGTAGGAGATAACCCGCTAGAACCAGTTGATCCTTGTGGTCCAGTTGGTCCTTGTGGTCCAGTAGCACCGATTGGACCATCATTACCAGTAGCACCTGTTGGACCGATTGGGCCATCATTACCCGTTGGACCGATTGGGCCATCATTACCCGTTGGACCGATTGGGCCATCATTACCCGTTGGACCGATTGGGCCATCATTACCCGTTGGACCGA